TTATTTTACAATTCTTCTTACAGAAAGTACTTTTCGATAATTAGCCTTTGGTGAAATCTTAATTCCTGTTTTTCTTGAACTTGCATGAACAATCTTTCCATTGCCTATATAAATAGCAATATGCCCACTATAACAGATCAGATCTCCTGGCTGTTTATTACTGTAAGAAACCTTACGTCCTGCACTTCTTTGTGAGGATGAACTTCTTGGAAGATTATATCCAAATGACTTATAGACGCTTTTTACGAATCCTGAACAATCCGCTCCCGTATTCAAGTTTGTTCCTCCCCATACATATGGATTCCCAACAAATCGTTGTGCAAAACTTGCAACGGTTTGTCCTTTGTTATAAGTACTTCCCGTAAGTTTTGGTGCATTTGTACTGATATAAACATACTTTTTTAATGCATATCCAGTTTTGTTACCAACTTTAATTTTTCTCCAGCTTCCACTTGTTGATAATACTGTAACTTTTGTTCCTACACTTAGTTTCTTGATCGTTTTAGAACGTTTAGACTTTGCTGTTCTTAATTTGCACCAGTGTTTATAAATCTTTCCACTGTACCCTGATGCTGCCTGAACGGTTGTCGACGATGCTTGATCAGCTATCGTTACTGTCGATATCATTATTACGACTGTCATTATTATAACAGCTACTTTCTTTATTGTCTTTATCATAATTCTGCCTCAATTCTACTCTTTGATATTTTGTTACATTTCTATTACATTTATTAAATTTAACACATTATTCTTCTTTTGTAAAGTTGTTTTGTAGTATTTCGTAATATTTTTGTAACATTTTACAAGTAATCTTGCTAAAATTCAAAGGGTAAAATCTGACATACGCTTTCTTTTCCTATAAAAGAAAAAACAGACTAAATAAAATTTAATCTGTTTTCGTAACAGGGGCAGAGAGACTCGAACTCCCAACTGCGGTTTTGGAGACCGATGTTTTAAACGCTACACCCCAGTATTTATCAGTGCTTCAGAAGTTGTGCAAAATTTTATATCACTTTTTATATCAGACTAATTGATACCAATATATCACTTATTTTTCTGTATCACTTGAAGTGATATATAAAATTATAACTGATACACGATGCTAAAACAACTCAAACGGTACATTTTTACCTTTATATGTATCAAACCATTTGTTAAAATCTGACTCTTTAATGTAATACTCTTTGCCGATTTGCAATGCAGGAAATCCTGGTTGGCTAAATAATTTGTAGGCTTTATATTTACTACATCTCAGCATCTTCTGAACATCTGTTGGTTTTAGAATAACATCCATCATAACTACACCGCCTTAGCGCTTACTTTATTCTGCCCTTCAATATGTTCTACAAGTTCTTCGAAATATGGTACGTTGTCTAACATCCACTGTTCTGGACTTGGTAATACTGGGTGTTCAATCTTAATCATATATAAATCCTCCTATTTTAAATATGAAGAGAATACTAATTTCTCTTTATCTTTATCATCAACTGTTACATATCCATAGACATTAGGCGGATGCCCTGACCAACTGATGTAGATTTTATAGTAATATCTCGTGCAATCAACATATTTACGTGTCACAATACAGACGTATCCTTTATTCATGAAGTCTTCTAATACTGCAATACAAGAATCAAGTGACTTGTCAGTATCGCAAGACATTGATTGTGTCTTACGGTATGTTTCTGTTCTACCATTCATCTGTGCAGTTTCCCATATGTCATTTACTAAGTCGTCATATAAGTCATCAAATATTTTACTTAATTGTGCATCGGACTGTTGCTGTGAATACTCTTTCATATCCACAGCATTGATCAGTCCTTTTGTTTGTGCAAAATAATTCATTTATTTACCTGTACTTCCAATTCCGCCAGTTCTTTTAGTTGTTACAGCTTCTTTATCGGCTACACCATAAGGTAGGAAAACTCCTTGTGCAAATGCATCACCTTTCTTGAGCTTCAGCGGTTCATTGCCATGATTCTCAACCTTGATAAAGATATGTCCTTCATTGTCTGCGTGGTAGTAGTCACCGTCAATTACCCCTGTACCGTTACCAATTCTAGCCTGTGCTTTGATGCCCAAACTACTGCGAATGAATACTAATAACACCCATCCTTTTTCAATCTTACATCTGATTCCTGTAGGAATAACTCGTGCATCTCCTGGACGAATTGTAATATCTGCTGGACTAATAAAGTCATGTCCTGCGGAGTCAGCTGTTTTACGATAAGGTAATTTTAAACCACCATAGATTGATTCTTCTGGGTATCTAACTACCTGTTTCTCCCAGTCCTGTACGAACTGGTCAAACGATACTTTCTCAAACTCTGCAACTTTCATTAATCCGCTTTCTGTTAATAATCCCATATATGTATTTCCTTTCCATTTTCTTTGTGCAATTTTCACAAAATTTAATATTTCGTCATTATGGTATGTAAACTATCGTTTACAAAGCATCAGAGGTAATCCGACTTCATTATAGTAAGAATCCTCAAAAGTCATTTCTGGCTCATCTTTGTAATGTTCTTTTAATTTTTCAATCAATAACTTCTGCTGTTTTTTCACTTCATCTTCAGTGCCATGCACAATTAAACTTACATTACCGTCATATACACCATCATTAAATGTTTCAACTTCGATCATATATAACTGACGATCTGTGTTAAGACTTGACTTTTTAGCCGCCAGATACAGATAATCTTTTGGCAATTTATATTTCTTGAGCAGCTTGTCAACATCTTTAATGAAATCAAGTTTGTGTTTTTCTTTTTTAATCTGCTTCTGTAAGTCTGTGTTTTCTACGTTTCTTTTATCGTTTTCGGTCATCATTACATTATTTGTATTCATAGTAAATTCTCCTTGCGTAGTTCATTTTCTGTGTATCGGCAATATTCATCCCATAATCCTTTAGCATGAATATAATTTTTGCCTTTCAATCCCATCTTCTTCTGTTCTGCTTTCAAGTCTTGGAATGTAAACTTGCGTGAGCATATCTTTTCTTTTAAGAATCTAGTTGCAATCTGCCCTACCTTATACATCTCCTCACGCTTCAAATTTGCAGTTAATTTCTTGTAGGTACTCAATTCATCATCTGGAATTTTATAAGGTGTTTTTGGCAAGTTTTTCGGTGAAAATGGTGAGATATATTTGTAAGTTCCATCATTACGGATTCTACTCTTCTGTGCTTTTAGAAGTTCAGCAACAGTATCCAGATGTTTCACATCAAATTTAAACAGCACTTCTTTATCAGTTTCTTCTATACAAAAGGGAATATCTTCGTCTATCTCTCGAATTGCCTTTATAACGTTATGTCCTCTCATCGGTGAAGGGATATAAGCTACAAGGGTATATTCGCCTCTATGCTTGCCTTTTCCGTAGTAATATATCTGATTACCAAATGAGCATTTTATGTATAAATCATCAAAGCTAGGATCTATTAATCCTGCATCAGTTCTAGGAAAATCATTAGTATCCATGTTATATGCTGCTACAACACGATACTTTCCAAAATATTCTTTACGCTGTAAGAAATTAGCCGTAGTAATTCACTCCTTATTTAGTTGATTTTGATTTAGTTGTCTTAGGTGTAATACCTGTTGGCGGTGCATCATTTGTATTTTTGTATACATCACGCACCATCTTCTGAATTGTTCGCAGACTCAAGCCATATGAGAGCTGTAACTCAATAACCGCTTTGGAAAGTTCTTCCATTACTCTTCGTCCTCCTCGCCTGTAATAATGTCATCATTATCTTCATCAGACCTATCGTCTAATTCATCGATCTCATCATCAATTTCTTCTCGTTCCTGTTCGAGAAATTCAATCTTTGCTTCATTGTCATCAATCAATTCCTGAAGCCTAGCAATGTCAAGTTTACGGATAAGGAATCCGCCTGCTACCATCGCACCAAGAAATGTGCCAATGGCAACAGTTCCAAAATTGCAAAGCATAAACTGCCATAAGTGTAATTTAATCATCTGTATCCTCCTCGTCATCTGGGTAATTTTGTAGTTCAAACTCTTCCTCTAACTCAAACTGCTCAGAATCGTAATAGCAAGGGTCGTTCAACTGAGCGTCTGGGTTAGGTGGGTTATACTTAGGATTCATCGTCACGTCCTCGATTTTCAAGGATTTCTGTGCATACATCTTTATCTTTTATTTTTGATGCTATTAAATCAGCAATATGCATATCCCATAAGTTGTGATATTTTTTTGATCCGAAGCGTTTTGCCCATTTTGTTTCTGTTTTAGTACCGTTGGGTTTCCACTGGAACGGTAACATGTGGTAATTAATATAGAAAGCAATGTCTCCTATATTATGATTCACAAATAAAGAATGCTGATTTGCAACCTCATAGACCAACATCATATATGCACCAATATTTGCATGTCCGTAATAGTGTGCCACACCATTCTCATCGAATGTCTGAGTGTATAATTTACCCATATCGTGATATTTAGTAGCCACTAACACTGAATAATCGTTATGAATCTTTTTTGAAAAATCATAGGCATCTGTCATATGTTTGCCAAGAGATTCCATATGATACGGATTCTTCTGGTCGAAATCATTATATATTTCTGGAACCCATGTACTTTCAAGTCTATAGTTATACTTGTCTTTATTATGAATATGATCAACAAATTTAATTTCATCCCATCCTTCTTCAAGGAATGGAATCTGGAATTTTCTTACTTGCTTGTCAATTACATGTCCTGGAACTGGATGTTCTCTGTCAATATTGTCTTTTTTACATTCACCAATTGGTTTTACGATGACCACACAAACCTTCTCACAATCAATATCTTTAATTACGTTGAGAATAGATCGTCTTGACTTCATAGTAATATTCGTTGCTTCAGCTACAACGTCAATACCATTTTTAAGATATTTAACGATTAGACTATGAAATGTCTGAAATACTTCTTTATTTTTGGACTGATCTTCTACTCTTCCACATATATTTTCTCTAATACCATCTGTTGATATGGTGATAACTTCATTGCCACTGTCTTGTAAAACAGTGTTTATGTATTGTGACTTACCAGATGCTGATAAGCCACACAATAATGTAAGTCTTGGTTTTCTTTCGCTCATGATTCTCCTTTAATCTAATCATGGATATCAATTACTGTAATAAATCCATTCATGTTATCTTCCAATGCTTTTGCATATTTATCATCAAAATTTTTATCTTCTATAAACGAATTGCCATTCCAACTGCTTCTTGCTACCGCAGAACCATCTGGTAGGATATAGATATAGCATCCAAGATCATCTAAATTTAAAACATCTTTCAGTTTTGCTCCATCAACTCTAATGTATCCGTCAGAAATTCCTAAACTTGAAAACCAATCTTCTTCACTGTACATAAAGCTTGGTGTTATATGTTTCTGTAAAGTAGACAATAAACTACACCAGAATAATCTGCCATTTCTTGGATTGTGTCCACACAACATCCAATTATATGTATTGTCATTTTCATCAACTTTTAATTTTAGTTGGGCTTTATATCTGCCACCAATCTGGTACCAATCCCATGTAAACGGAAGATGTTCTACTTCCTCATATGGCATATCTTCTGGTATATTCTCCCAAAATTCAACGCCATTATATGGCTGCAAAATTTCTGCAATTTGGTTTTCGGTTGGTAGTTCTTTTGTCAATAAATGTACGCAATAATGCAATCTTGTATCTCCTTTTCTTATTTCAAAGTCAAATTTTATTTCTCTTGTTTCTTTTTGCTATAGTCACAGTCAATCGTAATTTTGATCCGTTTGATTATAGATGAATTCTCGTATTCGGTAATGTCTCTTGTTATTGAACCATTACACTTTTCACACTGCTGCGTGTGTCTTGCTATCATATTTAACGTAACAGCCGCCATCTCTGCACATCTATGGCAAACATCTACCTCAGAAGAACCAAGAACTGACTGATCATGGCTATTGATTCCAAGGTATTCAACTGTTGGTATTGTTAATTTATGATGTTTGTCGGTACACTCTTTATGGCAGAAATCACAGTAATATTTTGTTTCTGTTTTCTTCATTAATTACATCCTCTGTTATATGCATTTTGTTAATCATTCATCATATTCAATCGTCATTGTGTGTTCTGTTTTTGGATAACGATTACGGCTTGCAAATGAACCAATAGTGTCAATGTATGGGATCGCAAACTTATCTTGTTTGGCAGTTTGTTTAATTCCAATCTCATTCTTGCAAGCGTTTGAAAGAAATGTATTTATCCGAGCATTTATCCTCATGCATTTACCGCACAAATCTAATCGTTGGATTATAATAGAATTGTCATCTGGCTCGCCTGCACAGAATCTGCTTGAATATCCATTGGATGTAATGAAAGGGAGTGTAATGTCATAGTGATTGTGTGTACATTCAGCCCCACAAAAATCACAATAATATTCTTCAATTGTTTTTGTCGTCTTCATTCTTTAAACCCTCCAATCATATACACCTATTTGATCAATAATTTCATTTAAAAATTCAACAAGGTCGCTTGCATCGCCAACAAACATATTACCCTGTGTCTTGATTTCGTATTTATAAGATGACTCATTTTCAGCAAGCTCAACTAAATATCCATTTCGTGGATATCCACCTGTTGAATATTCAAAAACTGAACCTTTGTTAACTGTTTCATATTTAAGGTTCAATGCAAATCCATCATTGACTCTTACGTCTTCATTGGCAATCCTTAAAGTACAATATCTATGATCGCCTTTTCTTGCATAACATTTTAATTTTGGTTTATCTTCAAAATAAATTTGCTTAGAACATCCGTTTTCGTCATAAACTCTACGGTATTTCTTAACGTGAAACATTACGCCATCTTTAACTTTATAAACATCCTCATAGTCTGATGCAAAAACCTGTTCCATATTTCTCCTTTCTGTGTTATAATAAATTTGCACATGAATCAAAAGTTATTTGAGAACGGTGTAATTTTGTATACGAGATACCACTTCTTAACTGAGGTGGTATCTTTTTTGTACACAAAACATTTATTTTATGAATCCTGTTTTACTGGAACCCATTCAGTTACAGGAACCATTTTATCTACTCTCTTCACTTCGTATGGCTGATCATAGAATTCATCTCCCTGCATTTCTGTCAGCCCCTTAAACCAATCAATCGCAAAATACTTGTCTCGAATTTTAATAATGCTTGTCATTGGCTTAACCCATCTCAGGTCATCTCCTGAAATCTCATCTACATGTATGTGCCGATAATCATAAATTAATTCTTTAAGCTCGCCTTCCGTTAAATCAATTCCTTCTGTAATTTTGTCGTACATGATTTCTTTGAAATTTTTGCTATAATAGTTTTCGTCATCCCATTTTGTTTTATCTGTAATCATTCTTCTATCTCCTTTTGTCAAATAATTATGATTGATCCATTTCTTTAACTTATCATTTGCATTCATGAGTGCACTCTCTCTACTAGTACATCTGATCTAAATGTACATACTGGACGAATGTTAAAAGACTCCGCACAATAACATTGTTTGACAACACCACATGTATCAACAGCACAAATAGCTGAACAATTTTCTTCTGATACGGCAGTTAATAATACCCATTCAATATGACCTGGAAATTTTGTTGGGTACTCTAAATACTCCCTGTATAGCCTATATTCGTCTAAAGTTAGTAAAGAAACTTTATCAATACTTATTTCATTCGCCATTGTTCCATCAAGTGCCATTAAATCACGTTCCATATACTGCAACACATCATGATGACAATTATCTTCAATTTCACATCCGATATATTTTAAATCGTGACGAAGACGACTAGGTTCCCATCTGTTACAATATGTGTCGAATGGCTTTGTATCACTCAAAAAATCTTTCATGATGCAAAAACAAGTTTGAGCATATTTAAACTGATTTAATACGATCCATTCATACCCTGCTACCTTAAAGGTATCACCAGCATTTAATGTTTGAAGCTCTACTTTTTCTGATGTACAATCATTTTCTTCCGACTTCATCATGTCTTTATCTTCAATTACTTTTACGACCGCCTTGGCAATGTCATAAATATCTTCTTTATCTAACGTCAAGTTTTCTCTCCTTTACAAATTTTCTATATTGTTTTGTATACTCATAAGAATCTTTAAATATATTACAGATACCGTTATACATTCTTGGCTCAAATTGTTTGACGATATCAAGTTCGTTTTGATAATCTTTACCGAACGGACACCCACAACAGCCTGTCCTTTTTAACCCATATCTGCTATAACAATCCGAGTGACTAATCTTAAAATATGCACAATATTCTGATTTGTCGCTATCCAAATACCAAAAAATTGGTCTATATTGATCACACTGCCCGACTTTTTTATCAAAACAGCTTTTATATCTTGATGCCCTTACTCCGCCTTCGGCTTTCCGAACACCTACAATACTTAGATCGTACCCATTGTCTTTTATTGCTTTATGAGATACATCTTTCTTAGCATAGTTACAACACTTCCCAGAAATCTTAAATTGCGGTGGATTCTGGACTATAAATTCTTTTAAAAATCTGTTGTAGTTAATGTTGAAACTACTCAATCTTTTGCCATTATTTAATGTACCGTGTGAATCACACCACCACATAAGAGCAGATTTGCACTTCGGATACTTCTTGTATAAATCATCAAATGGTTTGTCTTCCCATTGGAATCCGTGACCTTGCAATCTATACATCATTTCGCTGACATACTTGGACATAAATGGTTGCCCATATATCTTGCACGATAACGGAATTGCTTTAATTGCTTTCTGTCGGATGATCTCAATACCATATTTGGTTTCAAGATATTTCAGATGATCTTTAGTTGCTTGATACTCTAAACCAGTATCAAACCACATGTAATCAACCTTGTTATGTATGTCGCATTTCCATATAATGTCTAGCATCACATCACTGTCAGCTCCGCCAGAAATTGAGCATAAAATCTTTTTATAATCAGTTCTGTTTATAATTGACCATGCCCGAATCATGTTGTCACAAATTGTCTTGTTTACAGGGCATGTGCCCAATAATTCATCAATATTCTTAGGTTTCTTAACCAAATGTACTTCCTCACGAAAATTTATTTCGTTTTCCGTGAGGTAAAGCCATACTTGGTGAGTGTCTTTTTACATCACTATCACATTACTTTTTCGATACAATCTAACCAACGATCCGTTGAATCATATCTTCGTGAAAACCTTTATATTCTAAAGGTAATTAGCACAGATGGTTGAAGCCTAACCAATCGGCAGCACAGCGTCTCCGATATATTTCATATCTAAGATTTCGCAATCTTTCATTGGATGATCTGGATTCTCATTATTGTAATCTCTTACAAACATATCGAGCCAAAAATCAGAATACTCGTTATCATCTTTTGAGTTGAATACTGCATATCTGTATGCATTTTTATAGTTTCCCTTTGCTGTAAAATATGCTAGTTTGATTTGATATACTGGCAATTCTATTCTTGTTTTGATAAAGTTCTTTGGGTGTGTATCACGTAGCTTAGATCGTAATTCTTCATCAAAAATTTCAACTGTATCAATTCCTGTTCTGATAGCGCATTCATCAAAAAATCGGTTAGGATGCACTGCTTTTCACCACCTTTCTATCTTATTTTATATATCAAACGTCGATTCTATAATTGCACTGCGGACATGTAATGTGACCGAATGCTTCAACATCTGGACAATCTATAATATATCCATGTCCAGTATCCCATGGAGAATTTTGACACCTACATACATCTTCCATTTCATAACTTAAAACTGCGCCACAATTTTTACAGGTTGTCTTTTTCTTTGTTCCTTCTTTTAAAATTTCAATCATTTGCCAATCTCCCCCCATCGTGGTGTAACAGAAAATACGCTAAAACTTGGGCAATTGTCATCATATGTAATAGAAGAAATCGTCCATCCTTTGATCAACTCTTCAGCGTAATCAAGATCATCTTCTTCATAATATAATCTGTCATACTCGTATACTGCGTTGTCACTATTCAACCAATTAATGATAATCTCTATCAACATATTGAAAGATGGTTTCATAATATCTCCAGACAATACAATATCCCACTGTTTCATATATTCTTCATCTAAAGCATCGTCATCTCTGTTTTTTGTCGGTATCCATCCAAAGTATAACTTTCCGTCTACTTCTTTAATTCCACGTAATTCATCTGCTGTTTCTCCATAAATATCAACAATGAATCTCAATGTCTTTTCCAACGTCCCGTTAAATGTATCTTTTAGACTTCCCGATACTATGAAAGGTTTATCGTTCGTGAACATACGCTTACCACTCCTTTCGCAAATTAAATATTTCTTTTATGTCATGCGACTATAACTATTTCAAGGATGTAAAAAATTGTTTATTATATCTTGATCCGCCATATAAAGGCACAAGTAATTACGCTAAAAGTTGTATGAATTATGATCATTTTTATAAATTTTGTCATGATATTGCACAAAATAACTTTGTTATTATTAGCGAATACGATATGCCAAGTGAAGAATTTAAATGCATTTGGCAAAAAGAACGTACAGTGTGTCAAGACGCTAATCGTACAAACGGACAAAAGGCAACTGAAAAACTATTCATTCCAAATTTATGATTATTTACATAAAAGAAATATTCTTTAATGAAATCGCTTGTTTTCGTAAATTAATCACTCTCTCATAATAAATATTTCTTTTCCCAGTTCTATCTTGTCCAAATCCACCATTGTAATATTTACCCCCGAAACTTGCGCAATATCCAATCAGGGCAGTGTATTCTTTAGAATATTTGCCTCCTCCTGCTTTGCGGTTTTCTCTAACATCCATATAATGTTCTTTTGAACAAATTTTTGGAGCAATTGGAATCGTTGGATTTTCTTGAACGTATTTCAATAATGCAATCAATTCATCATTAATATCTGCGCCAATTTTGTTTTTACATTGAATCTTATCAATAATATTGGCTCCGCCAACAAATGGCTCTATGTATGTTTCAATATTATTATCATCAATATATTTCTGAATAATCGGTACAATATATTTTGCAATTCTATTTTTACTTCCTTGATATACTATTTGTCTTTACCAGAAAGCCCATATGGTTTACAGTAGCTACACTTTCATTTTCCTTTCTGGTTTATTATTTAATTAAAGTCATCAATTAACAAATTCTCACAACTCCAAATTCGTATGATCCTACACCATCCTCAAGTGCAATAGTGTCATGTTCTGTCGTAGTAATAAATTCATTATCTATGCCAACAACTGGCATATGATCTGGATATTTACCTAGCTTTTTCTTAAGCTGTCTAACTGTTATATAATTTGGTTCTTCCATTACAATCTCACCACCTGCTTATCTGCTAATTCTTTCACTCTATCAGTCAAAGTAACTGCCATCACATGCGTTCCCATATAAGTATCAAGAGCTTCGCCAATTAAATTGTATCCTTCATCAATAAGAACATGATCATAATTCATTCCACGCTTGTTCTTACATTCTTCTACGGTCATAGGTACTGGAATAATTAAGTCAAGATCGTTTGCTTTGTCTAATAATAGCTTGACCTGTGAATGATTCTGTACAATGATCGGATACTGTGTTGTTGCACTTGTATAAAGTAATTGTGTAGTTTTGCCTGTTGCTCTGTCTTTAATAATCAGTGTTGTTGGTTTATTTGTCATAGCTAATCTCCTCCTATATAAAATATCTCTGAAGTTCATCTTTGAATCTTAATGGACTATCAACAATTGGCTGTGAATACTGAAACTGTCTTAAAAAATTCATAACAGTTCTAGCATCTGCACCGCTTAAAGGAATAAATTTTACATATTCAGGTCTTCCTTCGACACATACAACTGCCCACGAATGCTCTACATCATGAAATCCAACGTCAACTGCTACATCGGTAATTCGGTTATACATTTTCTTCATCTCTTCATTTTGTTGTATTGAAATCTGACACTGACGAGCTGCCTCATCGCAACTGCTTGTAGCAAAATTTAATCTAGTATTGCTTTCATTAATTTCATTTTTTAAGGCATCAATATCTGGTTGCAGGATTTCTAGCAACCATATTCTAATTTTCTCTTTTAATTTCTGAAACAATTAACTCTCCTTTTATATTTCACATGATCCATTTAATCCATATGGTTCATAACACAAGCCGCTTACCCAAACCCAGTTATTGTCTTTGTATATGAGGAATTCAACTGTCTCAAAATCACAATAACTGCTACTATCTTTGTCTTCACGAACTGCATATACAGTGATTGGTTTCTTAGGTGTTGGAGACCAGCCAATTTCTTGTATTTTAAACATCTGAATCCTCCCATACTACATTGACATTGAACCCTAATTCCTTTAAAACATCTGTAAAATCATCAACATCTAATTTATGGTTTTCTAACTTAGTCCCATTGACTTCAATAGATTGCCAATCATCGGATTTAGTAATCGTAATTGTATTTGGTTCTTTTACTTCTTTTTCTTCTTTATATTCCTCTTTATACATGTCAAAGTCTTCGCATAAAGCACACTCAAAATAAGTATACTTATTCGCACAACCTTGGCACTGTAAATATAAATTGTCGAAATCTTTATTCTTTTCGCCCATGTTCCTCCTCGCATTCACAAATGTAATTATCTTTTGAAACCGTTGTTAATTCCCTGATATAATCGATCTAATGCCACCTCAAATGCTCCAATTCCAGAAAAGAAACTGCTTAGTTTTAAATCATCGAATAAATATGGCATTGCCTTATATAGTTCTACGAAGATATAGTATAAAACATCTACTACAATTGAATTTCCTGCTTGTTTATATAATTGACTGTTACTAACAACTTGTTCAGCTTTTGCAAAATCATTATCTGAAAATCCCATTAATATCCAACATTCTTTTGGTGTTAATTTTCTAATACGAATAGGGGACTCAATTTTACAAATTCCTGTTTCTGTTGCTGTAATTGTAGGTGATGTATTGCCACTATCTTGTACTCTTCCTCTTCTTGTTTTTGAGTCTGGATATGATAAATCTGCTACACCACCGACTTCACACTCTATGAAACCTTTTTTAGTTGCTTGTGGGATTGCAACTTTTGGCATTCTGTTACCACCACTACATGTATCCATAGTTGGAGAAATATAGTTTGGGTCATATACTCTACCAGCTTGAGGATTCTTTTCTCGTTCTGTGCCATATAATTGCCCTACTTGAACACACTTGGGATCTTTAAAATCTCTGGCACAAAGTGTTTGGCAACAATTATCATTCTGAATTCTTGTCTTATTTTGATTATATGTACTTGTTTTAATTCGTTTAACCTGATCATCATTTAGATAAAATTTGTCATCAACGACATTATCTAAGATATCTTTCAATCTAATTCCATTATTAAATGGCTCTGGGAAATTAAATTTACCATTATCTAATTCTTTCTTAATAAAAATTAGATAAACTCGTTCTCTGTTCTGTGGAATACCATAATTTTTTGCATTTAATACTTTCCAATATACGTTATATCCATATTCTTCAAGTTCCTGTGTAAATAATTTAAATGTTGTATCTTTAAATTTTTTACCTACAATGTTTTTTACATTTTCATAAATACCAAAGTTTGGCTTATTGGCACGAATAACTCTTAAGTATTCAACCAATAAAGAGGATCTTGTCTTTTCAATATCTTTTGAACCACATTCTGGACACGCATCACGTTCAGACCAATGAACTGTTAATGGATTATAAGTATGTCCACAGTGTTTGCAAGTCCAAACCGAACCTTTTCCTTTGCCTGCAATACTGAAGTCCTGGCAGGGCGATCCTCCGCAAATCATATTAAATGGTTTGAGTTGAGTTTCATCCACTTTTGTAATATCACCAAGATTCAGCGACTCATCTACGTTATGTACTGCACAATAAGATTTGATAGCAAATTTATCAAATTCACAAAAATTTACTAATTCCCACGCTTTGTTTTTTGAAGTTTTGTTTTTATTTTCTGTCATTTAAACCTTGTATTTACAAGGCAGTGCACTGCGTTTTACCTAGGATTACTTGATAAAACCTTTCTTATGTATTTGTTTTTGTATTGTTTTACCTACAGAAATTGAAACGTAGATAAAAACAAAATTTTAAAGTCATCATATGGAAGAAATAAGACATGTCTAATCTATAGATATTTCTCCTCGAATAGTCATCAGAAATGTAACTAGAAATGTTACATTATTATATATTTATTAGTATTACGGCAACTCCTAAAACAAAGAATCCCATTAAGTATGCCAATACTGCTGATTTAAACCAGAAAGAGATGTGCTTGTCAATCTCTTTCTCATGTTTGAAGAATAAAATATTACATATAGTAGCTGAAATGACACACCAGCCAATCAGTATCCATTCAATTATGCTCAGTACCATAATTATTACTTTGAATATACCTCTACACCAACCTTCCTTAATATTTAATCAAAAATAAAAATCCAATTGAAATATACATGAAACTCAAATACCAAGGCTGCTCTTGTGGAAATACACTATACAATGGCTCGATAAATTTGTTTTTTACACTTAATACAATTGCAATGATTAGATACACTGCAAAGCCTACAAGCCCAATTGCTCCAAGCGTCAATGCCAACTTTTCACAAATATTGCAGATCAATGTCATCTGCATGATTTTTCTCCTACTCTTTTAAATCTGTATTTCTGTTCCACATCAGGGTATTTCTCGTGATCAACTTCACTCAGAAACATTTCTACTGGTCTAGCGTAAATATTGAAATCACCATACATTGCCTGATAAATTACCAGTTTCTCATTTGTTTCTGTATGTGTTGCAAGGTCAATTACTCTGTAGAAATGTCCTTTGAAATGTTTATAAATATCGTCTTTCTTTGGTAAATCTCTGTTATTCATGAATATCTCCTTTCTAAAGTGTCTCCCACCATAGATCGTGTACTTTCTTATAGCCACCTCGACTTGACACATCTAATACTCTGCGAACTTTCTTGTTAGACAGTCTCTTATGAAATCTGTAATCATCCCAATTGCTGATATATAACCTTTTATAATAAGGTTTCTTACGAGGTATTTCATAGAATCCACAATAATACTTATCTACATATTGCACAGGTTCAGGATACCCACCGATATTTTTAAATCTCGCCAATCTTTGTTGGTATTTCTTCCTACGATTTCTCTTATTCAACATCGTCTTACGATTCTGCTGAAATTTTGTAGGAACATATTGCATAAAGTCCGTATCCTGTGGACAGTCTTTTGATTTTGACATAATTAGTACACTCCTTTCTATGATGGGATAAAAGTGGAATTTTATTGCTATATTTAATGTGAAAAATCCCTTATATTTCAACGATTTTCTTATGTTTATTTTAATAATTTTGACAAAAGTGTTTTATTTCACTCATTTTCATCGTGTTCTTCTGTCATGGACAGATTATCCGAAGTGCCTTTCCATAAGACCACCACATTTCTTTCTAATGATTTTTGTACATCAACCACTCTCTGATTTGTTGATCCTGCCCACGGATAAGACATGTCTTTCAATTCGTCTACATACTGTCCGTCTACGAGGACATCTATGTAAGGAAGAATCTCAAGTCTGCAATCGTACATAAGATGGCTTGTTCTACGTCTTCGAGAGAACTCAGCTAAGTCCAAACCAATATCTTCTGCTTTATTCCCTGTATATAGCCAGATTTTTTTGTCTGGCATAAACTCTTTGACAAATTTACATATTGCAGAAACACCATCTCTATTCTCTTTTGCCAACGGTTCTCCACCAAGAATACTTAATCTTGTATATTGCGGATTAGTTAGTGGGCGTAACAATTCCAGCACATCCAACGTTGTTAATTCTTTACCACCATTGAAATCCCAAGTTTCTTTATTAAAACAATTCTTACAATGGAAGTGGCATCCTTGAACGAAGAGGGCTACGCCAAGCCCTTCTCCGTTGCTAATGTCCATTTTTCTTATTGAAGCGTATCTCATCTATTCAGCTCCTTATCATCTAAGTGGTAAACTCGATCATGGATATCACCATATCTTCCTTGATTGCCTCCATTCTTAGAAGTCCCAATGTAACCACAGCATCTGAATGCAATATCCATAGTCGAACCATCTTCATTTCCACACTGAGGACATCTCCATTTCAAAATACCATCTTCGTCAACTAATGGAATATCGCCAGAGTATCCACATTTTTCACAATAGCAGCTCTTTGTATTGATTTCTGCATACATAATATGATCGTACATATATTTAATTACTTCCAATAAAGCACTCACATTATGTTCCATATTAGGAGTTTCAATATAACTTATTGCCCCTCCTGGACTGAGTTTCTGGAATTTTGATTCAATACGAAGTTTGTCAAATGCGTCAATTTCTTCAAATACTGGAATATGATAGCTGTTTGTAATGTAATTTCTGTCCTTCCCGTCAATTTTTTCAAATACATCATTACCAAATCGTTTCTTTAAACATTTAGCAAACTTATACGTTGTAGATTCCAAAGGTGTACCATAAATACTGTAATCAATATTTTCTTCACTCTTCCACTGCTCACATTTGTCATTCATTCGTTTCATGATTTCTAATCCAAATTTTTCACCAACTCCACCATCTGAATGAGAATGCCCAGTCATATATTTGACACATTCATATAATCCTGCATAGCCTAATGAAATAGTTGAGTATCCATCAAATAATAATGGATCAATTACCTCATGTTTTTTCAGTCTGCTATATGCCCCATACTGCCAAAGAACAGGAGCTACATCCGACTTTGTCCCAAGAAGACGTTTATGTCTTTCTTTAAGTGCTTTATGACATAATTCTGTTCGTTCATCAAACAATGCCCAAAATTCATCCATATTCTTTTTAGAAGATAATGCGATATCTGGAAGAGATAATGTAACGACCCCTTGGTTAAATCTGCCATAATATTTATGCTGCTTTGGATCATAATTTTTTGCGTGTGCGATATTGCCAATTCCTTTATCTGTAAAACGATCAGGTGTTAAGAACGACCTGCATCCCATACAAGTATAGACGTCGCCTTTTAACTCTTTCATAACCTTTTCAGAGATGTAATCTGGAACCAATCTTTTCGCAGAACATTTTGCTGCTAATTTTGTCAGATACCAATATTCTGTAGATTCGTCACAATTATCATCTTCCAGGACATAAATTAATTTTGGAAATGCTGGTGCAACAAATACACCATCTTCATTTTTAACTCCTTCATCTCTTTGTCTAATCATCTCTTCAATCAATAAAGCCAAATCTTTTTTCTCTTGCGGTGTTTTAGCTTCATTCAGATACATAAAAATGGAAATAAATGGGGATTGTCCGTTAGTCGTCATAAGCGTGATCAGCTGATACTGTATGATTTGTATGCCTTTTTTGACTTCTTTATACAATCTATTGGCTACAATTTTTTCAATATGTTGCTCTTTGTATGGAATATCAACATGCGCCCATTCTAATTCAACTTCAGATCTAATTTTCTTTCTACTCACATCCACAAATGGTGCTAAATGTGCCAAAGAAATACTCTGTCCGCCATACTGAGAACTAGCTACTTGTGCAATGCCTTGAGTCGTAATATTGCAAGCAGTTGAAAATGAGTGCGGTTTTTCGATTAAAACTTCGCTAATTACAGTTCCATTCTGAAGCATATCTTCAATATTTAATAACCCACAATTATGCATTTTCTGTAAAAAATAATCTCTGTCATGAAAATGAATAATGCCTTCCTTATGTGCCTGTACAATTTCTGGTGGAAGTAAATAGCGTTCTGTCGCATCCTCGCTAACGATACCAGCAATATAATCTCTTTTTGTTGGATTTAATACAGAGTTTTTATTTGCATTTTCATCTTTAATTTCTTCGTTGGCATCCTCAATAAGCCCAAGAACTTCGCTGTCAATAGAGTCATAATTCTCTCTCTGAAACTCACGAACACTGCGATAACCTTCATAAGCTTTAGCAGTTAATTCCTGCCCTTTCTCAACAAGTTTCTTAAATACCATTGCTTCAATTGCAGAAATGTCAATTTCTTCTGGTAATTTACTGCAATCATTTTCGATTTCTCTTGCGATTTGTTTTGCAATATCTTCCTTAATTAACCCAGATCCATTTTTCATTGCTTTCATAATCGCTGTGTAAATTTTGGTCTTGTCGAAATCTACAACAGTACAATCTCTTTTAATTACTTTCAATAAAAGACCTCCAATAAATTATGTAATAATATCATCATCTATATGTAACGCACCCGTCTCCCGCTTTCTTGCAGTTCAACGTATATCGTGCATCGTTACCATCACCATCAATCTTTTCGGTTGATACGCTCTCAATCATCATTGTCTTACCTGTTTCTACATCCTTAACAAGTACCTCTTTTTCTATATGTAGTTTAGAAACTAAATTTCTAAGCTGATTAATCGTTCTGATCAACTTCCTTTGTTGTCGCTCCTTCCGTGTCTCTAATCTGTCTTTTGAATCTTTCTAATTCAGCCATAATATTCAAACAAGTCATAGACAAACTTCCTTCATTATTAATAACTGCATCACATAAATCATAAGCTTCTTCAAAAGCAGATTCGTCTTTTTTCATTCTTTCATCAATTGCATCACTTGTATCTCCACGATCTTTCATTCTCTGAGTACGTGTAGAACTTGGAGTATCAATACATAATGCCAAAATATGTTTCTTATGATAATTTTCTTTTAACTGTTTTAGTCCTGGAACATCAACTACATATACGTCTGCATCATCACACTGACTTTCTGTGGCACAATACCAATTGCCAGTATAATGATTCTCTGCAACCTTACCCGTAATTCGTGAATACTGGGCTAGGTTTACATATGTATGATCATCAAGTTTATCTGCTCTCTTCTCTCTGGTAGTGTATGATCGTATATATTTCAGACCGTAAACGTCTTCCAGATACTTCGCTGAGACACTTTTACCTGCTCCAGATCGCCCAACCAGAGCGATTAAAACATTACTTTTATCTCCTGTCATCTCTATAAGTCCTTTTCTAATTTCTTAATTCTTCTGTTGATTTTTGTTACGATTTTGCCATTATCTTTGCCTCTAGCGATTAAGACGGCTTTTCTATCCTTTAATAAATTTAACTGCTCTAATTTTGTCATATACTCATTTTCTCCTTATACTATATTTTAGTTTTATACATCATCAATCCATGAACGATGCCACCACATAGAAGGCGATCGCCATTAATACAATTGCTACAATTACTGCTACTCCAATTGGTATTACAATATTTGTTATCATCCAAAGTACAAACGCAAATACTCCGACAGATATAAATGTTGCAAGAAACCAGATAATAATTAGTGCAATCAATGACAAGAAAAATTTTAAGATTTTCTTTATGATATTCAATCACCTACCTTATGGCATTTCATTGTAAATTTTTCTAACATCATCTAATAATTCTTTTGGCAAATATCTTTCTAAAAGCTCATTCGAATTATCAAGTGTTTTCTTATAGAAATCTTCTGCGATACCACCGCCAATAGCAGCAATCGTATCTGTATCGCATGGCAAAGATAGTACATTCCTTAAGAATGATTCATAATCTTCGCTCTCTAAGAAACATCTGATTGCCACAGGAACACTATCTTGAACTGTCGCAGACCAAACATAATTCTTTCTATAATCATCGAGTGGTCGATCTACACCATATGTATATTGACTGGATGGATAACTTTTTAATGCATATTGATAAATTTCTTCTTTTGATTTACCCCATAGTGCCATAAAAGAACAGCCTGTTACAATCGATGCTCCTTTATAAGATTCCGCATGACGATGAGTTTTCTCACATGTCCATTGTGCTAAATCTATGTAATAATTCAGTACATCTGGACGATTAGCAAAACCATTAAAGTACATTGTAATTGGCGAAATCCTCATGGCGCATCCATTACCAAAACTTTCGTTTACATGGTTTCCATCATGGTATAACCAGTCTTCAAACATTTCACCATATCCCATACCAGGATATTTCTTGCCATATTCTAAGTAGAACTCCCAAGGCTCTTTGTTGTGCTTGTGTTCATCGTCATCATCTAGCAGCCACATACCTGTTGCAATACTTAGAACTGTATCATCTGTGTATTTGCATTTATCTGTAAACAATTCACAATTCTTCCAATCTAAATCGTGAGATCTGCGGAACTCATATTGAGAACCGCAAATATCTCCTAGAATCGCTCCAATCAAAGCCATTTAATCACCTACCTGCTAAAGATGTTTTCTAAAATTGTAAGAATTACTGCGATAATCCATTTTGTTTTCGTTGGAACAATTAGCGGATTTACCACAACAAAATGTAACAACCAAATAAACAAATTTACAATTGCAAAGTTGACAGCAATTACGACCATTAATCCTAAGATTGTTCCTAAGATTGTTCCTGCATGATATTTGTCTTCAACAAATAGTGAAGTTAATAATTTCTTCATCTGTTATTCCTTTCATCAAAGATTAATTTTATCTACTCTACAATCATCCAATCTTCAGCCAACATATCTGTCTGACTTGCAAGCCAAGGAACTACATTCCCCTGTGCTGTTTTCATTGCAATATATGCTCCATATTCGACTAATCCGTCTTCATTCACAATGCTTTTTGCAATATCGGTACATGGCGCATAAGCTCCTGCTGGAACATAATATAAAAACATACCTTTCCCATTCCAACCTTTTCTTGCTACTTTTCTTTTATCTTTCATTGCATCAATTGCTGTTCCAAAATCCATAATAAATTCTCCTTTACTTACTCCAACCAACCATTGTCAATATAATAGAAACCATACGTTAGCCCACCAGTGAAGATAATCCAGAAGATCCAGAATATTGCTTTCAAAACTTCGCCACTCGACTTATATGACTCAACCGTTTTATGTAAATTTGACTTATTTAAGTCACAAGTTGCCATAGTGTTATTTTTTAGTTTTGTGTAAACAGTTCCCTTAACTGGTTTTGCTTTCATACCATAGTATTCATACCTGACACGAGAAGAATGATAAATTCTTTTTAAGTAATGACTTCCTATGAAATCAATCTTATCTTCCTTGAATTTTTTGCCTGCAAATTTAATCTTTTTACAAGTCTTACTTTCTCTCCACATGTCATCCCACGAATACCAAACTCTCTTTCTGTAATGGACTTTCCCTTTACTGCCTTTTACTCTTTCAATTTTTTCATGTCTACGATACTCTTGTCTGACTTTTCTGACATAATAATACTTACCACCAATTTCTTTGTATGTAACTGTGTCTACAGGTTCTAACTTCCCATAAACAAAAGCGTTACCAACATTGGTTTCCATACCATATTGAAAAACATCATCATTTTTTATCTTAAGTGCATGATTATACTCTTCATTTTTGTCAAGGATGGAATTATCAATATTACTACTGATAACGATTCCAAACACAAGCATGACTGCGATCAATGTTACACTCGCTAAGATTTCCCTTGGAGTTATCTCATAATCACCAAAATTCAATCCTTTGTGTTGCTTCATATATTACTCCCCAAATAAATGCTGAGGTGCGGTTTCAGAAGCATCTTTATATTCTAAATAAGTATAATTTTTTGTTTCATACCCAAGATTATTTAAGAAAATTCGTGTTGGAAATTTCTTTACATATCTGTTATATTCTTTGATCTGCTGATTGTAGTTACTGCGATATTCGGCAATTAAATTCTCTGTGACAGATAATTCATTCATCAACCTTTTATAGTTCTTATCTGCCTTGAGTTCTGGATAAGATTCTGTAACTGCTGCAATTGCTGTACTTGCATTTTCAACAGTTCCTTTAGAACTACGTCCTTTAACGATTTCTTTAAGCGTACTTGCCTCATGTTTATCATAAGATTTCACACAATCTGCCAAGTTATAAATCAGATCAACCCTACGTTTCTCCTGTACGTTAATGTCGGATTTTGCTTTGTCAACCTGTTCTTCTAATGAAATTGCATGATTCTGCGAACTCTGAACTCCAAATGTACAAGCTAGAAATACCGCCACAACTCCTACTAGAATAATTACTGGAATCTTCCATACAGTGTTTTTCTCTTTACTCATATTTAATTTTCTCCCTTCAGAATCTTGCTTAATCCATCTTCATCGATGATCGGAATGCCTAATTGCTGTGCCTTTTTATTCTTGCTACTTGTAGAATTCACATCATTGTTCACAAGATAATTCGTGTTCTTTGACACTGATCCTGCAACCTTCCCACCTCTGGATTCAATCTCATCCTTAATGGCATTACGATTAGCGAACTTATTTACCTTACCAGTTACAACAAAAGTCATTCCTGTGAGATCAACAGCAAATTCTTTCTTACTTTCTGGCATCTCAAACTCAAGCTCTTTGGCTAATTTCTCGACCATTTCAAGATGGTCTCTGAAATAATCATCCATTGACAATGAAGTATTGACACCGATGCCATCAATATGACCAAAATATTTTCTCTGTTTGATTCTTTTAATAAATACATCGTATGGATTTTCATTATTCGATAGAGAAATCTTATCAATAAGCTTGCAAATATCCTTTGCCGTTGACTTCCCGACAAGCTCAATACCAAGTGCTGTTACAAAATTAACCAGTTTACATCTGCGACTTTCCTCGATGCTATTTAATAAGGAAGAGACACTTTTTGCACCAAATCCATCAAGGTTCTTCATCTCAGTTTTATGCTCTGCTAAATTATAAATATCTGTATAATCTTTCAGCCATCCAAGATCAATAAATCTTTTCAGTGTTGCCTCAGATAAACCTTGAATATTCATTGCATCTCTGGAAACAAAGTTCACAAATTTGCTTAATAGTTTTGCCTTGCAGTCAGGATTCATGCATTTCAGAACCTTACTGCCATTCTCGTTGATGATTTTTGCTTCGCCACCGCAGGTTGGACAAGTATCTGGAATCTTAAATGTATTGCTTCTTGTCAGATTATCGTGTACTTTTGGGATTACCATGTTGCTTCGATAAACCTGAATCGTATCACCTACACCAAGTTCCAATCCTTCAATATAACTTACATTATGTAATGTAGCTCTTGTGGTTTCTGCACCATCAAGATCAACTGGATCGAATACTGCAACTGGATTAATCAATCCTGTACGAGAAGTATTCCATTCAATATCTCTGATTGTTGTTTCGTAGAGGTCATCGATCCACTTTAATGCCATCATATTTAATGGATGATGTCCTGTTGTTCCAAGAGATTTACCATACTGATAATCGTTATAAGTAAAAATCAAACCATCAACAGGATATTCATATGTCTCTGGATCAAATTTCTCAATATATTCTTCGACATTATCTCGATTAACAATCTGATGTTCTACAACGTCAAATCCCTGCTCTGCAAGATATTTAAAACTATCAGCAATGCTTGGCATTTCTTCATCAGATACGCCATCGATCTTAACAAGTTCAAATGCTTTGTAAGCAAGTTTTCTTTCCTTTGCTACATTCGCATCTAACTGTCTAATTGTGCCTGCTGCCAGATTTCTTGCGTTCTTGTATTTACCATGCAACGCTTCATTGATTTTCTGGAAGTTTTCATAACTGATAACTGATTCGCCACGTACCTCAATACTACGCTTGTCAGGAATCTCAAGAGGTAAATTGAAAATCATACGTGCCGTATGAGTCACATCTTCTCCAATTTCGCCATTTCCCCTTGTAATTGCTTGTTTTAAGCGTCCTTTTTCATACCTTAATACCACCGTCAAACCATCTTCCTTCCACGATAAAACACCAATTTTATCCGCAAGAAATTTTTTGACCTCATTGACATCCTTCGTCTTCTGAGCTGATAACATTGGGCGTGTATGCTTTACTTTAGCCAGAGAATCAATTACAAATCCTTGAACGTGGTGGATGGGCGAATTATTCAAAACAACGCCAGAATCTCTCTCAAGTCGTTCTAAAGCAGCGCATAAATCGTCAAATTCTTTATCTGAAATGATTGGATTATCCTCTGCGTAGTACGCATATGAAGCATCATTGATTCTGTCGATCAAGACATTCATTTCTTTCACATATTCAGTTTTCATAATTTTTGGATTTTCCTTTTCTTGTTTATATTGTTTAGTTAATTATTTTAGTTTGTGTTTTCTATGTCTTTCAGTAACTGCCAATTACTTCACTACATATATTTTTCTGTGCTGTTGCACATTGATTGTTTCGGAATGTGTTGATTTGAACACATCTACATGCATTCCTTTTACTTTACCTCCGCAATCTTCTGCCACAAAGATTGTATCGCCATATCCCTCAATCTTAACTCTTGTTCCATAAGGGATAATGTTTTTATCAACCGCAATCGTATGATACGGTCGAGCAAATTTATGTCCTGCATGATTCCAAGAAATCTTAGATCCATATCCTTCAGAACACTCATAACATGGACAATATGCCGTGATCAAAAATGTTCCAAGCGAACTCTTTTCAAGTTCTCGCTTTCGCTTCAGCCGCTGTCGTTTAATTCGCAATCGTTTCTTTCGCAGTTTTTCTAATCGAATCTGTCTTGCTTGCTCTTCATCAGCTTTCTTACATTTCTGATAATGCTCATGAACGTCTTTTAATTCAACGCTTTGACTGATTGGATTGTTTGAAATCACATTGCCTTGCTTATTTTCTGCGGCAGTTGTCTCTGTTGATAAGGTTGAAGCCTCTACCGAGGGTCGCTCCTCTGCTTTAACCGTGTGAGCCATAAAGCCCGAACACATTGCTAAAAAACTAAACGAGACAACTCTCATTAAAAATCTTTTTCTCATTTTCACATCTCCTTTCATTAACATATTGGTATCTTATCATACTTCTTGCACCCTGTCAATAGGTGCAAAGAATAAAGTTAATTTTTTAGGCTTAACCAAGTGCGCCTCTTATTATGATTTGTTACGATACATCTCTTGAACGCTTCTGGTTCTGCAAGGAGCGCAAATCTTTTCTTAGCTCGTGTTAACATCGTATATAACATACAGTTATCAAGCAATTTGTAATGTGTGTTGTCAATAATACCAATCACAGTTTGTGCAGCTGATCCTTGAAGTTTATGCGTGGTTAATGCATATGCCAATTGAAGTTGTCCTAACTGAGCGAAAGAATATTCAATCATCTTCTTATCCATGTCTGGATTCATCATGGCGTGAACAACTTTCTTATCATAATCAATGCCAGTAATGTATCCAATATCTCCATTAAATGTGTTTCTTTCATAGTCATTACTGGTTTGAAGCACTTTATCTCCCACATAAAACTTCTTTGTTTTGCCATATGTAACAAACCTTGCATTGGATTTATTTTTATACAATTCTTTCTGAATTGCTACATTAAGTTCTTCTGTAGAGTTTATGCAACCTGACTTACGAGGAGAGATTACAACCACATTATCCATACCGTCTTGTTTAACACACGTCATGAACTGCTTTACAACCAAATTAAAAATATTCTCACGATTATTTCTGAAAATGTAAAACATATCATGCAGCTCTCCATGAACTTGTTTAGCACTAAAATCCTCAATTGGAGAAATTGCTCTACGCACTTTTCTAGCATCACTAAGAATACCAGACTTTTCTGCTTGTCTCATTGGCTTCGTTAATTGCACTGAATCTAACTCATCCATTTTGAGTAGATCAGAGAAAATGTTACCATATCCAATTGGTGGTAACTGCATATGATCTCCGCTAATAATAATCTTTGTACCTGGACGAATTGCCAAAAGTAATTGATAGAACAACCCTGCATTAACCATACTTGCTTCGTCTAAAAGAACTACATCAATTGGTAACGGATTGTTAGCATCGTGCATAAACGAGTCTACGCCTTGTGCCTCAAGCAATCTATGAATAGTTTTTGCTTCTAATCCTGTTGCTTCTTGGATTCTCTGTGCTGCTTTCGCAGATAACGCACATGCAGCAATGCTATAATTTCGTTTCTTATAACATCTGATAATTGGTTTTAATAAGGTAGTTTTACCCGTTCCAGCCTCACCACTAATTAAAACAACATTTGTCTGTAATGCAGTGTAGATGCCTTTGTTTTGCTCTTCGCTGAACGTAAAACCTTCTTCTTTTTCAACTTCAGCAATAACTTGTCCAATTTCGTTTACAGTGATTATCTCTTTCTTCTTAGTAGAATTAGTATCTCTGCGTTCTTGCAACAATGCCAGTATATTCATTTCTGTGTCATGGTATTTTTTCAAACCAATTAATTCACCACTAACATAGATGTCTGAAGGAAAATCATTTTCAACATAATCGTCAAATATATGTAGACATTCCCCAACTGTTGTACTAACTTCTGATCGCAATGTGGCAATCGCCATATATGTATGTCCGTCACTTTCGCCAAGATTCGTTAAATAATACGTCATAAAATAATCAAGTCGATACTTAGAATCTCTCAACTCTGGACGGATCTTTAAAGCAATATCATCAACTTTCTTAAATCCAAGACCTCTGATCTTAGTTAAAATGTAAGGATTTGTGTTGATTTTATACTTTAACTTTTCTGGATCTGGCTCAGCTTCTACCAATTTCTTAATCATATTAAAAGTAATCCCATGAGGCTGTAGCATAACTACAACCTCAGAAATCACATAATTATTAATGATCTTCTCTCTGAGCTTCGCCCATGTCTTGTTGCCAAGTCCTTTAATCATAGATGTGTCAATCGTCTTACATTTGCCTGCCATAACATCCTCAATAATATTTGGATATTCAGCAAGCAAGCTTTCAGCAATTGATTCTTTCGCTTGTGTTTTTAAAAACATTAGCTGATCGGTCTGTGTTTTTGGAACATCTGCAACAACCGAAATCGGCTTATATTGATATTCGTGATATTTTTGAGAATAAATACATGTCGCTTTTACATTATACTTTGTCCCAATATATAACTGTTGAACTTCTCCAACAAGTTTACTTGCAACATATTCTTTATCTCCTGAGTCATCAAATTTATTATCATTGTATGGGATGAATTGTGGTATCTGATCTTTTGTACAAAACGCATAGATACCAAACATTGATTCTTCATTATAAAATATCTGATATGTAGGAATCATTTCAAACTCGCATACCTTTCCGCATGTCTGACTCTCCATTATTTAGGCAGCACCTCATTTCCCTTTTAAATAATTTTTAAAGTAATACTCAAAATATAATCTAATAAACAGCCCAGAATATTTATTATCTGGCATGAAGAATATCGGCACATCGTATTTGAACCAGAAGCTATGCAATGATCCAATGAATGATTTCTTGTTATACTGCGTGTTATAATTGCCATCTGCAATATCTGAATAATTGGCATTTTCAAGTAAGATAACTTTTGTCTCTGGTGCAAGACTTAGCTCTTTTTCAAATCTGGTACGATCTTTTGATAAATTGCCACTGATTTCTTCAAGACTTCCTTTGCGCTCAACACATACTTTGCTGTCAAAATACATATCTCTCTGAATACCAAGCTTCTCATTTGCAGGAATCATGAAACTGTAGTCTCCATAATTCAATGCTTTCTTTTTATGATTTACACTTTTTCTATCGAAGTAACCTATGATATGATCGGCTTTTTGCTCCCTTGTGTCGACAAGGATTGTCATCGAGCTGACGAGTTCTTTGATTTCCTTGTCGGTATATTTGTAAAATTGAATTATACTAATTCCTCCTCTACGTCATTTTTAATAGTGAAATTCTTAAGCCAAAACTCAAATTTATCTGGCACATCTTTGTAGATTTTCTTTCCTGTTTTTGGATTGATCTCCCCAGTTGGTTCTTTTTTATGTTTCTTCTCAACTGATTTCAGATATAGAATATCTCCTTCATCGAATGGATTCTTCTTATATTGGGTTGTCCACATTTTTACTTTCTGTGTTTTTCCAGAATAAATTTCATATAACTGAATGTTGACGATGGATTTTGTTACAGATAAATCTTTGACATAGTAATATCGCTTGCCAATGTTAGGGTTAATGTAACTGATGTAACCAATATATTCTTTCTGATAATCCATCCGTTCAGTTATTGAAACTAGTGAATATGCCATACTTGATGTCATATCTTTCAAAAATCCAATATAATCAAATTCTTTCAATGTTTTTTCTGTCTGTTTCTGACAATACTTTTTGATTAATTCAATATCTTCGCCTTCTTTTTGGAGCTTCGAAATTGTAAACTGTTTTCTGCCATAGAATTTGTCATAGCACTCAACCTGTTTAAGTAGATAATTAATGTCTCCAAATTCAGAAAAGAAATCTAATTTAATTAAAATATCTAACTGTTTAGAATTGACAGATGTATTAGATATGTCTTGCAACAAATCTATAAAAGAATCATATTGATTATCTCGTAATGCATACAGTTCTTCTCCAACATTATCTCCAACAAATTTAATGGACGACATGCCTTTGAATATTGTATGACCCTCTTTATCATAAGAATATTTTGAGTTAGAGTGTCTAAACTTAATGTCGCTTAATTTAATACCAAAATACTCTAACTCATTTGTTAGTTTATTCGTTCGTTCTTTGTCTCCAACGTAATTATTGAAGCAAACACTGTAGTATTCGTAAGGATAATTGACCTTTAGATATGCTCCATAACACATGTCCAATGAGGTTGCTGCTGCATGGGCTGAACAAAATCCGTAACTCATACAACTTTGTACCAAATGCCATGTTTCGGAAAACATTTCTTCTGAGCCAGTATTAATAATCCATTGCTTTTTGATTCTTTCCTCAAGATTATCAAAATCCGATTGTTTAATTTTTTTCTTGGAAATTTTCTTAATTAAACCAATAGATTCAGCTGGACTAACCCCCAACCAGTCAAAATATTGCATTAATGATTCTTGAAATAAAATGTATCCATGAGTATCTTTCAAAACATCGTCAAGCTGATCTGAACCAGTTGTATATGGTTTTCTGTCTAAAAACTGTTCTCTCCATGAATCAAAAGACGGTCTTATGGCTGCTGCAATATGGGCGCCATCCTCAAATGACGAAATACCATACTGTTTTGCTTGTCTACATCCATTGTCGCTATCAACCTGATTTAAAGTACATGTAATACCATTTTTAAATAAATCCCATATTCTCTGATCATCTTTAATTTTATCCAATAATTCATTTGCCTTAATAATCGGAATTCCAATCTCTTTAAATGTTTCGTCAATAAGCTTCCAGACCGTGACGATAAGATAATCGTTTTTAAGTACCTTATATTCATCTGCTTCAGATGAAGTAATTAAAACACATACGTTTTCACCTAAACGAGTAACACCGTACTCATAAAGCAAATTAGTGTTGCTTAAAATATGGGCGCAAGGATGTACAGAACCAGATATAATTGTTCCAACATAGCGATTTGCCTCTTCGATAATCGGTTTCCATTTCGGATCATCTTGATATTCTTCCAGATTTTTTGCCACATGATTAAATTCGTCAAATGACATATTCTTAGATCTACATACATTTCTAAATGCTTCAGATATTTGCATGGTTCCTGGTGCATACATTGGATAACACCCGTGTTCACCAAGCAATTCCCTTGAAGCTTTAATAAATGGTTCTTGGGATTTTACGTTAAAATCTATATCGGGCAATGAGCGATTCTCTAGCAATCTGGCAGTAGAAGCAAATCTGTCTGGGAAAAGCGGAAGATTAATTTTAAATCTATCTAGTTGTGTCATTCCCAATATCCTATTTATATAGAAGGAACCGCAACTACCTCTTCCACCACGAGTCAATACACCACCATATTTATTAACTGCAAGATCTACATTTTTCTCATTAAACAAAAAATAGTCCGCTGTATGTATTTCATCGTTAGTATCCTCGATGATTTTCATCTCATATCGAATTCCATCTTTATATTTTTTAAACTCTTCTCCTTCAATATGTTCTTCTTTTCGAATCTCCTTGAACCGTTTATTTACTTCTTTTTTTAGAAGACCCACTCTTTGTTCGGGAGTCAAGTTAGGATAAATCGTAGGCATTTTAATTGAATAATCGAGTTGTATTTCTTCACATTCATCAAACAACAATGTGTTATTTAATGCATCTGAGATTTGTCTATCTGTCAAAACGCCTTGTTTTTTGAATCTTTCAATCATTGTTTCAGCAGTAGGATAATCTAATATAAAATCGTCTTCACTGCCGTAATTGATATGTTTACCTCGCAATAATTCCAGACGTTCTTCTTTGCCTGATTCGTCAATATAGTGTGAATCATTTGCAGCAATTAAGCTTAACCCATATTGATCAGACAGATATATTGCCTTTTTATTGATTTCAATTTGCAACGGATCATCATGAGTCTGAACTTCTAGCATTACATTTTCTTTAAAATGCTTATATAGAGGCATAAAAATCTCATTAATTGAATCCTCATCTCGTAATAATCCTGCTACACATGCAGTTGTAATATAAACATCATTGGGATCAAGTTTTAATAAATCAGATAAAAAAAATCTTGGTTTATAATAAAACCCTTTGATGTTTGCCATACTTGATACATAATTCATCTTCTTTCTGGCTTCATCGGTTTTAGGGATCACTATAATATGATAATTCCTTTTGTCTTTTTGCGACGCATTTGGGACAATATATCCTTCGATGCCTGCAATACAACGCAATCCATACTTATTACACAATGTTCTGGCTTCAAAGATATCTCCAAAACTGCCATGATTCGTACTATAATAACTTGTATGCCCATACTCCAATGCTTTAAGAATATACTCTTCTTGTTTAGTATTTGTATCTGGGGTAAAGATATTTGACACATGATCGTGTTTATGATAATTGTTATACCGCATTCATTAATCCTCCAGCTTTTAATCTATTTAGTAGATCAGCTTCTTGAATTCGAGAGATATTGTGCTCAATGACATATTTTCTTGTCTTTTCATATGGAATACCATGAGATCTACAATATGTAGATAAACCAATCTGTTCTCCGTTCTGCATGACAACATAAATGTATCTTACTTTTTTAGAAATTTTATCGTTTTCTAATATCTTCTTTTTGATAATGTCAAGCGAATTAGGAATATTGTTTAAAATAATTTGATCAATAATTCTACTTGAATCTGAATCAAATCTTATATATCTTTTATCTGTCTGCTGTTTAGCATATAACCCAAATCTCTTTTTACACAGCTTGATATATAAATCAATTTCTTGCTGAGTATATTCTGCCAAACATAATTCCCACGCTGATTTACCTCTGCATCCATCGTCTAAGCAATGAAGAGATAATCCAAATTCATTCAATTGCCAAATCTTATTGATTCTTGGCATGTCTCGAATGTCCTTCAATTGATTAATAATTCTTGTCTCAAATCTGTAATGTGGTTTACACCAATACTTTGTACCAGAACCAAAATCTTTATAGCCACCTTCATAATACTTTGGCTCAGAGTTACATAAATCTTTTAATTCTTCATATTTCCAAAACACGTAATCCTTTTCTGCTATAGAATGACATTCAATATACAAAGGTTGCGTCTCTCTCTTATCAATATGCCCATCTCCTAATGTGCCAAATAAAATAATTTGATACTGTTTATCGGTTAATGTCTTATTGTTTTTGAAAGTCCAACAATTTAATTTATGAACTTCAGAACACCATTTCTGAATAACTCTTAACGAGGCACCACATTCATCTGCCATTTCTTGATGAGTCATTCCCTTAACAACATATCTTTCATAACACCAATCATAATCCTGATATGTGGCTTTAAAATTAGGATTATTAGACCTCATATACTTATTGCCAAGATTCAAATGACGACTTCGAGCCGCTATGGCTGCCACGGATAGATTCATTTGTTTACTAATTTTTTCAAAAGAAACTCCTTGTTTATACAACTCTTCTAATCTGACTTCTTCTTCTGGAGTCCATCTATGCCTCTTTTTAGGGATCACTATATCTTTATCTAACAGTTTTCCATGTTTTTCTAACTGCATATTGTGTCTGTTGCACAACTTCTTTTCTTTCCAAAAATGTCCGTCCAAAGTAGATGATAAACCGCAGACTGAACAAAATACTTCTTTTCCTGCCATAATCATCCCACCTCTTCAAGTGAATCACACACAGCTTTCAGCACAAACTTTCTTCCAAAGAATCCGCAATCAAGTGTAGTAACTGCACAAAACTCATCATTCATCATAGAATGGTCTTCCATATCCTCAAACGATCCATCATAGTTCCATTTAATGATCCACAATTTATCATTGTTACATGGTTTCAGGACAAGATGTTTATAATTGCTCATCTGACCAATGTCATAGTCGTCAATCTCTTCAATATAAACTCTTACAGGCTTAAATCCCTGCCCAGAAATACGATCAATTTTCTTAATCGTGTCAACCATTTTTCTTGTAATGTCTGAAATATCAAGCATAATATCGACATCAACTGTTGTATCTTCTGGTTTATCTGGAAGAGTTTCTTCTATATAAGAGGTGAACTCGGTAAAGTTCTTTCTAGGAATTTCAATACCACTGGCAAGTTCATGTCCATTCGCTTCAGCCAATTGACTATCATTACACATCTGTCTAAAGTCTTTGACACCAACAGCTCGCATAGATCCTGCGTATGTATCTTCATTTTTCTTTAGCACAAGAATCGGTTTCTGATATTTTTCAAGTAACTTGTTCCCAATTAATCCAGAAATACCATAATCAGTGTCAATAAAAGTTGTGATCATCTTTTTATCACTCTGAGCCTCACACTGCTCTGCAATCATTGGCATCAGCTGTGCGACCTCTTCATTTTGGTCTTCTTTGCATTGCTTTAACTGTTTAATATATCCTCGTAACTTTTTATTGTCATCTTCAAGGAAAGCATTTAGAGCAATTTCATTCTGATCCATTCTGTTTGCAGCATTAACCAACGGTGCAATACTAAAAGCAACTGCTGTGCTGTTGAATTCAAATCCACCAATAATCTTCTTAATCGCAGGATTTCTAATTTCTTTCAAAGCTTCGGATACAATGTAACGATTCTCCATTACTCTCATATCCATCATATCTGCAATCAGCCCAACGCCTGCTAGATCGACCAAATCATCTGCATAATCTGTACCATTCTGCTCATCAATATACTTGCAAAACTTCCAAACAACACCTGCGCCAGATAGCTGTGGATTTTCATATTCTCTCTGAGAAGAAACTAATGTGCAATAGTTGTCATAAGGAACATCTGGATCGATGGCATGGTGGTCTAACACAATCACATCAACTCCTGTTTCTTTTAAATCCTTATACTGAGTCTCGTCTTTATCTAAACTATCAACGACAATCAGTAAATCATACCCATAAAACTTAGCAATGTCCTGATTTACTAATCCATGCTGTTTGCCTCGGTTAATGTATACATCTACTGGATTTTCTGTCATGTTTTTTAAATATCGTGTCATAATGGCACCAGATGTGATTCCGTCAGTATCTGTATCAAAATGTACTGCAATACGTTTATCTTTGTATACTGCATCTACCAAAAGCTTATATGCTTTATCAATATTTTTTAAGTCATCAAGAGGAAGTAAATCATCTTCCGTAGGATTTAGAAAATGTTCTGGATCATCAATACCACGCTCCTGCATGATAATTTCAAATACCTCATCTTCAAAAAGTCCTCTGCAATCGTTCAAAATGTTATATTTCTTCTTCGACGTCTTCATCCCCTATCATTTTTATTTCGTTTTCTAATATGTAATTTAACTTTTCTTTTCCCATATCGGACGGTGATACCTTATTGGAATACTCACTTAAATTAAAATTCCAGTATCCTAACTCAATCTCAGCAAATCTTGAGTATCCTTTTACCATGTCAATATTTCTCATGATATTCTCAATATCATAGCCAACGTCATGCATAAATATTACTTTTTTAGGATTTAATTCCAATAATAATTGCACCTGTTTCTTGCTGATTGTTCCACTGCCAAGTGCCACACAGTTTCTAATTCCATATGTAAAACACTGCATTACAGATTTCTCTGCCTCAAATATCAACACAACACCGTTGGCTAAATACTGATAATTCTGAGAATATCCATATAATGTTTGAGACATTTGACACGGAACATCGTAGAAATATTTCATTTCACCATCTTCAACGTCATAGTTAAATCTTTCTTTTACACCAATTAATTGTCCTAATTGATTTCTAATCGGAATTGCGATTCCTTGAGATGATGTATCAAACCGAATGCCAAAAATTCTTTGTGCTTCAAGTGATATATTATCTTTAAGGAATCTTAAATTCCCTACATTATTGTATTTATCTAATATAGATTCATCATAAGTTTGGATTCGAACTACATTGTGATTTCTAATCCTTTCATAAAATCCGCCAAAAATACCTTGTCTATCAAAGAAATCATAGTAATCAGTAATCCCTAAGATGTTTTTAACAACTCCTAAAACCTCTGCAAAATCAACTCCACGTTGCTGCATAATATATGAGAACAAATCTTTTTGGATTGCTCTAGCATAATCATGCACAAACAACGCTTTGTTATTTTTCAAATTGATTACTATGGACTTCTTTGAAGAAACCTCATCTCGACCAAATGACATATATGTGTTTCTGATCACTACATGACAATAATCAAAATGCTCCAAGACTTCTCTTATTTTTTCAGGATTAGACAATAGTTCTTTTTTTATATTGTCTAACATATATCACACCGCACATTTTAATTATTTAATCTCTCCATGTTTAAATCTTGCCTGCGCAACCTCTCTAAAGATACAATGATCACCATCGAATTTAAGTAGATAACCAACTCCTGTATCTGATGAGTTTGAACCGCTTCGACATTTCTCAACAAATAAAGCTCTCCATACCGCAGTTCGGTCAGGATGATATTCTTCCTCAATCCATTTGTCATTGACTTTTTTTAGCCTAAATGGACGGCAATAGAATTTGCTCTTTTCGTCAAGCTCTTCATCATACACGGTTCTCATCAAGAAAAGATTTTCTAATACTTCTTTGATCTGCTTAGAGTTTGAAAGAACAGAACTATCAAGAAATAGCCTTCCTCTCATATACTCTGCTAACTGCACAGATGCCAGCATGATAATGTTGTATTTTTTTGCAAGTTTATCTAACTCTCGACTATCATGAACCAAAGATAAGTCAGTACGATTGCCTTTAAAATCTCCTTCTTGAATCTTAAAAGTGTCATACAACACTGTGTCATATCCATAGCGAAGTACATGCTCTCTGATTTTCTTTTTAACAACAGTCATGTCAGCATCATTGATAAGTAAGAATTTTACCCTGCCTTTATACTGTTCTCGCCATAACTGTTGCACGTCTTTTAGTTCTCTTCGGCTTGCATCATCAATCTGTCCAGACATCATTTTCTTTTTTGTCAACTTAAAATAACGATTATGCTTCGCCAAAAGCCAAATCATAAACTTGACTTTAAATTTCTTTACTTTTTCTTCGTTTGAAATGATCAATACTTTCCTATCATAATTCAGCAATGCCATAAGCAAAGTGATAAACCATGTTGATTTACCTGCACTACTGAATCCACCCATCATAGTAAGTGTTCCCTCAAGAATACCCATGATCTGTCTGGATAAGAACGGAAAGCAGTTCATTTCTTCGCCATTAATATCAATCCCTGCCACATCAAATGGAACTCCATTTTCTTCACCTTCCACGCAGGAATCAATAAAATCATCATCAAAATCAATTTCTTCTTCTTCCAGAATCTTACTGGAATATCCCGTACCATATGTACTTAGTCTTGCATCATACCAATCTGTAACTTCCTCGGCAGTCATTCTTCTGAAAAGTGTTACTGGTACGATTTTCTTGCCGTCAATGTCTATCTCTTTGAACAGGTTAAATCCATCATCATACATCTTCAGCATAGTGTTTTCTCTATACAGAATGTCGATATACACATCAAAATTCTGTGTGTTGATAATATCTATCTGATGTTGAATAGAATCCCATCCTCCCATGTCAGTGTATCTTTTTATAGCGTTCTCAGACAGGTTGGATAAAATCGTGATTTCATCCAGAGAATAGAAACCCTGTTCCCGTAATTTTTTAAGCATAGAAAAGTAAAAAAGTCCATCTTTTGTAATGAAATCGTGTTGTTCGAATGTAGTGTCATCCAAAAGCAACATATCTTTAAAGAAACAACTAATTACATTTCCCTCTGCCTCCATACGACCTTTTAATAATTTTGACGGATATTTGTCTTTAACTCCTGCAACAAAATCTGCTATTCTTTCTCACCAACTTCCGTCAAAATATCGTTAATACATCTACGAGATTTCTTTTTCTTCTTGTATTTAGTTTTTTCAGCTCCGATATTTTCATTGATCTGCTTGCTTACAACATGATGTTTAACAATAGTCTGTTGTCTCTGTGGAACTCCATCGTCTGAGTCCCTATAATCAACCAGACTATTTTTTAAAATTGCTGAAAAATATTTAATCTTAGCAAATTCGCTATTGTATTCTCTCCCAACAATTCTTGTTAAATATTCTTGATTGTCATGCAAGTATTCTAATATCAGCTTAAATCCGTAAATCTTGCCAAGAGCATTTACTTCCTTATTTAATACAGTGTTCGTTACCGTATAGCCGAAAATATCATAAATACAATAATATGTATCATTTCTATTTTTGCGGTTCTCCATCATTTTGTTATACTCAGCTTCTGAGCAGTAGTAGGCATTTGGTTTACCTTCTACTGCTACTTTAAAAGCTTCGTTTCTGTCTACTTTTTTGCCGCAAATTCTACATTTTACAAGCATTGCTCAGACTCCTATTTCAGCAGATCATACATTTCTTTTAACCCATCATCGTCGACTTCACTAAGTTTTCCATACTGCTTAATGATTCCTTTGACTTTTGTTTTTAATTCTGCGTCTTCACAAGTTTTACATAACTCTTTTACATGTTCTCTTAAATCTTCTGGATAATCGTCTGATGTATCTTCATCAATATCATCAACGACATCTTCCATTAAATCTTCGTCAGCTTCTGTAATATCGTCTTCAATAATATCATCGATGTCTTCCTCGATCTCATCTTCTGGCTCTGGCTGAGGAGTTGGCTTTTTAGTTTTTTTAGAAAGAACTGTTTTAGATTTCTCCATTCCGTCTTCTACCACTTCAATGAAATCTTCTCCCATATTTCCTTTGTCAAATACCATATATTCAGGAACTGCATCAGAAGCAAATCTACCACCAGCGTCAATTAATGTTGTTCCACGGAAATAAAGTTTTCTAATTTCATCTGTAGCATATCTCTTAGCTTTATCACCTTCACCTCTGACTTCAACATTTCTGTCAATTACACCAGTGAAAGTTACATCAAAGATATCACCAAAAGCAGATTCATAAGCACTTACAAGATTGGATGTTAACTGCTGGTATCCGTCTTCTTCTAAGCCACCTTTTTCTCTGATAGTTTTGAATTTTGTATGAGCAATTCCCCAAACACCAATGCCAGCATCTTCGATATCACTCATGTAAGCTTTGATCATGTCTGCTGTATATCTCTGTCCTGCCTGATAGCCACCCATAGCAGCGTTGATAGTTTTACACTTTTTCTGTCCTTCTTTATTGCTGATCCTGATTGTCTCTTCTTCAAATAATGGACAAATTTCATCAACGGTATCAAAACAAACCATCTGAATATTGTGTTTTACTGGAACATATTCTGGTTTTCTCTTTTCATTGCGAACAATTTTGCCAGACTTATCTCTTTTGAATACTCTTTTGTTAATTAAGTATTCTTTTAACTCTACCGCATCTTCATATGAAGTAATACGCAGAGTGTTAATATTATCTAACATCCTTGTTCCTTTTTCGAATCCGCACTGTACGAGAAGTCCATATGACGGATCTCCATATTTTGCAACAATTACATCTCTGAACAATGTAGTTTTTCCGAACTTTTTAATTGATCTAAGATAGATTGACAGGTTTTTAATATCTGGTTTAATTTCGTTAATTACTGGTAATTCCATATGTATAATTTCTCCTTTTAAAGACAGTATTTTGTTTTATAAATCATCAAGCGAGTAAAGAGCTAAAAGCTCTAAACTCTAATCGAATAAGTCATCATCGTCATCATTATCATTATCGATTGATTCTTCTGAGAATAAATCTTCGTTCTCGTCAATCTCTAATGCAGGTACTTCCATATCTTCTGCTGTATAAACCGTGTCCTGAACGCCCTCTTTAATACCGTTGCGTGATGGCTTAATTAACTGATACTCTTTGACTTTATCTCCATAAGCACTTCCGCCAATCGCCTTTTGAATCTCTTCCATAGTAATGATTCCACATTCAAGATCATCTCTCTGTTCTTCTGAGAGCATGTCCTCTGTAAGTTCTACACGCTGAGAACCATTGATCATATCTACGACAATGCCGTATTCCATGTATTTGTCTTCATCGTCGACAATGAATTTTCTCTTTAAGCCATTAGCCTTCTTGTATCCGCTTTCGTCTTTTTCTTTATCAGGAACTGGAATAACAACTGTTGTTGGAACGGCTAATTTTTTCTTTCTGCTCTGGATGTATTCAAAGACAAATCCATTAACGTAATATTTACCGTCTTCCTCAACACTTGTTTCGTCTAAGCTCTCAGCTCCAAATACAAAACTCATTGTTGCTGTAGAATATGGTTCATCATCATCTGCTGCGAGATAAATTCTGTTAGGAATTAGATTCTCATAAAATCTTTCTTTGTCATCAGAATATGAATAATCTCCACGTCCTCTGATATGGAAATTGCAATCATCATATTTGCCACTATCAATGACTTTTTTGATAAATTCTGCGTAATCCCATTCAGAGATAAACTCATGATGTCTCTTTTTGCTCTTTTCGTACTCTTTTTCAAGCTCATCTATGGACGTTAATCCAACTTCGGCAAGATCTTTATCCGTAATATCTTTACCTTCTTTGATTTTTTCTAAGGCATTTTTTAATTTGTATCTTCTTCCTGGTTTTTCTAGGTCAAAAACAAATTTTCTGAAATCTGATACTTCTTCCAATTTTGGAGATGTTAATCTGTCTTTAAAAGGAATCTGAATTTTTTCTCCATCTTTGATTTTCTTACCACTTGAGTCGTATTCTGGTTTGGAATATGTATAGACATCACCGTGTCCATCTTCGAAACTTCCTGCGTCAACAGTTAACATATGTCTACTGTCACCGCATGTCACATTAAATAACAGTCTTCTTCGTACCCAGCCTGACTTTTCATATTTTGTCTCACTGTAAGGGTGAAATTTTTCTGTGTCCTTGCTAATGCTGAGCTTTCCTGTCATTTCAAAATTCATTAAATAGAATTCCTCCTCTTGTTATTAAATTTGTTTAGTTAGTTTTTAGTTTGTAAATAAGTCATCAATTTATATCCACTGTCAACTCTGCCAAAGCCAACAGGAACAAAAAATAATTTTATCTGATCGGCTTATATTGTTATAATCGTTCTATTACGTTTATAACAAATGCGTCAAAAAAATAATAAAAGTTGTTTGCGTTATTCAACTTTTATAATCTGGAAAATGTTGTTGATCGCATTCTTTTAATCTTTTGTTGTATCGCTTGAAATGATGTACCAAACATTTTTGCGATTTCTTGATATGTATAACCTTTTGATTTTAAATCAACAATCATTCTGTCCTTATTATTTAGTGTGTAACATTTATCTTGAAAATTCAACTTGAAAATAATATTTTTTTCAAAATTTTCTTCATCCTTTAAAAGAAATGAATTTTCATTTTTGTCTTCATCCCAATCATCTAACATATGATTATATGAAATAGTATTCATATCACCTTTTCTTCTCTGCCGAAATCTATATTTGTTATATACCATTATCTCATTTTGTATACATAAATATGCATATGTCGAAAATGATTTAGATCGTGTTTCATCATAATCAATTGCTGCCTTACACAACCCAATGGCAGCGAATCCATAATAGTCATCAAAATCTTGTCTGCGGATACCGCATTTTGTCATAGCAGAGTAAATCAAATTATGATTTTGTTCCACTAATTTTCTCTGTTCGTCATTTAATTTCAACGACATTTTCTCCTTTATTTACTTGTGTTTATGCAATTTATCCCTTGTAAAAAGGCTCCCATTGTTTAGGCGGAAATTGGTTTAATTTCCAGTCATCAGGATAATTATAGGAGATATGACATATTTGCCTAGCTCCCCCGTCCCACAATTCTAAAAACGGACATTTACTACTACAACCACAACTATCTTTGTTAAGAGCACAAATATCTTGAATTGTTTTTAATGCAACAGCCACTGCTTCTTCTGTATACTCTCCATAATTTTTATCAAACATATACACACCTCCTACTTTTCAAATGCTCGCCACGTAGTATCTGGATCATCTGCAATACTCCAATTATAAGGCTCAAAGCATGTGACCGTACACGTCGGAGAATCTTCTTCTATTGTACATAGAGGACATTTTCTGCAATCTTCATATCCGTTTACAAGATAATATTCGCACGTATCCTGAATCACATGCAGTGCATTTAAAATTTCTTTTGGCGTATGTAATTTACTTTTCTTTTCTTTCTCCATTATATTTCTCCTTAATTGTATCAATTGCAAACTGCAACGCCTCATCTTGAATTGTTGTATAATCATTTACGGAAATCATATCATTTAATACATGGATGTACTGTGCCGCATTGATTTTAGTAGATAATAGGTTTTTGGAATCTCGATTCTCTATGTCGTTCACAGTCAGTGTGTCGCAAGCATTAATACACGAATTTACCAATTCGTTCCATAGCGAAAAAACAAAATATCTCGCTGCAATCGGCTGACATTTTAGTTCATCAACTAGCGGTTTCGTCAGTTGAAACGTATCAAGTAAACTACATATGTTATAATATTTTCGAAGTATATGATCTTGCTTATTTGATTCAACCTCACTCATTGGAACTACTAAACTATCTCTTAATTCTTCTAACTGCCCGTATGTAAATACTTTATTATTTTCTTTTTTCACTCTGTCTTTCCCATTCCTTTCTCCAATAATCATCTTCTTTGATATTGCCAAGTTTCACATATTGATCTGGTTTAATTTCTCCTAAATCAATCATATCAGAACCATAAACAGATAACATCTGCCACGCCAAATCTTCATCATTATAAATAATCAAATATACGTCTTCGTCATCGTCGACCATCTGTACTACATCATATTCAAACTCATTTTCTCTGCCTGTTGATCTACAGATAGACTCTGGCTTAATTTGACATCCGTACAGAGTAGCATTATCACATCTTGGGAATAACAACCACTCATTACCGATATATGCTCCGACAAACCATTTATTATCACATTGGTTTTGTGCTCGACAATACATTCCATTGTATTGATAAAGCTTGTTCATTTACATTACTCTCCTAACTCAATACCGCAAATTTCTTTTGCCAGTTCTCGTACTGCAACACGACTTACCCAATCTGTCTGCCAACCATTTATATGTGGTGATGACCAATCTACGAGACCATTGTCATACATAAATTTCAGCAAATCTTCTAAGGTATGAATGTCTTTTTTAACCTCATTTACCTTGCCATAAAACTCTCGTTTTAGAACCGCTTTTATTTCTGATTCAGTGCGATATATCTCTTCTAAAAGAACCATATATAAACCATGTGTTATACTGTCTTGTATCATTATATATGTTAGATCGCCAAGACATTTAATCTCCGTAATAATTCCAGACTTAACAGTATATGGTTCACCGTACCAAGCAAAATACACTTCGTCTCCAACTTTGAAATCGCCCATCTTTATCACCTCTTTCTAGCACCAAGCCCATAGAATTAGCTCAATTAAGAATACTACATGTAACATAATCCAGAAAAGAAATACCGCATGGACAGGTGAATCCCAATTGTCCGAGTCATCACGAGCAGTAATTATGAACCAAACCCAAGCAGCTACATACAACAATACGCACACAGCAATTGAAAATATTCTGATTGTTAATTTAACATTATCTATCATTGCATCCTACTATTCATTGACTTCAACTGGCTCTAATTTGTCTTTATTTTTAACAAAATCCAACATGACTTCTTCTTGTATATCTTCATATAATTTGTCATAGTATGTTTTCTTTAATTTAAAAAATGCTACTTTCAAATCTTCACAATAAAACCTACCTCTTTGCCCATTTTTAATTTGCCGATAAGGATTTTCAGGGTGCTCATACACAACAGAAATTGTTCCATCTCCATCATATGTAGTCTCCATCGAAATACTACCATTCTTAAGAGCATGATACATAACCTGATTATCTTCAATAAAACCATATGGATGCCACTCATAGTCATCAGGAATAACAGTTGGTTCAATAACATCAAAATATTTTTCCAATTCATCTCCTGACATCACGCCAAGATGTACTCCATCTACACCAAATCTAAAATTAATAACATTTTCATCTGTATCAATCTTAACAATCTCACATACCTCGCCAAGATTATCGAAGCATCCCATTGGCTTCTTTAATTTAATCTTATGATCTGTAGTTAATTCATGAATATTGATCATGCTGCCACCTTACCTTTCTTGCTAAAATGTTCATTCCATGCATCGACCGCTTCTTGTTGATCAGCGGTTAGAGGATCATTGAATCTTTGCAGTGCTTGTACTATTCGTCCATTTTGTATTTCAATCGTCACTAAAGATTTGTCTGGCTCTTTTACTCTTCTCAAGAACATGATATGACATTCGCCATCAATGACTCGATCTATGTAACTTGCTACACAATTATTTTGTTGCACTGCTTCATCCTTAATATCTTGAGTACAATTTGGATAAAAGAATCTCAGATCTTTATATGTAAATTCGTATTCTTTATTAATACGTTTCTTGAAGACTTCTTCCGAAAATTCTTTTTGTAATCTTTTGTAATTTCTTGTGACAATATCCATTGTTGTTTTGAAATGTCTTGGATATCTATCAAATTTATGACTGATTGCGTCCATCATACGGGCATAATCACGCAATTCTCCGAGTAACCAATTTATACTATTGGTAGCAGCTTCAAATGTAATTATTCTATCTATATAAACAAACACATCTGCAAGATTATAGCCATAATCCTGATTTAAAGCCTCCAAAATTTTCGTAAAACGATATCTATGATTATCCTCAAAGAAATTTATTAAATATTCTTTAGTTAATGTCATATACTCTGTCTGTAAAATCGTTTGTACATAATCTGGATACATCTTATAAAAATCAACAAAATCATTACTTAACAATCGTCTATTCTTCACACCAAGACAATAATTTCTCAACCATTTTGGTACTTCATTAATTGAATATTTGAAATCTTCTGTGACTTGTTTGTGTGTAAACCCTATAGCAAAGAACTGCTCGCACATAGAATACTTACTTGCATATTCAAACAAAGTTCCTAAATTATAATCAATGAAGCCCCATGTAGTTCTTCCCATTTCACAATTTCTTCGCCAATTTACATATTTTAGAAACTCTGCATAATGTGGATCGGACACAAACAATTTATCCAATTCATCAGCTGAATGTCCAGACAGAATATTGTTCAAAGCTTTCACTTTCCTGCCGCTCTTGCCATAGCAATCACCATTTGATAAATCATATTTGCAAGTTTTACCATCATCCAGATGGAAAATAATAAACTTACCTTGTTTTTCTGCCGTGATAATGTTTCAACTCCTTTCATTTCGCCTCAAATCCCTATTTTATATCATTGCATTTACACCCATGCTCGAATACTACAATGACCCATCTTAAGATAAAAATCATATATATATGTACATAATTTTTTCTCATCGTCAAATATCTTGTCAGACATTTGCACCCACCAAGCATGTAATCTTTTCTTTTCTGTATTCAAAACCAGTACAGGAATATGACGTTCATATGCAATTGCAATCTCCATAGATGTACCAATGCTTTTCGGATCATTCGCATTTACTACAACAAGATCACTATTTCTAACAAAATTTATATCAAATCTCATTACTTCTTTTTCTGTATCATGCAACTCTGTTTGAAAATTGTAATAATCAACAGGGTTAATAATATTAACTTCTTTCATATTAACATTAAGAATCCTACGCATAGCAATAATTTGATTGCAAATTCTTTCTCTCCAAGCATTCTGCTCTTCAAACGATAAATCCTGCATACCGCCTGCTAAATAAATCTGAAATACGTCACTCACTATTTCTTTCTCCTTTCATAACATAGGACTCAATCAATCCTTTCTTTAGTCGGTCATTCATATCCTGAATGGCTTCATCGATTGTTTTAAATTTACATGAACAAATATGCTCTTTGGTCAAATTAACAAATGAATATGTGCCATCTGACTTGTTCCTAAAAATAACAACCACTGATTCTTCTCCATTTGGTTTCTTAACAATGAATCTGAGCGCACCTTTTTGTGTTTCCTTTTTGTTTTCAAGCAAGATAGTATAATTGATTTTTAACCAGCTACCATCTGCCCATACTTGTTTAATTTTTTCTTCAGCATTTTGAAGTATACAATGTCTATAATCAATACTCTCGATATTATAGACAAGTGATTCAATGGCTTTTTTATCATTTTTTATTGTGATTTGACCATGCGTTCCATTTCTTCCATCTGCAATCGCATCAATAAATTCTTCTACAGTATATTCTTTATCAAGCACAACATCATATTTAGTATATTTATCGTTATCAGAACGTGGGCGTTTTATTAATTTAAACATCCCTATCACCTACTTTCTTATCAAATGTTTCTTGCAAATTTAACCAGAACTGCCCATCATCAGCAAACCCATAATGGTTTGCCATTGTTGTCGCAAATTCTTTTGTAACACTTTGTGATCCGTCAATCAACCCTTGAACATAATCAACATCCATGCCAATTTTACTTGCAAGCTGATAAGGAGTTATCCTGCAAGATTCAACAAATTCTTCTAAGCATTCGCCAAGATGAAAAGCAATTTCGTCTCCAATCTTTACATACATTTTTACACCATTCCTCTCACAATTCGTTCATTTGTTGTCATCAAGAAGTTATTGATACGATCCCAGTCTGGTTCGTCTGGCAAATCAGTATTCATATAATCATAATCAAATTGATAAAGTAATCCTTCAATAAAAACATCGTATGACTGATTTGGGAAATATTCTGTGTGCTCATTGTGTTTGCCAAATCTATATGTTTTATGCGTACTATTATATCCTTCTTTGATCTTTACAAGATCTTTTCCTATGTCATCCATAGATCCTAACATTGTTCCGTTATGCAATAATTCAATGCCCTGTAACAATAATCGAACTGCGTGCATCATTGATTTATTAGCGTATCGTTCCGCCTTTTGCTTTTCTTTCTCTGAATCTTTATTTTTATAATACTTAAAACTCGTTCGAGTCAGGCAATCACATATATATCCTTTATATGCATGATAAACTCTCTTAGATAAGAACATATCTCTATTTTTGATCAACTCCATACCAATATCGGATACATACAAATAGCGATCTGGTGCAAAGTATAGCAACTCTAAAAACGTAGGATTACCCTTAGCAAGCATGTTGATCATCTTAATATGCGAATGTAGCACAGTATCAACGTCTTTACGATCATCGGTCTTCTCAAGATTGTTTTGATTATTGTTCAACAAAATCTCTCTTTTATCACTAAGGAAAACACCACGTAAATCAATGTCAGAATCCTCTGTGTTTGTTCCGTAGGCATAACTTCCACCTAACGTGAGAAAAGCGATTTTGTGCGGATAATCTCGCAAAAAGTCATACTCTGTAGACGAGTTTATGTAATCCTTTACTTCTTCAATTGTCATGATCTCACCTCTTTTATCCACATAATGCTTTCTTAAACTGTACAATATTTTGACTAACCCACTGATGAGTGATTCCAAGCTGACTTGCAATTTGTCTTTGTGTTAAACCTTTTTGCTTCAACGTGATAATCTTTTTATTTCTCGGTGCCAATTTATCAAACTCATTTTGAAAATGTACCTTTGTAAGCACCTCATCCTCTACATTATCTTTACTCATCAGTGTTGTTCCGATTGTAATATCATCTTCTGGTTCGTATCCTGCCAATGGCGTATCTAACGATTCAGCATTCCTATTCATTTTTTCTGTTGGTCTGTGCCATTTTGTATAATATTGATTCACTTCTGAACGTAATACCCAGAAGAGATATGTACCAAAAGTTCCTTTAGACTCGTCCCATTTTAATGCTGCTTTACAAATTGCCATACGACCAAGATCCATATATGTATCAAAATCTGTAAACTTTGTAAAATATTTTTCATGTAAATGCCAAATCAAAGAATAATTATCTTCAATCAGCTTTCGCTGTTCATCATTTAGTTTCTTCACATTTCTTAGCCTCCTGTTCTTTAATAAATTGCTCTACTTCATCTGTATAATCTAACCCAAAATAATACTCTGCATGTCTTCCAGGATGAGGCACAATCATATCTATAGCATTTGGGACTTCTTTTTTTATTTCTTCATAAATATCACCACTGCATTTTAATGTACCCATTAAATCATGTATAGAATATTTATTTTTAATACATGGAATTGGAGGGTCGTTAAACAAGTGGCTAATAAAAGGATGTATGCTTCGTTCATTTCTTGCTTTTATATACGCTTTGTCCATTATATCTTTCATTATATGTATAGCCTTGCAAACATCTTTACTAGCCAATTCATAAACTAATGCTTTAGTAAATTCATAATATACATCATCTGTATATGTACTATTAGAATATAATTTATAAACTTCATTGCCATTTGATTTATCAATACATATGTTATCAATAGAAATTTTCTCACCGTTTTTTAATACAATTTCATCACAACACAATATTGCAGGAGATGTAATATGCATTGTTTCGATTGGCACATAATCTGTATATTCATGCAAATAAGACTTCATAAGCATTTTTAAATTATAATTAAAACGATAATACATTTCATCTAACTCGTCACAATTTTTGTATTCTAAAGACTCAATTTCAGCAAACTCATCTCCCAGACAAATACCACGCACTACTTCGAACTTTCTTCTTCTATAAATTTCCACATCGGCTTCCCAATCTGGATCTCTGTTTTTACTAAAAGCAAGTTCAAATTCTCTTGTATTTTTCCTTGACATACATCACACTCCTAATACATATTTATCACATCTGAACCCAGCTGCATTTGGATGACCGCCACCACCATATTTCACAGCAAGCTCATACACATTTACTTTATCCTGTTCTGCGGATCGTAACTGATATTCCCACATACTACCATTGAACGAAAAACCAATGAACATATCATATTTTGAAGCGTCAATAGATTCGAAGAAATCAGAATTGATTAATGCTCGATTGATTGCATAGACTTTATGTCCTTCAAAGGTGGTTTCAAAACCATATGCTCTAAGGTACTGTTTTGCAGTAGAAGACAGATAATCCTTAATTCCTAAACCATCTTCAATCATATAATCAGTTAATCTCTCAGCTTCACATAATCCCATATCTCCATTTAACTTATCCAATAAATAGTTCATGACATCAAAATCATATGACTCAAATGCATAATGGAACGCCTTAACATATTCTTCTGATTTTTTACTCCACGAGAATGTATCCCACAGAGCTGTATATTTTGCCAACTGAGGAGTATTTTTAGAGAATTCTCGCAATAAAGAGGTCACATATTTCTCATCCGTCCTCTCAATTTGTTCCCAATCTTCGTCACATATATATTTAAAGTACAACCATGTCAAATTCGCTCCTGAGATACCTGCTCCAGTGATCCGAATTCCTTTTACATCGCACTTAAAATCTTTATACGCTTCAATCGTAGATTGGTGATGATCGATCCAAAACACATTCTTTGTAATACTTAACAACTGCCACAGCTCTTCTGGCTCAATGCTGTAGTCTACGATAAATACGAATTCATCCTGTTTAATGTCATGAAACGGGAATTTCATGCCGTAATTAATTTTTCGGAAGTCCTCTGGTTCAAATGCTAAACCTCGCTGTTCACAGGCTTTTCTAACGTAAAAACCAGATACAATTCCGTCTTGATCAACGTGATAAAAACATTTCATTCTTCTTTCTCCTTTGTCTGCTTACTTTCATTAATTGGTTCAACATATATTTCCCAATCATCTGCACATATATCTTCTGCAATAGGAACCCAAACTTCTGCATTTTCTCCATCAAATAAGAAAATAATTGAATCTGTTTTATATTCTCCCATACCATTACACTCAAAATAATCATTAGCTAGTTCGGACGAATAAATTTTTAGATATGATTGTTCACCCCATGTGCGTCTTTTTATAGTTGTTTTATGTGTTTTTATTGCAGCCATTGCTTCTACAAAGTTCATTTAATCATCACCTCTTACTTTCAAAATCCCACCCGTGTTCAATCCAATCATTTGCAAGAATATCTTCTTGGGTAGGTAACCATCCTAGTGTTATAACTCCATTTTGATCTCTACATAAAAGCCGTTTCATTTTATATCTTTGGTCGAATGGAATAATCTCCTGTTGTTCTTCCTCACACATCATAAACACATAATCATAACTCGTTTTTGTTTTCTTCCAAACGCTACGTCGATATATTTTATTTGGATTTATTTTCATATCTTGCATTGCCATTTCAAAAGGTATTCCATTCTTTTTCTTTTTTGCCATTTATTTCTCCTTTACAATCTTTACTTTGTAACCAAGTTCTTTTTCGATTTCTGCAACCGTCATTTCTTTTGGCGGGGATAAACTCATATTTAAACTATCAATATCAGATTCCATATTCCAAACGCTTCTGTAGATCAATCGTCCCGTCAAAATACAAATTGCTTTCTTAACTTCGTCTGCCGTCGGTGGATAATGATCTAATGATGAAATAATATGTTTGTAATTTTCTTCATTCAATAAAACACGTTTAGAATCGATGGATGTATTCTCTTCTTCCCGTGATTCAATATATAAGAAGTGGTTCATTATATCTCTCCTTTCTCAATTTCTTCTTTAATATTTCTATATGCAAGAGCCTCTTTGGACTCTTTGTCATTGATTCCATTTCTTTCTAACAGCTTGTCCAATTCTTCTGGATTCAACCGATCAAAGAATCGTTTTATTTCCTGTTTACGTTCTTGTCTTGTTTTCATTTTTTGTTTAAATTCCTTTAGTTCTGTTATTTTTTATAGTTGCCAAACCCCCAAATAACATAAATCCGACAAAATAACATAGATTTTAGTGAGTGCTATAACAAACATCACTTTTGGCGTACTCAAAAACTATTTGAGCAGAATATTTTTATATTCCAAAACACACCAAATATTTTAAAATTTTTATTTTGTTTCTTAGTCATATCTACTTCACTTCCTTACCATCTGGCATTATAAATTCCCAATATCCATCACTATTTTCAACTTCTTTTGGTTCTTCTTTTTTCATTTTCTCCATCAATTTCCGACCTCGCTCAATATCTTCTTTTGTCCAATTTTCTACTTCGTCAATCAAACCTTGCAAAAACTTCAATGATTCTTGTTTACTCATGAGTCTTACCTTCCATTTCTTCATATAACTCTCTGAATTTTCGAAAATCATCCGCACTACCACCATTGTCTGGATGACTTTTCTTCATTGCATACTTCACTGCATCCTTAACATCTGAACGAGTTTCTTCCTTATTGTATGTACCATTTTCTTTGTCGCTTGCATCTGACATAAACGACATCTTGTCTAAGATCAGATTTACATTTGTCTGCCTCATCCGATCCATCTTCCTTTCATATCTCAGGAATACTATCGCTCCAACAACGCAAAACCCAATCGCATAGCCAATGGCAAACTCAATATTGGCTCCCATATTAATTACCTCACTTTACATTTTTTCTAATAACACAGTAACGGCATCGTCAATAGCCTGATGCATCTTTTCTGCCTGGTATTGTGACTCTGTATACATACGATCATCTCCGTATATTATTGGTCTTTCAGGTAACCAATGGTTTTGAATATCTCTTAATATCCTAATAACCTGATCATCAAACATCATATCTAATTGCTTCATATCATTTTCTGTCCGAGTATGCAGTGATACATCATTATCCTTGTGAAAATCACTAACACGTTTATCTTTTCGATACAAACTATCAAATATTTCGTTACCAATAATGTTACCAACAATCGTTCCCAATATAATCGCAACTATATTTATCATGCCTCATACTCCTTTTCTTTCTTGTATATCTCTGGATAATATTTTTCTACAAGCTTCTCAGGATAACCAACCATTCTATGTGTTCCATAAGGTTTCCACATTAGATATTCACACCAATTAATGCTATTCTTGTTTATCCAACTAACATCTTCGAGCATTTGAGTATAAATTCCTTTATCATTTCTAATAAGTTTATTTCTGTTCCATGCTTTGACCTCAATCATTACATCTTGGACACTAACTCTTTTAGCAAGCCGACATAGCCATTTTTGTAATTCTCTATATGTTTCTTGAAATTCTCTGTCTCGCAAACTGCCTTCGACTAACAAATAATATGTTCCCTGTGTTTCAAAATTTCCTCTTCTACCATTTCCCAAATGAGTTCGTTGTTCAAATTCATTACATGAATCGCTCATATCATATCCTGCTTTTTGAACTATATGTATATTCATATCGCTTTCAGACCCTGTTACTCTAGGCAAATGATTCAATGCAGTTTCAAGTATGTATCTTTCCTCTGCTTGTGTTCTTCCAAATGGTCTAACTTCAACAAATCCCTTTACATATGTCCACCAACTCATTTCTCATCATCCTCTCTTTACATAAAACTCAGATTTCACACTTAGTCGTATATCTTTTCTCACAGCCACATTTCTTACACCGATAAACCTTTTCACACTTATAAGGCTTAGTTGATTTCTCGCTCCAATATATATCTGAATTAAATATCTGTTCCCAATCATGTTTACAGAAACAAGACCTGATATACCAAATTAATCTTCTCATTTAATACCTTACACCTCATATTTCACTCAATAAGTCTTTCACAATTACTCGGTCTGCATCTTTAACCTTTTTTGATTTTGTTGCTGCCATGAACTTTAACCACTCTTTTCTCATTTTCTTTTCATTATCATTTAGGTGTTCGATGACAATTAATTGCTTAGAATTAAGTTTGTCGTGACTAGAAATATAGTTATTCCATCCGTCTTTCCAAAACAGCTTGTTTGAGATAACTAATGCATATCCCATCAATGTTTCTCCATTTACCATTCTTGATCTAAAACACAGATTTCCATTTTCAATGGGATTATTTCTCATATCTTTCATTCTTCATCACCTTCTTCTGGTCTTAACATAATGCCAAGACCTGTACACATTCCTGTAAGTTTCTTATCCATTGCCTTAATTCTTTTGTAATTGTAATAGGTCATATATGGTACTCCAATGCCGATCGCTGCAATTACCATAAACGCTAATACCCAAATTATGTAAAACAAAACGTCCATTTTATCTTTCTCCTTTTCCATCTACTACTATCGCCTGAAATCGAACCACCATACTGTGTAAAAATTCTTTTGAAAATATGTATCGTCTCCGTCATCAAGTTCTGTGAAATATTTTCTGCCTCGTTCCTTAACATCGTCTTCATTGAAATAACTATATGCCCATGCAGGAATTGTGTAAGATTCCTTATCTTCTAAGCAGAGATTTAACAAATCTTTGATCATCATTTGCAATTCCTCTTCATCATATCCCTGCGTCATTACGTCAAAATATGGGATATATGCCATATATGGAACTGAGTCATTCTCATCTTTTAGAACTACGACAGGAAATGTTAGATTGTAATTCATATCAGCCTTGCTCCCTTGGATTGTAAATATTATTTTTTCTTCATCGGTTGTATCGTCAGTAAGTGCAAATAGCGAAACATCTCTAAGTGCGTATCTGTATCTAATATCGTTTACACCCTTTCTTCTTATGTTTTTTCTTCTTATATGGCGTACAATCACGAACATTAACCCATGACCATCTAAATGCTTCATCAAGATAAATCAAAAAGGCTGTATAAGTGTCTCCACAACTGCTAGAATCACATTTGTCTGTGCAAACTCCATACACTTTATATGGTTTTGCATGATATAAAACTTTCATAATCATTCTCCTCCAAAATAAATCCACCACTTAGTAACATTGCAATCAATTTCTTTTTCTTTTAATTTTGCAATCTTGCGATAATTGCTTTGGTATGTATCCATCTGTTCTTTAACAAGTTCATTACTTCTTAATTCAGGATATGTTGTGAGCAATGCCATTCCATCACCAGCTTTAAATTCTTTGTATGTATCCTTTTCATGATTCATGTAACTCTTAACAGTCACATCAATCTTTCTCTCAAGTTTCCGATTTTGTGTTTCATACATTTTAATTTTCTGATTGACGCCTTGATTTTCATACAAGTTACTCAGTAGCAAACATAAAACTACGATGACAGCAAAGTTAATCGGAATTAACACAACATCAAAATCACCAGAGAAGCAACCTTTGTAGATTATTAAAGCAATTATGGCGATTATAAGTATCAATATCACCATTATTCATCCACCTCACAATCAACATCAAATAGATATTTCATGATACGTTTTGTACCGATTTTGTTGGCAGCATCCTCTGCAATTTCTGGAGAAGTAAAATAAATGCCATTGATTGTTTGTGATGCATATAAATATGCCGTTGTTAAATCTCTATCTACAATGTCATACCTAATACAACAATGCTCATTTTCACCATCCCAAATTAGTTTTTCCGAATTATTGTGTTCGTCAGCATATCTCTGCAACTCAACATTAACCTTCTGTTTTTCAATAGCAAACTCTGTATCCTTTTCAGTCTTAAATACATTACCTAAAGCTAATCTTCTCAAATCTGATGCTCTACCTTGCCATTTTGCAATACCGATCTGTCCATCATTAGTGATGTAATAATACTCATCTCCGTTCTTTAACCCACATGGATTTGTTTCTTCTTTCTGTTCTGATTTCTCGCAGAACTGCTCAAATAATGATTTAAATAAATTCTGCTGTACTTCAGATAATTTTGAAATATCAATTGTCTTTGCTATACCCATTTTCTTTCACCTCACTTTATGCTCCAAAGATGTATTTAATGATTCTGTCTCTTCCGATTGCTTCAATTGCATCAACTAAAACATCTTTTGATGTAAACATAACTGTACCCTGTATTTTTGTTGTAGCCAATGTATCGCAAAGAAGTCTTTTTCCGTCTTCTTCACATCGAATACAATAACAACGATTGGCAAATTCTGTGCCGTTGTGTTCCTTTGCATACCGCTCAAGTTCAACTTCTACTTTTCTTTTCTTTCTTGCAAATACTGCTTCTTCTTGTGTTTTAAATACGTTGCCTAATACCCATCTACCGTTATCGACAATGCTATTAAACCATATTGCGCTATAAATAGATCCGCTACCATCAATGTAATGATATCTTTCACCGTATTTTGGTTTCCAAACTTTAGACCCTGAATTAGTTTTTTCTTTTGGTTTCGCTCTTTCACAACATTTATCAAATAATGCTTTTATTAGATCCTGTTCTGCCTCTGGCAATACTGAAATGTCAATTGTTTTTTCTGTACTCATTTATTTTCCCTCGCTTTCAAACTCTTCGATTTCTTTCCATACCAGAACACTTTTGTCACTATAATAGCTTGCCCTTTTAGCTGTCGCATTTCTCCATCCATAAGAATCATGCCATGTTCTGTTTACGCAACCGCCTTTTACGGTTACTAAAACATCTTTGCTATCTTCTGGCAGATCATCAGGATTTTTTCTTAAATCATGCCATCTATACTTTTCTTTATATTCTTTTAGCTCTTTGAGTTCTACCAGACACTTTGCAAGCTGCTCATGATTTAAGGCGCAGCCAATAAGCCTGTCAAGTTCTTCATCGTCTGGATTCGCATGACACAACATGGCTTCTGTGTATTTCTTTGTTGCCATATCATTTGCGCATTTAATAGTTTCTTCTAAATTCATTTGTTTCTCTCCTCTCTAATCATCCACCAATATTCGGACAAATACATTCCCATTTGTAATCGTCAAAATTAATCTCTTCGTCTTTTAAAATTTCACCATTTATAATTTCGACATTTCGATTGAACTGCATTCCTTTTTCAAATCCATATATCTTCATATCCACTAAATACTTTTTAGATGTTTTTAACAGTTCTTCTGAATCAATATCATGTGCAAACTTTGAGTCAAGCGCTACAGTGACAATATCTTCATCTTGATAGTCAGAGAAAAATTCATCAACTCCCAAAACAAAACCTCTATAAGTATTTTCAATCCAGTATGTTTCATCAGAAGTAATATCTCCAAACTTATTTAAAGATAATGAATGCCCAGCACCAACAGGTTTTAATCCTTTTAACATAAATTCAATCACATTTTTCTTTTTTCCTCGGACTTTTAAAGTCCCTCGACACCAATTTGGCATTTGCCTTCTCCTCTCTAATCAATTTCTGCGATACTTTCTACGAAGCAGTTGTAGTAAATATATCTCTTACCTTTGTAATCAAACTTGACATATCCACCGTCATTTGTATCAATATCAATTTTTCCTTTATATTCAGCAATCTTCTTACCGTCTGCCGTGTATACTGTAATGACTCTATTCATACCGCCATTCCAATCGCTTTTCATATCAACGATTTCTCTTTTGAATCCTGCGCATCCTGTCATTGATCCTAAGCAAATCGTTACTCCTAAAACCGTTGCCAAAATTTTCTTTCTCATTTATTTTTCTCCTTCTTCTTTATAGTAATATCCATACAAGCAGCAATCTCCAGAATCCCATGTGTCGTAATAACAACCGTCTGAAATTGCAACTACATGATTCGCAACATTTACCAAGTAATTGCCGTGCTTATGATCTTTTGCAAAGCTTTCAACCGTTGGTCGTTTAGATCCTTTTCTGTTGCTTATGCCCTGATAAGCAAATCCGTTATCGAATAAATATTCTTCGTAACATTTTCGCTCTGACGGCATACACTGCATATCCCTTGCATATGGTAACAACTCATCAAATGTCGTTAACCATTCTTTGTCAAGAACCTTCGTTAATGCTCTGATCACGCAATCTGAATGATTGTCTTTCGTATCTTTATCGTTTGGTTGATAATATCTGTAAATTTTATTTGACATTTTCTCACTCCTTTACTTCATTTTCTTGAAGTTTATCTTTCATTTGTTGAATATAATATATCACTTCTTGCAGATAGTGTCAATACAAAATCTTCAACTTCTTGAATATTTTATTTTACATCTAGTATGTAATATGCTACAATATAGATGTGGAGGTATATCATATGATAAGTTATAAACCGCTTTTCGTTACTTTAGCGAAAAAGAGTATGACAAAATCTGATTTGCGAACCGCATTGCATATGAGTCCTGGTACTATTGCTAAGATGGCAAAGCACCAATATATCAGTCTCGAAAACATTGACAAAATTTGCTTATATCTTGATTGCAAAGTTGAAGATGTTATCGAGGTCATACCAAACGATTAATCAAAAAGACTTTGACCATTTAGGTTAAGGTCTTTTTTAGTGGAAACAACAGGAATCGAACCTGTGTCGGCAATTTATATGTGATGAAAATTAAAATGTAAATAAATAAAATACTTATATGGAGGTAGAAAAATGAATGTTTATGTATTGCCTGCTCTACCAACTGAGCTATGTTTCCATGACTGGCATTGTATTTCAAATGCCAGTTTTATGTTTGTGAAATTAATTTTTTATAGATGAGTCTATCCGCTATTTACGAGCGTTTTTCATCTGATCTAATATGGCTTTAGCTTCCTGCTGTCGCTCTTCTTGTTCCATATGATAATCCAATGTTTCTGCACTAGATTCATACGCAATGGTAACACCTTTGGCTTGTTCGCTAAGTTTCTTTGCTCCTTCTCGAACCTCTTCCAAACCTTCCTGAGCAGCATTTGAACTATTATATTGATCTAAATTTTTCTGTAATTCTGCAATCTGCTGATCTGCCTCCATCTGGAGAACTACAGTATCTTTTTCGCCTTTTAACTTAATGAGCTGATCATATGCCTGGTTTTTAATTTCTTCCTGTTTATCCTTTGTGGATTGCAACTCTGGGATTTTCTTTTCGTACACTGATTTCTGTGCCTTTAGCGTGGCTAATTTTTGAGCATAATACATTGCTTTTTTATCATCATGATTATCAATGTACTGGTTGATCATTGCCTCGGTTTTAGAAATTTCTTCTTTTGTTTCTTTGAGATCATCTTCCATTGTTGCCAATCTACCAGCTACCGTTGTGTATGTACCCATTGTTTTCTTATAAAAGTCCTGTTTCTCTTTAATTGCAGTATTATATCTGGCTCTTGCTCCCTCTGGAGTCATTGCATTTTCTTTGATCTTTTCTGTAACTGTTCCAGATGCCACATTTTTAATCTGCTTTCCATTTTTAGTAAATTGCAAATATGCGATAATCGCTACAATTACACAAATAATAATAATCGTCATAATAATTTCTCCTATTAGAACTCACAGTAATCTGCTGGCTCTGGTGTTCCAAGATTTTCATTATCTGTAGATTCTACTTCTTTATCTTCAGAAACAAAATCTTTTAACATCTTTGCAAGATCAACACCTGTAGATCCTTTAACACCATCTGATACCTGATTCACAACATTCATAATATCTTTTGTTAATTTTGTTGTGTTTCCTTCTCCATACATAGTGATACTTCCTACATTTCCTAATGGTGCGGCTGCATTTTTAACTGCTTCTGGGAACATCTGACACATCATTTCTACAATAGATGCTTTACCCATCTGTTTCATAGCTTCTGCTTTCTTTTCGATTGCTTCTGCTTCAGCAATACCTTTAGCTTTGATTGCTTCGGCTTCTGCTACACCCTTTACACGAATACCTTCAGCTTCCTGCTCCATAGCATATTTTGTAGATTCAGCTTCTTTTTCTTTGGCATATTTGTTAGCTTCAGATTCTTTCTGTTTCTTGTATAAGTCTGCATCTGCTTTCTGCTGTGAAGCATATCTTTCAGCCTCTGCCTGCTTCTTGATCTGTGCATCTAATGTCTGCTCTGTTACCTCAACGTCTTTACGCTTCAGTTCAATTTCCTTTTCCTGACGCATAATATTAGCATCCGCAGTTACAACTTCAATTTCTTTACGTGATTTTTCTTCCTGAATCTTGTATGCTGCATCTGCCTCAGCTTTCTTTGCTTTTGAAATCTTTTCAAGCTCAGATTTTTTAATCTCCAGATTGTTATTCTTTTCTGCAATCGCTGTTGCTGACTCTACCTTTGCATCATTTGCTTCTTTTTCAGCCATTGCTTTTGCTTTTTCAATATCTCTTTCGCTTTCAGCTCTGGAAATAGCAGCCTTCTTCTTGATTTTAACAACATTATCTACACCAAGATTTTCAATAACATCATTATCATCCATAAAATTCTGAACATTAAAACTGATAATATCTAATCCCATTGCAGCAAGATCTGGCTTCGCATTTTCTGTAACAAGCTGTGCAAATTTCTGACGATCAGAAACCATTTCTTCGAGACTCATCTTTCCAACAATCTCTCGCATATTACCTTCCAGGACTTCTCTTGCGACCTGTCCAATATCGCCTACTGGCTTATTTAAGAAGTTTTCTGCTGCAAGTTTTAATCTTTCTGGATTACTGCTAACCTTTACATTGACCGCTGCATCTACATTGATATTGATATAATCTGCTGTAGGCACAGAACTTGATGTCTTAACATCAATTGGAATTAACTCAAGATTAAGATGATCTGCTTTTTCAAAGAATGGGATTTTTAACCCTGCCTTACCAATTAATGTCTTAGGTGTCTTTCTAAGTCCAGAAATAATATAAGCTTTATCTGGACTTGCTTTAACATAACCGCTACCGATAATAGCTCCTACGCCACCTACCGCAACAACCACTGGTACCACTGTTCCAATTACTTCAATCATAAATATCTCCTTTGTTATAAAATTTATTTATCACAACATCATATATAGATGTTATAACCTAGTTACTAAATACACCCACCACATGAGTTAGGGCGAAAATCTTGTTCATTAATTGCTTTGAAAATTTGACGTTGAATTTCAATATCTGTTGTGATTTCATCTAACCAATATTTATTAGACTCAATCCATTCATCTTGCTTCAGTCCGTCATAATATGATTCCCATTCTTCAACCCAACCTTTGAAATACCATCTCTCATATTTCTTATATGTATTCATAGGTTCTGTGCGTAAGTCTTCTGGAATTTTGTTGGTGACATCCTTACCGTCAACATAAAGTTTCCATTCTCCAACACAGAGTGCAAAACCACGACCTGTCCATTTTGCTTTAACTTTCATGTTTAATCATCCTCTTCAATTTAATTTCCTAATGCAATTAATGAATTTCCACATGTAATTCTATCTGCGTCTTCTTCTTTCGATGGAACAAATACAATTACATCCCAACCGTCTTTTACAAGTGGTTGTTCAAATTTTTCATATACATCAAAATCTGTTACAATCTCATATCCTTCGTCAACTGCTTCAACTGTTTCATGGATAGGAGTAATCTTGACAATGCATTTTTCCTTATCGAAATACTTGTTCATCAAATCTACGTCTAAATTACTTTTGGATGTAACAGCAAAATTCAATGTATACTTACGCTTCTTTGGCATTGGCAACCAATCAATAATGCCTCCGATCTCTGTTAAAGATAATGAACATCCTCGAAACATTTCATTTCTTTGTTCTTCATTAAGAGTATTGATAGAGAACTGAAGACCAAAGCCATCTTCTCCACCATATTCAAATCCAGTTTTAACCCATTTATGTAAAAATTCTTTTAAATTATTATTTGCCTTTGGCATCATTGTAGAAATTACTGGATGATATGTGTTGAAATGTATATCACTGTCTGGATCTGCTAACATATGTGCAATCTGTTTAGCCGAAGCAATTACATTTTGATTAAATGTAGGCTCTCCCATTCTTGCATAATGTACATTTAATCGTTCTCCATGTCTGATTCCTGATAAAGCAATTCCAGAAGTGATCTCCATCATTAACTCTGGCAACGATGCGTTTCCTTTAAATCCAAGTTTAGGGCAATCACAGAAATTGCAATGCATCGGGCAACCTTTCTGCGACGAAACAGTCACAACTAATTTTTCTCTAATATCAACTGGTTTATGTTCAACTTTTTCAATTCGTTTATCATACCCAAGAAAATCTGCCTTAATGTTGTTTTCCTTGCCATAATCACCAACGAATAAGTATTCTAATGTTAAATCTGTATCGGAGATAATTTCTCCTGTATGTGTGTCTGTAATCTGTCTCATTTTCTCTCCTTCCTTTAAATTACTGTTTTATTAATCAAATAATCCATACCCAAAGTGCTGTCTCAGTTCATGATTCCAACTATTAATCGATTCAACTTTTCGCTCTTTGACAAGCTTATATCGAAAATCTTTAGGCATAGACAATGCGATAAAATTCATAATAAGTTTTGCACAGTCTTTCCTTTCTTCGATATAATACACGCCATCTTCTTTATAGAAATCAACCTCTTTAAAACACCCAGAATTATTTAAAATTTCAAATGCTGTTTCGCTAATTTCTGATTCTTGATACTCTGTCCAAATCAGTCTCTCACTTCTACGACCAAGACCTAGCCCCGTATAATCTTCATTACAATTAAAACCTACTCCTAGCTTTTTACAGCTGTCTTTATACGCTTGTCGAATTTTATGAATATCATAGTTACAATCAAATAAAAAACTTTCTGATATTTTATGCCCATCTTCCGACCAGTCGCCTAATTCTAATTTATAAATCATTCCAGTCTCCTTTCTTTAGGCACCCACCCGTCAAATATGACGAGCAGGTATATCATCTTAATCTTCTAAAGAATCAATCATCGCACGTAATTCTGCTTCTGACATCTTCTCAATAGCCTCATCCTGTTTCTTGGAAAGAGCATCAATATATTTTCTCTGTGTCAGTTTCTTATTAATACGTTCCTTCTCAGCAAGTCTCTCATTACGTTTTGTTATAAAGATATACTTCACAATACCAATCGCAGCTGTTAACTTTGGATCAACATTTGCATCATCCAACAGACTTTCTTCTGAAGATTTAACTTCCTGATCTTTCAGATTTTTATAAACCACGTCTAAATCTTTATCAGATAAATCCCATAAATCTTCTACGGATAATTCGCCCTTTGTTGATGGGAATCTCAATTTACTTCTTGTTGCCATTTCGAATAAATTTTCTGTTGTCATAATTCAATCTCCTTTTTATATTAAAATTTAATTTTAAGAACTCTTTCAGTAGCGCCCTTGACTTTGACGATCACATCATCTCGTTTTGTAGAACTAAAACCAATTCCTGATAACTGGTTTTGATCATATGCGACATGCATCTTACTTCCTAAAGCCTCGAATACTCTCTTGTGCTGTACTAATTCCTGTTTCAAGAACTCATTGAAGAATCCATTTGGAGTATCTTCATTTACACATCCGTTTAACATGAACAGATAATGTTTGTGTCCAATACCTGTCTGTTCGTCCCAATAGTTAGGTGAATAACACATTACTGTGACTGGCACAAACTGATTTGTATTGATTCCCCAGATTTCTCTTGAAGATGTTGTTGATGGAAGTTTCTCTTTGATTGTGAATACTCCATCTTTTAATGTAACTGTAGCCACTGGCACGTTCTGCCCCTGTCTTAAAGGTTGATCGTATTCAAATTCATAAATCTGACCATCAAATTCAATCTCTGCTGTAAATCCTGATGTACCGTTACTATGACAATAATTGTGTACGAAAAATTCATAATCTCCATCAACCATCTTGGATTTATCTGCCCATGTGATATTCTCTACGGCAGGTTCGCCTTTTACTGGATTAATCACATCAACATCAAGTCTACCTCGTGTTTTATGATCAACCATATGGTTAAAGAAAATATGCTGACAAGGTGTTTTACAATGTGCATCAAAATCATCTCTATTCCAATCTTTTCCTGCGTTCCACTGAATTGAAAATCTTAGGACACCATCAACTGCTCCGCCTGCGTTCTTAACTCTTTCTTTCATCTCGCTATCTGTCATATTTCCTGAGTATGCCCAACTAAAAGGATTACCCCATTTCATCATATTCTTGGCATCTTTGTTTACAGGTGCGATCAGTGAAACCATATTCTTCTTATGTCGATTTTCAAACAGAACTTCTAATTCTTTTGCGCTTGGAAGAACATCTGATACAAATTTCTCTGCACTGATCTCTTCTACTTTAGAGAATTTCTTAGGATTTACAGCAACTTCCTTGCTCATTTCATCAAAAATATCTAAGCCACCCTGGATACGTGGTGCTGCATCACGATTACAAAACAGAATATTGTTTACTGTAATATCGTCAAGTCTTGCAAATCTACGCTGCAATGAATCCATATATCCTAAATCGGTTACAGTTTTCTTTGCATCCTCAAGCATTTTCTTCGTAAAAATTGCCTTTGGTCGTTTGTAATTTGCAGGAGCTACAACATTTTCATAAGCTTTTACTGCATTATCTAAATCCATACCTTCGCTGATATTCACAAGTAATGTACCGATACTATGGTTTCTAATACGACCAATTACATCTCCGATCGTCATGGCTTTTGTCCATGTGTATGTATCTTTTTCTTCATCTGACAAACCGTTGTATTCTCGCTGATATTTTCTAAAATCTTTTAATACTCTTTCCCATTCCTGTCCTCTATAAAGAGTATTTGAAGCAATCAGTTCTAATACTGTATCAACAGCTTCTTCTGTAATTTCATCAAGTGATCTTTTAAACACATTCTTTCGATCTCTCACTTTTGCTTTAATTGTAGGAATATCAGATTTCCTTTCCAATAACCTCTCTGGAATCGGTGTATACATATGAGTCCATTTGATAATCTGCTTATCTTCTGTATACTCATTTGTGGTTTTTGTACCAACTGTATTTGTAAAATGTCTCCAAATATCTTTGATCGGCTTTGATTCGACATATGTTCTTAAGGCATCAACTACTGGCTGAAATACTACATCATCTGTGTCGATCTCCCAGATTGTATGAATCTTGCCGTCAACAATTGCCACAGCTCCACCGATTGTTTTAATAAAGTTTCGGCAATGACCACAGTCATATTCTCGTCGTTTGCGATACATTTTGTTTGTTCCTTCAGGAAAACTACTCAGATATACTTCCCACAGCACATCTTTATCAATATCAGTTTCATACAATGTAGAATTGTTTTTCTCTACATAGTCGAGCATTTTATTTAAACGCTCTGACAATTTGTTTAAAAAATTGCTCCAGTTTTCATTCATTGGCGTACACATAATTTATCTCCTTTTCATGTATTATTTAATTGCTACGAAGATTTCATAACTCTTATTGTCATTGATATAAATTTCTTTGCCCTTGAGTTCTGGGAAATACTTCTTAGCAAGTTTCTTAAATTCCTTAATCTTTTGACCATTCTCGTCCTCATATGATTCTTTAAGTGGATCAAACATTAATTCTTCTTTCTTTACGACAAAGAATTTTGCATGAGGCAAACCTTTTCTTTCTTCTTCTCTCTGCTTGTCATTCTCAAGAATTTTTTCTAATTTGCATAAATTTTCTGTTACTTCAATACAGCTGCTTGGATATTTCACATATTTGTTTGTCCAGAAGTCAACTGCATCATGAGCACCTGCGTTGCCGCAAAGGTATTTTAATACACAGGTTTTGAAGCCATTTTCTCTTTCATACACATCATTTCCTTCTACATACGCAACAGTTTCCGATCCACAAGTCCATAAGATTTTAACCATTCCATGATAATGTTTAGTTTTGAATACTGGCTTACCATCTTTTTCAATCTGTTTTCCGTTGTTATCTAACACTGGTTCCTTCACTGTAATTTCTTTGTCAACATAGATTGGTTGTTTGATCATTTCTTTTAAATTCTTCGTATTCATATCTTTCTCCTCTTCGTTTCCTGTAAGTTCATTCATGATCTCTTCAAGTTTTTCTGACTCAAATGTTAAAGTTGCACTCATTTCACCATTCCAATCAATATGTGTTGGTGCATAAGGACTCAACCCACGGTCGTCATGTATCATCCATGATTTCCCTGTGGCTGAAAGCTCACCAACCTCATTCTTTATTGGTTCTGACGTTGCGGTAATTGGTTTTTGCTGATAGTGTGGCAGAGCAGACACTTTTCTTTCTGAAAGTGGTGGTGGGGCTAATGTTCCAATTTTTATTTCGTCAGCTAAAATCGTACCTGTATGAATCTCAAGATCTTCATTCATTGTTTCCTGTCCTTTAGGAAAAATTATTACTTTTGATGTATTGGAATTTACATAGCCACATTTAAGATATTCCTCGATTAAATCGCCATCAAATACCAGTGTCCCATCATCACGATGTACCATAATATATAAGTAACCAGTCGTATTCTCAGGAGAAATTGCGGCTAACCCAGCGCCATATATACTTTGTACTGGATTAAGATAATAATGCGATGCTCTTGTGCTATCTGAATAATATGAAATTCTTTTAACTTCACAAATAACATTATATTTTGGCGACATTATACAAATACGATCCTTTGTATTAATTGGATATATCGAAGATTGTTTTAATTTCGCAAGAGTCCCATATCCATTCTGTATCCACACGCCTGTTTTATTTTCGTCCATATAATTCTCCTTTTCTAATGTATCAATTTGTTACTTTACATTTTTCATGGTATCGACATTCATCGACACTCAATACCTGCGTATCCATCTCGAATACCCAGACAGTATTGGAGTTTATCTCCTTTCTAACATAATATTTACATTTCAATTTTGCACAAATACCTGTGCGAGTCATCATATATAATAAGGAAGAACTCTACCCGATTATATTCTGAATCAGCTCATAATACTTTGTTCTGCCGACATATTCATTCGGCTCTGAGCTTTGTAACTTCTTTTTCAATGTACCAATATCTTCTTTATTATTAATGCTTTCCTGCATTACTTCTACATATCGAATACATTTCTTAATCTGTGTATGTAGCTCTCTCATTGTCTTGAGATATCCAACAATCACAGCTCTCTTCGCAGCATTGATTTTCTTTCCTTCAATTGCATGAAGAATATCGCTGATTGCAGAATCCGTGTAAGATAATGACTGTTCCATCTCAAATTTCTTCTGGCTTAACTCTTCGTAGTCATATGCCAAAAGACCTACTATAGCACGCTCTTCTGCTTCAATATCGTTTAGGATAGATTTATCCCATTCAAAGTCCTTAAAGCAATTTCCGTTGCTTTTACGCTTACTTTCTCTACGAGACATAACATTTCCAGTGTTACTGCCATCAAATTCTTGGATATAAAAGCCTGATTTTATCCACTTCATATCACGATTTTTAGATCCAAGAATACGCTTTGCTTGCTTTGATGTGAACTGAGTTGCCAGATCAAGACAATCCGCTTGATAGTATTTATTAGCTTGGTATGGGTTTCGTGCTACATACTTACTTCCATCCGTAATTATGTATTTCATACATCACTCCTGTATTTAATTGTAGTTTTTGGAAAAATTTTCATGTTGACGAACATGTTTAGAATTGTTATAATGATTTTAAGGATATTATTATCCTTTCAGATTAAACAATTCTAAATATCAAATTCGATTTTCTATCGTGCTGCCAACACGGTAGATTCAAAAAATCTTTTTTTGTTATCTATGATTTGTTTAGTTGAAATTTTTAATTTGTGTGAAAGTAGAAGTTTTACCAAAGACTTCTGCTTTCTTTTTTATTGTCTGTATTTTTATTCCAACATTGTATCTCTCTTTGTATGTAAATTGCAGGCATTTGATTATGTCAAATATGTCGTCCTGCCTAATATGAGAAAACAAATTCTCATCTTGAATAAATTCGATCCAATGATATGAAAGATCTTTATCTTTTCCATAGATCTTCATCTTTCTATCATCTGCTCGAATCTTATATTCACTCAGAAACCACGATGACATTTCTGATGAGTGTAAATCAAGTACATCAATATGCATTTGATTTGATTGATTCGCTACTAACATTTCTAATATTTGATTGTCCATACATATACCTTCCTTTATTCTGCCATTATTTGATGTACACGATAATTCTTATAGTCCTCGTCCTTATATAGGTAACCAATACTTTTACCAATTACCGTTTGACGATCACTAAATTGTTTCTTTTTTATTCTATATGATATATAATAATTATAATAAAAATCAATTGCAATATCACTAAATTGACGTGCGATTATAGATCGTGCGATTCCTTCTTTTGATTTAATATAATATAAATCTGCAATTGCCTTGATATCCATTTTAGATTTTAAATATTGTATAAAACCAGAATTAATAACATCAATGGTTGTCAATTTCTCATAAGATAAAGTGTTACCAGTTAATTCTAATTGAGACTGCACATTATTATAGATCCTCTTTTGCTCTGCTTGATATTCTTCTATATTATTACATTTTTTTCGTGGTATTAATACAAAATCATCATATATATTCGTATCTCCCATTTTCAATTTATATTCATTCAATGTCTCGATAAAATCTTTGGAGACTGGCTTCCCAAGAATTGTTAAATCATTTTGATTAATATCTGAGAATTTTAGATTTCTTAACTCCTTTCCATTTATCCCATTATATAAACTCACAATGTGAAATCTAGTATTCAATTTGGTATCGGCTGATGCATTGCACGACATCAGATTCGAAATAAACGCATTTATTTTATCTGGTGTAACATAATTAACATTAACTCTATTTGAAAAATATATATCAACTGCTAATTGCAAGTTTATAAATTTATCATTAATAAATGGATTATATTTAATGTAATTTTGTTCATATGCATAAGTATATAGTTTAACGAGCTGGTCATATCTTTTTTTAATAGAATTCATACTTTTGGTTTTTTTACCTCTAGTATCTGATAATATAGCCTCTTGGATTGTACCTGGTGCATACGTTAACCCAGATTCATTGTCGTCCGCAATATCGGAATCTAATAACCAATTCCATGTTGGGCGACGTGATTCTGATACGTGAGAATCTATATAATTTTGTATCAATTCTTTATTATTCATAATATTCTCCATTTCTAGGATGCCATTGCATTCATGTACGATAACATGCCGTTTTGTATTAAAATGCCATGTCCTATTTTTAACATTAAAGATAGATCAGATATTCTTCCCCAATACTCTAAAAGATTATTCTTTGGAATTGTTCTTCCTTGCTCTAAATACACCTGTGATACCATTTTTAATCCATTACTGGTATTTGGATAAATGGTCACATGTGTCGGTATCCAGTTCCTTAATTTTTTTGTAATTGGATACACGTTAATCTCGGTGCTTGTATTATTACAAATATTATTAGAATATACGATGACTGGTCTTTTCCCATGCAAGATATGACTACCTTCAATTTTCGGCAAATCTGCAAAATATATTCCCCAAACTTGAGGATTTTGATATTTGCCATATACATATTCTTTTCTTTTTCTGTTATCGTTTCCTTTTCTTTCTTTGTTAGTATATCCGTTCATTTTTACGTCCCTCAACTTTCCCCAGTTGCATTTTTTGTTTTCATGAATTAAATATACCATACTTTTTGCACCCTGTCAATAGGTGCAAGAAAGAAAGTTAATTTTTATTGTGAACAAAGAATCTCTACATTTCTTATTATAATGCTACCATAGAACAAAATCAAGATATTTTTCGAACAAATGTTCTCTTTTTGTTCGAACACTTTACTTTGTACTTACTTGGAAGTGGGAAATACTGTCTAACTTTATGAGGATTATCCAGTTTCCATTTCTTTTCTTCAAAATCATAGTCACAGAAATCAAGCACTTCGCCCACACATCCATCATTATATTGGTAATCCACGATAACAGGATATGTTTTATATCTCATATAACGTGATGCATTATCTGGTTTTAGCGGTGGAATCTCTGCTGAAATCCACATAAGATTCTGGTTTGCTTTCTTTTCTTCCTTATTTTGTCTAATCGTATTTATCTTCATACAAAATTCTCCTATAAAATCCTAATAATTTGTTCGTAAATTGCAATCGCATTATCTCCTGGAAAGTTCTGGTTCACATGCATATGTCCAAAGAACCACTTTTTATATTCAACAGATTCTTTAATCTCTTGCAAATAATCCGTCAATATATCTGTTTTATACACTCCTGATCCTTGATCAATTTGACGTAATGCAGATGTGTATGGACTATGTGTAATTATATAATCCACTTGCGATCCATTCTGCTTCAGATTCATCATGCCTTCTGTCATTTCTTCTTCTGAAGGCAACTCCTCTTTCCACCAGCTCACATGATTAATGCGAAACATTTTATCATAATCTCTATGCCATTCATTAATTCTTGGATCGTCTTGCTCTAAAATTCCATCTTGAACATCGTGAGAACTAGCTCCGCCAAACGTAAAGAATTTCTTGCCTTGAATATCAAATATCTGCCCTCGCATGAGATGAAAAATAGAATCACGAATCTTATGAACCTTTCCTCCATTCCATTCTTCTACAGGATATTTATATAACCGATCATAATTCTCATGGTTTCCGCATACAAACAGTGTAGTAAATAGCTTACTGTCTAACCATTCCAGATTATATTTTTCTTCTTTTGTGTCATGCCACAATCCAAAATCTCCACAAATGATTACATAATCATCCTTAGTCAGCCCTACGCCTTCAGGAAAAGAACGACTGTTTAATCGAGTCATCCAATCACCATGCGTATCTCCTGTTACAAATATCATAAAATAACTCCTTCCAGCAACTCTTTTAGTGCCTGCATATTGTCCTCATGTACTCTATCATCTTGATCTGCATCATCTTTGCCAGTCTCATAAGCACACTTGATAATCTCCATAACTCTATCATAACTCACATTAATAACATTTTCCTTTAATCCGTTAAATGCTCCGCTGATAATATCCTTATACGTCTGAGCAATATCATCGAACAATACATGTGTTTCCTCTTCTGTAATTGTAGCATATAAAAACGTCATTGCAGGACTACTATGATTCAGTAATCTCATAAGTGTATACAATACATTCTGATCATCCTTATGATCAACAAGTGTCCAGTATACAAAGTTTTTTCGCAATGTATGTGTACCAATGTTATCCTCAATTCCAACTGCTTTAGCACCTTTTTTAACAAAATCCAAGGCATTTGCTTCAGTCATGTGTCCTGATCCAGACTTACATGTTCCAAAAACATAATCATCCATTGGAACTTCTCCATCAACCTTGACATCATATTTAGTTCCTGCAACAGCTTCAAAGAAAATATCCACTGCTTCGGTTACTAAGTCGTTAAAGTATACAGTTCTAAATTTCTTTGTTTTCTTTTCCTGCTTACGAGTCTTATCTTCCAATAAATCGCCCCATTTGAGTCTAACAATATCAGAGATACGATATGCTGTATTGTTTCCAACTGTAACCAAAAGATTGTTTCTGGCAGCTACATATCGTTTGTACTCTGTGTACGATTTATCAATCTGGTCTCTAAAATATGCATTAAAGGCTGCAAATTTTTCTTTGTTCTTAATTGGATACACTAAAGATGATACGCCTTTTTGTTTATTAGATCGAGTCCATTTAGGATTTCCGTCCTTACGTCTTTTGATCTTTGCTTCAGGTTCTTCTGCGTTATTATTGTTTGCTGTTTTAATAACTTCAAACTGTGTTGCTGCCATGATAATCTCTCCTCTCTTAATTATTCTTACACTCTCTTAATTACTTTTTCTATTTCCTGTGCCAACAGAAAATCATTTATTGCATTTTCATCGTCAGTAATCAATGTATATTTCCATACTGGGGAACCATGATATGATATATCTTCAACCTTAAATAATGCTCTTTTACCAGTGTTATTTTCTCTATGATCTGACTCCAATAACTCTGTATGAATTCCCCAACTATCATATAGATGTCCATCGTATAGTATTTGAGCCGCAGCTATTAATATATTATATTTACTCACATCAACCTCTGTATTCACTGTTCCGTATAATTTCATTGTTCCAATCTCCTCTCTAATTATTGCACTGTTCACGTACTTCTGGTCTAATTTCTACTTCGATTAATTCCATAATTCTCACTCCTATTCTCTAAATTTAGGCAAAACAAAAAGAAGCCCATAAGCTTCTCAATCTCATTCTGTTATTCAATTTCTACAATGGTCTAATAATATCAGGATTCATGATCAGAATACTATCACAATCCCAACCGTAAAGCTCATAATATAACTCGTAATCACCTTTTGATAAATTAAGCTTAATTGCATCAACTCCACCTTCGACCATCTTCTCAAAATCTGGCACAACGCCCATTGTATCAAATAAATATTTTGGGAGATATCCCCGATAGATCTTGAGTTGGAACCTGCTTTAAATCGGCTTTCTCTGTCCATTCAACAATATTTGCCGAATCATCCAATGTAAATTTAAAGTTTTTGTCCAGTTTATCAATTCTAAAATCATTATCAATACACCATTTCTCCCACGGCTGATCCGCCTTTATATCCGATGCCCATAAACCGCCAAATGGTTTGTTAATTATGTTTCTGTTCACAATTGGCATAAACAACTCTTTCTCAAACTTATCACTGCCGTAGTGAATATAAATATTTTCTGACATTTTTCCATCCTTTCGTCAAACTTATCCTGTCATCTGCTTCTCAAACAACTGTCTTTCCAACGCACCAAAATCATAATCACGATCACATTCCAAGTGTGCAATGTTCGTTACCTTTGGCTTTTGTTTAGCGTTCTTCTTAGCCTGATTCCGTTCCCAGTTTCGTACTGCTGCCTTCCAGTCTTGCATTTTGCTATTGCCCATCATCCAGTCTTTGGCTGTGTAATAATCCACAAACTCTTCTGGATCAATCCCATTGTTTCTTTGTTGACAATATCTGGAGACTTGCTCGCAATCAGGCGGTGTGAATCGCTTTATATTATTATTATTATATTTATTATTATTCTTTACTTTCTTTTTATGTGTCGCTTCTGCGTCGTTTTGGTGTCGTTTCTGTGTAGCTTGTTCGTCTACAAAACCTTGATAAACACTGTAATTTACTATGGTTATGACCGTCTTTTTAGTGTCGCTTTTTACATGTATGATACTGTCGTTTTCCAGTGTCTTTAAAAATTTGATAACCTTTGAATTACTCCACCCCCATCGATCACACAATCTTCTGATCGAAGTAACCATCGATCCTCGCTCGACTATTTCTAAGTTTCCATCAACATACTTAGGTTGATTATTATAACCTGCGAGAATAAGTAAGTCAATCATTGCTTGTCCTCTGGCAAATGGTTTGTCTTCCCATAGCCAATGATCTGTAATTTTCCGATGGAGTTTGATCCATCCTGTGTTACTCATGGCATCACTCCCCTCTATATATGGAGATAAAATTCTCCTTTCACTGTTTTAAATGCTTACCTGTTAATTCATCAATTGCATAATGTGTCATAAATTCATCATAACTCATTATACGTTTACCACAGTCACAGCATGTCATACATTTATTATATGTACAGTATTCAATAATTTCTTCATCTTGCAAATGTCCATCAAAACTATATATATCGGTTCCATTAGCTTTAAACCTAACAGCCATTCCACGATCACTTCCGCAGTGCGGACATTTTGTTATTGGTTTTCTCATTTAGCACCTCCCTATAATTCCATCTCTTAAACCCACCATTCGTACCACCGCCTATCAAATTTTCGTTTTATTCTTCATCAAGTTCCATATGATTTACATCAACAGGATTCTCTAATTTTAAAATATCTTCTTTCTGTTCTACAAGAGCTTGTTGGGCTATTGCATTAATTTTATTCTGTGCAAAAGCCTCGATTTCTCCTTTAGCTTCTGTAATTGTTTTGTCTATCTGATTTTGAAATTGATCAAAGATAAATTTTGAACTAGATTCCATACCTTGAGTCACGTTGGCAAGTCTTTTCAAAATCATTTCTCGATCGCCTTTTCCAATAGATTTCTTCGTAGTAAAAAGCTCCTTGACTTCATTATAAAATTCTTTTGCATCGCTCATACGCTCGTTCATAGACTCTTTAAATTCATTTGTTATCTGCTGTCTTTTATTGATAAAATCCGCTTCGTTAATACGTCCTTTACCACGTAAATATTTAATAGTACATGGAGTACCTGTTCCAACATTCATAGAAGTAATTAATTCCGCAAATTGTGATTGTGACATTTCTACTTCCAGAATCTCATCTTCTCCAACATACCAATCATCATTGAGTCCCCTTGTAACCACACCTTCCCTTAATACCATATGGATTGTATCGTTATGCTGAATGCTACTGCCAAATAAATTGCTATGCCCGCCATGAGTACGATTGAATGATAACATTCCAAATGATGGGTGTTTATATGATGTTCCAAGAGCATCTTCTGATATTATATAATCTCCTTCTTTCCTAGCATTTTCTCTCATTTATCCAACTTCCTTTCTATCAAAGTTTCATTTTATCTTATGATAAATTCTTTTGGTTCAAGAATTTTGCAAAACTTTGGTTCCATTTCAATTTCTTTAAGATAATCTATTACTAATTCCTGCAATTTATTTTCATATTCTAAAAATTTTCCTCTGTTATGATCCATATAATCAACATTCCAATCGTATGCAGGAATCCCTATTTTCTTATACATTTCATTATGAAGTTCCACTAATAATGACTGAAAATCTATCATCTCCTTGATTGGCACATATTCTGCCCGTCCAATGTAAATCATGTCTCCTTTTTTACAGCCACAATATTTTGCATCTTTGACACATTCTTCAATGGTTTCAAAGTCATATGAACTCCATTTGTTCTTGTTTTTGTTCCACGTATAACTCATAAATACCTCTTTCTTTTATGTCTTGTTAACGAATCTCATTGTATCAGTATAAACTCTTACATTTCCATACTCTTCATTAGGGTGTGTTAATAAACCAATAGGTCGACTACGGTCGTATCCTTCATTTTCAAACGCAGTCTTGCATCCGTCACACCCACAAACGTATCCTATTAATCTTTCACCAGTTTCAACTGATTCTGCTGACACGATTAAATCTTCAACGCACATAGAACCATATTTATCTTGTGGCGTGACTGTAATATTCATAATGTCTTCATCTTCTAAAATAGTAACATGTGTTACAATATAGTTTCCATATGGCACATTAGGGAATGGCATTGTATCAACAACACCCTCCCAAAGCACTTTATAATCGCTATCTTCAAGATAGACTACTACTTTTGAACGTCCGCCAGTATAAGTGATTAGCGTTGCTAAATCAATTAATTTTCCGCTTTGATCCATTGGAACTGTCATGTTTTCTTCTTTAAGCTTATCAATGGTCTCTTTGTACTTTTGTTCAGCAAATAATAATTTTTCTGCTCTAATTCCGTCATTGATTCTTTTAACAAATTCTTTAAAATCTAATTCTACATTTCCAATCTTAAATTCCACTGGGAAGGTTCCATCTTTATTTTGCTGATCTAAAACCTTCTTCATTAAATCTGAATCTTTATTACACACACAAGTAATAAATCTTGCCATCATTTCATTAATTTTGACATCTTCCATTCTTTCATTCCTTTCTAACTTAATTATTCTTTACAAGCTATAATACAAGTCGGATAACTATAATTATACAATTTTTTGAACAAAGATTCCAGTCTTCTGTATACTCCATCTTTTCTCATATCTTTTTCCGTTTCTACATTAGAATAAACAACAATATAATCAATGAGTTCATATTTAAGCTGCTTCATTTCCTGAATATATTGTGTGATGTCTTTTTCCATCACATCAAGGCTATCAGCTTCTGTAAAAATATAGTTTTCTGGAACACAACTCACAAAAGAATCTTTTTCTTTATATATGACTGTCAAACAATTTTCTGGTGGACATTGCATCAATAATCGTGTTAACAATTTGGATTTTCCAATACCCTTTAATGTTAATATTTCCATTTTTCATCACTCCTTCCGATCAAATATTTGTTTCATTTCAATATCCCATATTAGTTTCTTTTGTAATCTTTGCTGCTACAGAATCTAACATCTCATATTTTTCAATAATATTAGACACTTCTTCTTTTGTTAGGAGTCTCCATTCATCAGTTCCATTCTTTTTAAACTCTAGTGTATGAGAGCCACGATCTACCCATACAGGAATTCCAAATGTTACTCCAACGTATTTATCCATTAAAGCTAAACATTTATCAACTAATTTCCTATATTCTTTAGCTTCTTCTTTTCGGTTTTCCAATTTATTCATTTTGAGACAACTCCTTTTTCGTTTTGTGTCATAATTATATCACACCTCTCTATTCTTCTGAAATAATTTCCACCGCTGCTTCGTAAAATCTGTTGTACAAAGTTGCATTAGTTTTAATAAGCTGAGATTTAGACAACCCATGAGCATATTCATCCCAGTTAACCCCATTCTCTGTCATCTTAGTGTAGATTTTACGATAAACAGACGTTCCACCTTTAGACCTATTTCCAATATGATTAGCATAATTGGTAATCTTGATCTTCATTTCTTCCCAATCAGGCTGTGCGTTTTCTTTGCGGAACTGTCGCAGAAGTTTTTCCAGCACACTTACCAGTAGGTCAGGATATTTGTCATAGCAAAGATCAATCGTTGGTACATTACCTCTTTCACTAATGTTGTATTTCTCTTTGTATTCTTTCCGATCCTGTTCCCACACAATTCCATATGTGTTGGTTAAATAGTTATATGCTTCTCTAAGAATATCTCTCGTGGTAGTTCCTAACTCATCAGATTCTTTCAAAATATCATTAATGACTCCATAGACGTTAGACTTCCATTCATTAAGTTTGTATTCTGCGATAACACTTTCCGTATCCACTACTGGAATATCTTTCGTAGGTTTACAAATCTGCTTATACAGTTCTTTCCGCTCGGCTTTCATTTCTTTAACAATATCTGCCAGCTGATTAAATCCATTGATAGTAACCTTATACAGGCGTTCGTTGTTTCTTTCCATCTGCTTCATAAGTTCTGTCTGCTCTGTAAGAAATTGCTCCACTGTTGTTACGGGAGTTCCTGTTCTTAAATTTCCATGACGATAAGCTCCAATCACATCCCATACCCAATCCATAAAGGCATCAGCCTTGGGTTGTCTACTTCTTCTACAAATTTCATAAATGCCACGTTCATTATAGATATAACTAGAATAAGATTTTCCATCAGTTGTTTCCAATTTGGTAACAACTGAATCTCTATCTAGTCTTTCTTTATTAGCATCGTGAATTTTTGCAATGGCGACTCTAGGATCTTTATATTCTAATGCAAGCCCAATCTGTTGTCTGCTCATCCACAACTGATCCTCAGCACTATAAAAATCACACGCTATATCGTTAAAATTTTCCGTTTTTACTAACTGTAGGTTCATTCTTCATCTTCCTTTCTAAACTGTCTTATTTTTCTCTACATTCATTATTTTTGTATAACTGTATTCCGTAAACCAATAGAAATAAAATCAACATTTAATTCCAACTATTAGTGTGCCAATCCTAATAGAAACCTATTCTATTCCTATTAGCTCTCTATGTAATCAACACCTTACCTATTAACAATTCTATGTTTAGTTAATCATTAGTTTGTGTATAATAAATTTGACAAAGAACCGACCTGCCAAATCGGTTCCTGTCAAATATTTCCGTAAAATAAAAAGAACCTTCCGTTCGGTTCTTTGCCAAAATTATTATATGGAATTAAATCAGCTGATAAATAAGCATTCCGAAAGCTACGATAACCCATAATGTCGTAATTGCTTTCATAGGCTTCATAATAGCTTCTAATATTTCCTCTAATACGTCTATATATTTGCTTAAATATACCTTATTATGTTCACGATCAATTTTTCTTAGCGATAACCAAGCTAGAAAAACAATCACATATAACACAAAAGATATTCCGCAGAACTGTTCAAAGAAATGAACAACCTGTTCTAATTCCATACTTCATCATCCTCATCTTCATTATCATATAAATTTTCCACTGGTGCTGTCTGTTGGAACATATCTGTTGGAGATAGGTTTCTAGCTTCACACATTGCACAAAAGACTTTCAGTACCTTATCCCATTCATGTTCTTGAATCCACTGTAGAAATGGTTTCTTTCCACGTTTCTTAACATCAATCTGATATTTATACTGTAAGTTCTTATACAACTCGTTCCACATAACAGAGAATTGTGTCCCTGTAACCGCAGCCAACTTCCTAATCCCAGCGTTCATCTTATTGCGATCATCCCACGTCAAAATTTCCGCTGCTAATAACTTGTTATCGTTCTGTAGTTTCTGATTCTCTTCTTTGAGTTCTTTGTTCTGTGTTCGTAGATCAGTTACCATAGCAAGCTTGACATCCTCAGAAAATGACGGGAAGTAATGTTCAATGAACTGTGATTCTTTTCCAAAGTCAACTGCACCACCTGTCTTACGAATGTTTCTAAGATACTCTTTAATCTGTTTCTTCATCTGCTTTGCAATCGGTTTGCGTGACTGCATACATACTTCATAGAGTCCATCTTCTGTCAGAAACCAAAATGGAACTTTAGTTTTTCCATCAGTGTCTAATTGACCTAAATTCTGAGTGCCAAGATTGTTGGCAGTCAGAATTTTAGTCTTAAATTTTTCATCTGAATCAACAGATTGTAACATCATGTCTGTCTTATATTTTCCATTATCTCTCTTACTGTAATCAATCCATTCTGCAACATCTCTCGCAAGGAATAACGGATCTTCAATACTTCTATACAGATCAATTCGTCTGCCTAAAATTTCCGTTGTGTCAACAAGCTGCACACCTGCCTCTACCTGTTCTTGTTCTCTCTGTTCTTCTATCGTGATATAATCGTTGATAAAAACATAATATCTTACGCTCTCAGCAAGGTTTGAAGTTTCCATCAGTAAAGATAATCTGATTAAGCATTTAAGAGTGAACACCTTAGCACCTTTATAGCCGAATGAGATATTTAATCCGTTCGGATACGTTACCATGATTCTTCCCTTCTGTTTTTCCGTTGCTGCGTCCTGACCATCAATGATCTCCTGCACCGTCTTAACTTCCATTCCATCGTCTAAAAACTCTTTGCGATACTTCGTACACAATCTCTTAACCTCGTCAACATCTCCATCAAAAAATCGTGCTACCTGTTCCGTAGTGATATAATCTCGTCCAGGGAGCCACGGAATCGGCTTGATCGTAACTTGTTTTAAAAGTTCTGTATTCTGCACCAGTTCATCTCTCTTTGCCTTATCCAAAATTGGATCGCAAGGAATTTCCATTTCGTTTAAATTCATAATCAATTCCACCTTTCTTATGTAAAAATTTGTATTAAAAAAGACACTCTGGAATTTTCCATAAGTGTCCTAGTTACCTATATTAATTTGTATTCACTCTAATTCTAGTTCGTCAATTTCTGGTGTGTCAGAATGATTCATATCAAATGATATTTTCCATTCTATCTTCCGTTCCAAAGATCGGAAAAGAACTTATAAATTCCATACAGAATAGCAACAAATGCTATAACCATTAAAATTCCATAGCCACCACCTAAGATAGCTCCTAACATATATTCCAAACTATCCTCTGGAACGATAAATATAATTATTAATAATAAAACCAATGGCATAATTTTACTCTCCTTTGCTAAAAAATAGGCACTATTAAAAGTGCCTATTGACAATAAATTAATCGTTTTTATATATATTATTTATTATAATTTGGTCTATCAGTAACATTCAATACTTGAATAAGTGCATCTTGTAACACTTTAGAAACATTAATTCCAGAATGTTCTGCTTCATAATTTAACCAACTAGGTAATGCAACATTTCTTCTTACAGATTTTGTATCAATTTTTCTTCGATATTCTGTTGAATCAATATCAACCAATGAAATAATAGTTTCTCCTTCATCAAAAAATGTGCTTTTCGCAATATCGATATCTGTAATATTTGTTGGTTTAGGAATTTCCACCTCTCTATCTTCCATAGAAACACAAGTTAATTCCATTGCGTCTCGTGCCATTTTAATAGCATCCGACATATCTTTTCCTTCCGTTAATACATTTAAATCTGGTGCCTCAATTAAATATTTTCCGTCATCGGTTTTTGTAAATAGTACAGGATATACTGCTTTCATATTTTCACCTCTATTCTTATATATGATTGCAAACAAGATTTTCCAAGGGCAGGCTGTATTATAACAGCCCGTTCCTTCTTAGAATCTCTTTAGCAAGTCTTTCATCAACTTCCTTGTGCCGTGGAACTGATTCAACTTTGTTTCCTTTGATGTAGATATCATGGTTACCGCCATGTCTGTCAAAGACAAATCCGCCTGCTTTGAGCTTCTTGATTAAATCTTTCTGCTTCATTGTATTGTCTCCTTTACTTACTTATATTATACACAATATCTACACACTGTCAATAATATTTTACACACTTTTTACACAATATTATTTTAATAAAATTGACATTTAATTTTCATCATCAACAACATTCATGCAAACTTCTCTTGCGTCATCCCAAACATTACGGGCAATCGTTTCAATACGAATTGCTTCTGTTAATTCTTCTGCTTCTTCTTTTAATCTTTTATACTGTTTATATGACATTTCTTTTGTATAGTTTTCTGCTTGCATTAACTCCAAATTAACATTTTCCAACTTTTTGGTTAAATCAGATAGATTTTGAGACGACTGTCTATATTTAAATCTTATTGCCATCATCATTTCTGTATCATATTTTTTATCATTCATAGTTTCCATCTCCTATCTGCAAATAGATCCATCTGCATTGACAAGCTTATTTTCCATTTCTGCGTTGTTGTCTGCAATATTCTGTAATACATGGAACAGAGGATCATCTATCATAGATAAATTTCCAATGCTTTTAGTCAGCATTTCCATATCCTCTCTGTAGTCATCAACAGAGCTATCATAATCCATATCTAAAGACATATTAAATAAAATATTTGCAATTCTCTCTTCTTCTGATCTGTTAATAAGACTTATAACATTATCAATGTCATAACATTCTGTAATATAAGGATAACACTTTGTTTTCCATACAAAAGATGTTTCATATGGTGTTACATGACTGTGCGAATCTACAATATCGCATATATAACCTTCTTTTTCCAATACACCTGCCCAAACTGGAATATCAGTATTGTTTGTATATGCTTTACAGCTTTCTACTTCTAACGCTTTCAATCTTTCCACAGGTGCGTTTGTTCTAAAAATAACTAACTCTCCATCCATTCCAGGACTATCAGATAAAGTAATTAATCTTGTTTTATTTTCCATTGTTCGTCACTCCTATTCATGTAATAAAACTTTTCTTTTATGCTACTGCTTCAATCAATCGAATCATTGATTCTTTATAAATAGATGTTCCATCCATATCCAATCGTTCAATACATTCAACTACTGACATAGGTTTATTCTTTGGCAACTGCCATGAATACATACCAACCCAATCTTGTAATAAATTTAACATTGAATAATTTCCAAACGGACATCCTTTTGGCTTAAATTCAGTTAAGATTTCTTCTACTCTACTTGTTAATGTTGCACGTACTGTTCCGCCTGATGTAACTACAATATAATTTTCTTTCATAATTTCCACTCCTATCTGTAATAAAACTTTCTATAAGGCTTTCAATTCTTCTTTTGTATACTTACTCCATTTTCCAGTCTGAACACCATTCATTCTTTCTTCAAAAGTTCTTTTTCTCATGCCATACTGTTCCGTTGCAACTCTATAAAAGTCATAGACAAGATCTTTTTTGGTATCAATAATCATAAAATCATGTGGATTATTCGTATTATCAAGAATGTATTGCATAAAATCTCTGAATGTGACAAGATCATTTGTCGTACACCAACATATTGCTTTATCATTTTCCTTTGTTACAAATTTTACTGTCTGCATATTCATTCATCCTAATCTTTAAAACATTAATCCACCTAAGTCTGCTTTTGCCTTATGATCTTTTGCTAACCAAAAATTTCCGTCAAGCTGCACAAGGTCATATTTCCGTTTCATTCTTTCCAGCTCTTTATCAGTTTTACAAATATATGGATTAGATCCATCTTCAAATTTAATATGATTCCATACCATAATTTCCACCTCTATTCTTCTATATCAAACCATTCAGGTTTTCCATCAATATAGCAACCACAATCCTCTGCCTCGAATTCTACTTCCTCAGGATTGAAGTCAATATTATCCATCACATAAGTTTTAATTTGTTCTTTTCTAAGATCAACATTGTATTTTTCAGCTACAGCATCTAAAAAATCATCAATCTGATATGCGTCAGAACAATCCATGATACCGCTAATCGGGAACTCCTCTGCATAATATTTTCCATGAACCTCTACGATGTCACGCCATGTAAATTGATGTTCTTTGAATTCATTGATAATATCACTTGCAATCATTCCGACGATTGGTTGTTCTCCATATTTCTGTCGTTCTAACTCACAATCAACTAATTCCAAAACATCAATATCTAATCCGTTTTCTGTTTCTACAATTGCACTATAATAATCTCTATATTTGTTCATAATTTCCACCTCGTATCTTTCCATTAAAAAAGGAAGATACATTTCTGCATCTTCCTAGAGTACTTTGTTCTTATATTAAATTTTCCGTTATTATTTCTTTCCGATAAGCTGGATAATACAACCAAAATCTCCAGCACGATATACTCTAATTTTGTCTGCACTATAATCTGCCGTCAATCCTTCATCGTCATAAACCTTAAGCCATGCTTTAAATCCTGATGACGTTTCAAACTCCATCTCTAATGTATAGTGATCTCCGATCTTTGCGTTCTCATCCACAATATAAGCATTATATCTTCCATCACAACCAAAATTTAAGATATTCGCCTTCAATCCGTCTTTCGTTGTGCCTACAAAAATTAAAGCCGCAATATCACTATCCCCAATAAATTCTCTATCGTATTCTTTATATGACTTCATATTTTCCACCTTCCTATTCTTCATAATTTTCTAAATCCCAATGTTCTTTTAAAAGCTGGATCACAAATTCAGGATATCCCATAAAATAATAACTATCGTATGCTGATTCTATCTGATCTTCATCCCAGCTTTCATCATCATATCCGTTTTCGTCTGCCCATGTTTCAAAATCCATTGCCGTTTTCTGAAAATCTTTAACCTTATCACTAATCCGTTGCAAGTCGTTCTCTTCAATCGTGATTAAAGGTTTTCCGTAGTCATCGTAAAGATCTTCCCACAGATCATTGTTCCATTGGATCTTTGGTTCGTGCTGGATATAAATATTTGTTAATCCGTTTACGTTCCAGCCCGTTGTGGCAACTAATTTTCCAGTTTCTTTCTCTACACCATAAAACATTCCAGGTTTTACACAAAATCCACCGTAGGAGGCGTGTCTAAAATGTTCAGGCAAGATCAGTTCTTTAAACTCGTACATAATTTCCTTCTTTCTGCCTATTTAGGACTTTAAAATATTAACAATTCTCTTATATTATACACGATAATTTCCATCGTGTGAAGTAGCGAGGGCGGAATTGAACCGCCTGATAAAAGCACTCTTTTATCTACCATACGCCACCGTTTTTCCGTTCCAATACGTCACTACTAGCAATCAGTAGTACAGTCATTCCGTTCATTTAACGTAACTATTAGCTTCAATAGTCGAGTCTTTCCGTTAAGGTGTAGTCTGCTTCATTACAGACAGTAAAAGCCTTTAATTGGCTATGTAATAAGCTATGCACGACACATAGAGAAATTGAATAGATTAGTTGGATCTTCTCTTAAAATTTCCGTCATGCCGTTAATTGCTTCTTCTTGCGTTCTATATTTCCGAAAAATTCCGAACGTATTCTTATATAATAAGAAATATCTATATCCATGCAAGCTATCATCAATTCCAGCGTTCGGATGATTTTCCGTAAAGTACAGTGTGTTGTACTTTCGTTCTACATGACACGCTAATGATTCCATAGTTGTTCTTTTACTCATTCTTTCCACCTACTTTCTTGACCATACACAACCAATTAATTCATCGTTATTATCATATTCAAAAATTTCTTTTATCATTGGATTATTCCGTGCTTCTAGTTCTGCATCATTCAATGTGTATTTCACACCTAAGCAACAATCTTTTCCGTTTTCTAATGAGTACCACATAATTTCCACCTACTTTCTATCTATAATAAACATCTACATTGTTCTTATCATCGTGGCTCCAACTAGATCCAACGTATTTTCCACTCATACCGCAATCTTCAAGATCGTACTCACAGCATAAGTCATTGTATTCATCAGGTGTATTACAAAAAATTTCTGTTCTACCATCGGAATAAGTATTTTTTACGATCATAATTTCCACCTTCCTTCTAAAACAGTCGTATCCATATTCCTAAGAAATGCAAGAAGTTTTCTTTTGCAAAATGTCTAGCTTCACTAACTGAATCAAACGTATAGAACAAAATCTTTCCGTTACGATCCTTAAATTTAAACCTAATCATTTCTTATAATCTTTCCATCAGTTCTACAGCAAGGATATATGCTACATATTTCCACACGTTCACATATCCGTTCAGATCTTCTAACTTACATTGTAAAGCTGTATGAATCATTCCATCGCAGAAGCCTTTACTTTTAAGTTCTGCGATAAGATCTTTCTTTGCTATCGGTGGCAAGGCGGCGACTCTGATTTTTCCAATATCAAAAGTGTTTCGTTCTTCCTTTTCTACTGTCTGAATCACTACCATGTTTGTTCTTGTCATTTTTAAAATTTCCATTTGATATACACCTTCCTTTATTACATTCCTTGACTATATAAGATAATATTTTCTGAAAAATCGTATAATAAACGATCTTTAATTACTTTTGACTTATAAATTCCATCTAAATTTTTTGGATAATTACTTGTATTATAATTTCCTTTTCGTTGCATTATTTCGCAAATAAGTGCTTTTTTTGGTGGTAAATAATACATTTTTTCTTCTGTAAATTCTCCTTTAGTTGCGTCGAATACTGAAACAATACTTTTATTTTTCATAGGTCCATACCTTCTTTCTATGCTGTAATCAGTTCATAATCTTCTAGTAACGTCATCAAGTTTGCTTTTTCCATCTATGTAACACTCGATCACCCATTTCATTTCTAATCGGTTTGGCAAGCTGATTTCCATTGCGATCTTTCTTCCATTGCATAAACTGTTTAATGGAATTATGATAGTATCCATCGTTATGGACTTCTATATATTTATTTTTGTTCCTTTTGTTTCTATAAATAGTAACAGTTGTCATGTCGTTCTAACCTTCTTTTTATCTGATTTTTCCATTATCTGCGATCGCTTCTATATCATCACAGTAACTATTACAAGGATTCCATACACAATAACTTGTCACGTGCTTTCCTTTTCTTACACGTTTGTTATACGCAAGGTAGTAACCTTTTCCATACGTTCCATGACTACCTCCGGCAGAAACACTTTTAATAATTTCCACATAAATAGTATGCCGTGTAGCACGTTCACGAATCATTTTATCCGTTAGTTTTCCAGTGCTGATATACTTTACCTTATAGGCATTTAGATCGTATTCATGTCGTATATAATCGTTTACAAGCTGAATATTTCTGTTCTTTGCATTGATCTTTACAATAGAATCATCGAGCTTGTTTCTAGTGCCGTGTGTGTTAAATTTTACAGTTACGAGTGTAGTCCCTGGATAGGCATATGATTCCTTACGAACTTTCCAGCAATGACCATCTGCTGTATCAATTGTACCGTCACTGTTATAAATACCGTTTATAGTTCTGCACGTGTTTTTTGTCTTTGCGTGTATAGTATTTTCCAGCATTAAAAAAGCTGTAAACATAAATGCTACAGCTAATAGGATCTTGATTGTTTTATTCTGTTTTGTTTTCATTGCGTTCTGTACCTTCTTTCCTATTCTTCTATATCTGTATCATCAAAAAATCCAACGCAAGCAAGCATATAGACAGCGGTAATCATTACCAATAATGCTTCTAAAATGAAGGCTTGCGGTATTCTTATAAACGTAACAATAACCGTTACAATCCATACAATCGCAACTGCTATATCTGTTAGTTTTGGTTTATGTAGTTGTGTCTTATTTTCCATTATTCTTCCTTCTTTCTTTACTCATTAACTCTTTCTATCATAAAATTACCACCATGATATAAGTTGAGTCCGTGATTTCCACCAGTAATATACATATCATCATTGATTCCATCACGTTCTATGTCATCATCTGAAACAAATACACCCATATTTCCATCAGATTCTAGTTGATCGATCGCAAGATCTAAGATTGCACCATAATCCGTTGTAGGTTCGTCAAGTTCTACAAGTTCGCTATAATAACCGAAAATCACTCTATATTTTCTCATAATATCCTTCTTTCTGCCCTTTACGGGACTTTAAATATTTATAAGTTCAACAAAATAGACAAGTCATGTTTTGACTTGTCTATAATATTCAATCTATAAATATGCTACAAACTCTGAAAAATCAACTGTATCATATAAGTTCTTGATTTTCTCATGATACACGTTATCCAGTTCTTCTTGAGTATCTACCCACGGCATACCATTAAAAACCTTCTCAGCTTCTTGCAAGATATACTGTTTTGCTAATGGTTGTAAATCACATACAACCGTTTCTGCTTCTTTATGTGGGCAGAACGCTTCAATAAGATCCATTCTTATATTATCTTGAATATAATCATCTAAACTTGAACCGTTCTTTTTATCATCCGATTTATTAAAAAATTCTAACAGTTGTCCAACCGTTAGAATTTTAATCTCATTGTCATCATATTCATCAGCATATAAATATTGTTCCATAGTTCAAACACTCCTTTTATTCAATATCTTTTAGTGTGTATGGTTTATCGTTAATATAATCTTGTGATTCCAACCCTTCTTTGCAATTATGATAGTAATTTAATAACATTACTATTTCATGATCTGGTATGCACATTTCATTATCGGCACCACCAAACCCTTCTACAAAAATTCCGTTTTGTGTTTTTTTAATTGTAAATAAACCACCGTTATTTGTATGTATTATTTTCATGATTGATAACCCCCTAAATGATCACATTACTTTCTTTCTCAAGTAGCTTTCTAAACTCCCTAAAACAAAGATAGTCCATTGTGTTTGCTGTTTTTTCTACGTCAATAACTTCTCTACCAGTCCAGTCTTTCATAATAATACTTGATACTCGTTCATCATCTTTATATCGACAATAAATATCAGCACCAAACCCACGTAAACCCATGTGGAAATGTTTCCATTTTTCAAAATTAGTGTATTTGTCATAAATACCGCCGTTAATTTCTGATTTAATGATGTTCCAATATGTTAAAAAAGGACTGTTTTCACAGTCCTTTTTATCATATTCATTAGCTTCTAACCAATCTACAATTGATTCTGTTAGATAATTTTTGATCTTTTCATTAATTTCTTTATTATATGTGCAACTCATAATATACCTTCTTTCTATTCTTAGTAATACATTTCCACATTTCTTTTCATTTCTTCTTGCAAGATCATTTCTTGATTATAAGATAATTCATCCCTGGTTAATCCTAAACTATCCAATGTATCAGTTGGATCTTGCATGATACAAAATTCATGATTAGCAAGTTCTTTTCGAATCATCTTTCTGAATTCATCATCTGTTTTTTTCATTTCTGAAAATGAATCTTCTAAAATCTGTTTATATTTTGCCAATGTATCAACTATTTTTTTATCTTTAAAGTAACAGAAGCATACAGTTGAAAAATATTTGTATTCTTTCTTTAGTTTTTTAAACTCAGCTTCTTTCTTTTTATCAGGTGTAAAACCGCAATAATACATTGACAAAGAATCATATCTTTGTGAGTAATAATTCAAAAGATAGTTATTCTTACGTTGATAGTCATCATATGTTGACACTGGAAACAAAAAGTCACTATCCAAAAATAGTGACTCATTTAAGCGTTCTATGTATCGTTTTCTTAATTCTTGAATGTTGGTTGCTGGATGATGCAACTGATAATCATTAGCATAATAAATATGTTTTTTGTTCTTAAAAATAAGAACTGAATATCCAAAGTATTTTCCTAAATCAACAAAGAAACAATCATGGTCCTTGATTACTATATGATCAAGTGCTATGTTTTTTACTTCATCATATGTTAATGATTCAATTTCTTTAATATTCATATTTGAATATCTAACAATTTCTAAAATCTGTTTGCAAGCATCACTGTAGCCACCTGGAAGTGTTTCATCTCTCATGATTCCTCCGTTAGCACGCCATTCTAAATTATCGATCATCATGTTGGGATCTTTGTATAATTCTTCCATGAATTCTTCAAATGATTCAATATCATCATTTTTTACAAGATATTCTTCTACAAGATTTCTTGCTTTTGCTTCATTTGCCTTATTCATCATCATAATAATATACCTTCTTTCTTTAGATACCCGACTTACATTTCTATAAAAGCGGGATTTTGTTTACTTGTAATAAAAAAGACACAATCTTTTTTAGATCGTGCCTTTGGTTTACTGGTTACAATGGCAAGATACCCAACAATTCGGTTGATTGCAAGGGTGTAAACCTTTACCGCCGTTATTCTCCGGGCAATGTTCACAATTGCCAATGTTATTTTCAGAGTACATAAATTTTATATACTCATTTTGTGTAAAGCTAACACCATACACGTTTCTTGTATATGGGCTGTATGCTTTATATACTTCCAACATACCGTAGTAGGCTTTTACACCTACTCTACCGATATTTCTTTTTTCTGAAGGACTTAAAAATAAAGATCCTTCATTGTTTAATTTGTTTTCAAACAATCTTACAACTTTTGTGTTTTCACTTTCTTTTTCATGATTCTCAAAATAATCTAATGGCAAAGATTCAAATGCTGTATACATTTCAATATCGTATTCATGCGTTTCTTTCCCATATGCTTCTAGCTTCATGGAAATTGTATCATCTAACCAATGACCAGCATTAAGACAATACTCTTTCTCATCATCATTTTCTAAGAAGAAATAAATTACAACTTGATTGTTTTTCATCAAAGGGATCTCATAGATTTCTGCATTTGATGGAATATTAACCATGTCCATCAATGTTCTACAAAGATTTAACAGTTCTTTACCATCTTCTTCTGTGCGATCTAGTGCTGAAGGTGGGAAAGAACAGATTTTTTCAACAATTGGCATAAAATTATTATTCATAGTTGTTTACCTCCTTATACTACGACCAGCTTTTCAAGACTGGATTTTTCAGTTATAAGTTCATGAATGGATACAAATAACAGTGTCATGGACAGTGGCTTGTCTTTCGAGTGCATACCATGCAAGGCGTTAATTTGTACCCCATCATCGACCTATAAAAGAATTATGATATCTTAACCAGTAGATCACTGGTTGAATCATTGTTAATCTTTGGGTTTTGATGTTTTAATTCAAAAAAACAGAGTATCAAAAAATGATACCCTTAAGTTTAGATCCGTTCAATGTTAAGTTGTTAACTTCACATATAACAAATATATGAAGGTTTGCCAGTCGTACCCTTTACCCGTTATCCTATGATTGCGGTTTATTCCCTACTCTGCCACACGGCGTTTACTCATCACGTTTACACTTTTTATAGTGCTTCTATGTATACCCTGGAAGCTTTACCCTCCGTTATCTAGGGTATACAATCCTATCATGATAAAGGACTGAAATCATTCAATTTTTCGCCGTTCGTGGGAGATTGTCAAAAGAATTATTGACAATAAAGAATAATATCTGATATACTTTAGTTGCGAAGTAAAGGTATATCTTATATCTTTAAAGGCTTGCTGGAATCATCACGACTTTAGCAAGTCTTTTTTCTTTGCCTAAGTAACCTATATCATCATAGGTAATATATTAAATTGTATAATTGTTTATCATCTCCTTTTATAAAGCTTAATTTACAAGTTGTAAGTTAATTGAGATTTTAAAACTCTGCGGATCAATCAAGATCGTTTGTTTTGCTACTCTTTTAACTTGTATTTATTATATCATGACTAGTATTGTTATGTCAATACTTTTTTCAATTTTTTTGATTTACTTTTTTGAGTAAATCGTGATATAATAATATCAATCGGATTGGACTTGTATGTCTTATCCTTTTGACAGTTATAATTATACAATACTAGTATTGCTATGTCAATACTTTTTTGAATAAATTTAGGAGTAATTTTATATGTATAATATTGTAAAAAATCAAGATGATCTTATTTTAAGAATCAAACATTATATGTTGGATAATAATTTAAAGCAAAAAGACATAGTAGTTGCAACGGGATTATCTAAACAGACTATAAGCAATCTTTTAAACGGTAGGAGTAAAAACATGACGTTAGACACTCTTTTTATGCTTTTAAATGCTTTAGATTGTAATCTATCTATATCTTTAAATAAGAAAGATACTATAAGCAAAAAAGATCAATAATACTGTTTACTCTGCCGTATGCACCTACAAACCTATAAGCACTTATACAGTCATTTAAATGCTTTAGAATGTAACCATGCAAAGAATGATCTTATAATATAGAAGAAACACGTATATAACAGTATTATTAATATAATATATGAGTATATATGTTATAGTATAGTGTATAACACTTGCCTATGCCGTAGGTGTATTATTATATAGTATTATGTATATGTACTATATCTATATATTATGTCACAGGTATATGTGGTGTATAGTTGTATGTTATACTATTATATGCACTTGTATAGTTATAGTAGTTTGGATCTAATTTTGCGTGATAGTATAAGATATACTATCATGTTATGTTTGTATATGTATTTATTTATGTATGATAGTTTGATCTTATATGATTGCTATATATTAATATGTTTAGTTTATATTTTAATTTGTGTAATTATTGCAAACGCTGGAAGTCTGCCAAACATCGAACGCTTGTTTTGGTTAGTAGTGTAGCATGGTTTTATGGTGCTGTCAAGTGATATAGACAAAAGCTATGGGTTGGTGGTTTTGTATAGAGTGAAGTTATAGGTGGGTTTGTGGGCGTGGTGTGGCGTGAAGTTTTATTTTGTGTTGATGGCGTGGATAGACTATCCAACACATTATGTAAAAGTGTTGGATAACAGACAAGTGTTGTGTAAATAGTCGCAAAGTAGTAGTCCTATTTTTGAATACTACGACACGTTGTAAACCATATTATATTATACAGCATCTGATACACTATCATGTAGTTTTGAATACTATGTGGAAATAGTTGGAAATTATCTGCACTCCTGATCCTGATCTGTCTATAAATTATTTACAATCATTTACCAAATTCATTTGATAAAATTGTAGTATTTCAAATAGATTTTTACAATTTTAACCATGTAATTTTTATACCACCAGATCAAAAAGCGGGGGTATGTTAACATTTACATTTTTGGAAATAACTGTCATTCTGGCAGGACGTGTTCAATCACCGTGTCAACAAAAATTTTTCGACCCCCTGCCATAAAATCCGCACTTTCACAAGCAATTTCCTACACTTTCCTAGATAAACACTTTCTGCTAATCGAAAACATGTCTTCGGAGGCGTCGTCGAGCGAATCGTTTATTTTACTACTCTTTTTTCAACGCTCTCAGAACCCCTTCTTTCAAAAATCGCACTTTTTCAAAAAATCAGCCCCATTTTCCCCTTTATTTTCCCCAATTCTCTCGACGACACGTTTTTGTTTTGCGCCATTTCATGCAAGTTTTGCCCTCAAAAACCTAAGTAATTCCTTATATTTTTCACATCAGATTTTACACAGTTTTACACAATTTATCGAAACATGATTTTTGGCTCTTCTCGAAGCACGATTTTGACCATCGGCACCCTCATAAATCCCAGTAAATTCCTACACAAACTACCTCTCAACCTTTGCACAAAATTACTCCCAAAAAAATGTATAAATTCGATCAATCATGCCCGAAACCGATTTTATCTCCACAATTAATCGCACAAAATAAACGGCACTTTCTCTTTATAATCACTACATCTTTAACTATTTTGCCTACGAAATTGATGACACCACATATAGAAGGGTCACAACAAAGATATGCACAAAAATATATGAATTGCACAAACTATATACAAACACTAAAGGAAATAACAACTACCTCTTCTCTCTTATCCCAAATAAACAAGCAATTTATTGCGCAGTTTAGGAGAGACAGGATAAGCGTCAGCGTTCCTTCTCGACATTGCTACCGCAGGTAATATCACTTACACGCTTCCATTTCTTAGCAGATCATGTTATACTTCCATTGAGAGATTAGGCAACCCTCGGCATCTATGCCAAAACAGACACAACAAAAGATATTAATGGGTTCAAGTTGACACCACCAGATAATGTATCGGCAAATGCATTATCAGAATTTATACTCAGGGGAAATTTTTCTGGGCATATTTTTTACACCTTACAATCTCTCATTGCAATAAAATATCTTACATGATATAATCATATATATGGCATTGAACAAGAACATTCAATGTATTCCATGTATCAATAAAAACAATCCCTCGCAAGGCAAAACATTTTAATAAGATGGAATCCCTTGAACTATCAACCAGATTTGTGACAGATAGTGAACACAAGCAATCTATCAATCAGACACTCAGCCTTGCAAGCAGGGATTATTTTTATGCAAAAACTTATCTCTCATATAACCCTATAAAAAATCGCACTCCACAGATCATAAATCCATTTTACCTGTCTACACTAACAACTCTCCATGACATACCACAAAATCCATATTTGACGGATATACTCTTCTAAACATTGAGAATCACATATAATCAACACCTAGCATCATGCAGCAGATTCCCAAATCAGACATCTATCACAACTCATCTTAGATCCAAGGCAAAAATATCTCTTCATTATGCCCTTTAAAAAATGTACTCTGAGAGAGCAAATTTCAATTCTACTATAGTACCCTAAAAGTTATCGCCAGAACATATAAAATGGAAATTAGCATCTGATTTCTCGTCTAAACATGCAAAAGTACCCTAAGTAATTTCACACATAACCTGGCTCTCGCACTAATATCACATAATGGGTACACTTTACATTGAAAAGATCATTGTCGGCACCAGTATATATTGTACATGAAAAAGTACAAGGATATTTCCTATGAAAAAATGCACCTGAGAGATCATAAATCAATTTTACACCTCTCCCCTACCAACAATACCAATTTACCTATAGAATTGAAATTCACCACAAAAAGCTCTTCTAAATGTACAGAATCCAGTATAAAGAAAATTACATTCTACCCAGATAAAAATATAACTAACTTCCCTCATTGCACCCGTTGACAAGGTGCAAAAAGTATGTTAAAATACCAATATGCTTAAAAAGAAAATGAAGAAAGAAAGGATATATACCATGAAGAATACAAATGATTTTATACATAATTGCGATGAAGAGACAAAACTCTCTTTCAATTTGCCATCAGGTATCACATCAGATATGATATTCCAGATAATCAATCATGGTAATCTGTGTAAAGATTCTTCCAGAGAATATATGTTGGCAAATACCAGAAAAGAAATTACAATGAAGATTCATGATTACTGGAAAGATCATTCTGAGATATTATATCCAAGATCTTCAAGATCATATATGTGGTTGTACTACAATGAGATAGCAAGAAAAAGATTACGGACATTGCAGGAAGAAAATATAAAACAATTATCATATATGATCTACATGATGAACAAAACAAAGAAAGGAGAAATGGAAAGATGATCAATACAATTATCAAGACAGATAACACAAACAAAAAGAAAAGACAGATGAAAGATCAAAAGAGAAAAGAGATGAGCGTCAGCGAACAAAGACAATGGTGAAACCATTGGCTAGAATTTGTAATACCGATTTTTGTTTTTATGAATAGTGAACGTAGTGAACTATGAATAAAAATGAAAATCGGTATTACAAATGTTTAATATGCTTAAGAAGTATTATCTCCCCTAATAAGGTTTAATCTTCTTTAGCACCCCACTTTCCACACAATTTTGTGCGGAAATTTTACACCATTAACACACATTTTTGTGTGAAAATTTTTTCTTGTCCCACATATAGTGTGGGTTTACCAATTATTTACAGTCAAACTTTTACACATTTAGGAAAGGAGCGTAATATGACGATATCGCCACCAAAACAACGACCATTTTTTAAAAGGATTCCTTACGATATAATCTACGACCATGCAAGGTTTAATGATTATAGAGTCTTGTTCTTTCTACTACTTCAAAAACATACGTTGACCAATTCATGGGAAGAACAAACAATGATATATTTAAATTATAGCTCAGCATTTAAATTAATCGGAACAACACCAGATAGACATAAAAACGCAAACATTGATCAATTCCGTGAATTAATTAATCAATTGATTTTGTTCGGAGACGTAACAACTTCTAACATCAGCACATCCAAAGATGCAATGTTGATTATTAATCCAGATTCTCAAATGTTTTATCCAAAGGAACACTTTGCGATTTTATATGACTTTGAAATTGATTTTATTTTAAAATCATGGAATAGCCCTTCATATTCTGGAATTAAGCCATGGAAACTATTACTTGTCCTGTCGTATTTAAGATTAAATATTAATACAAGATATGGTTCGGCTTATAATACGAAGAAAAATCGAGAAAGATATCCAGAAACATATCATCAATATTACACTAATATTAGCGATGACTTGGGTTTAAACCAAAGCACAATTGCAAAATGTGTGGATGATCTAGTAGAAATGGGAATTATTGCATGTAAACATACGTCTGGATTTAAAGGCTCTGCAAATTTATTAACTGGAAGAACTATTTTTGCAAATCAATATAAATACGATTTACAACAAAGAGGACGCTTAGATAGTATTTATGACTACAAAAAAGAAATTCAAGAATGTGAAGGACGTCTTACTTCTAAGAGAAAACAATTAAAAGCAGATAAAATTTACGAACATATTGAAGATGATATGGAACTTCCATTTGATTAATCGCTTTGTTGGCAGCATTGTGAGTAATCAAGTAAACACAAATTAAAAATTAACTAAACAATAATATACATAACGAAAGGATCTAACAAATTTTCATGACAAAACAATTAAATACAGAACTCAAAGACTTATTGGCTACTTCTGATCGTATCTCATTTGAGAACATGACACAAGAACAGTTCGCAGTCAAACTTGCAGCACAGAGACTACGCACTACTCCTTCTTCAAAGAAAAGATTAAAAAGAAATGATGGTATTCGAGCAAGAGATAGTACAACAGATTCTGTAGTCTATAAGCCAACGCATGACCAGTATTATCGTATTTTCATCAACGATATTTTAAGCAATATTCGATCAGGTGGCACTGATTATTGTTTTAAATGGTATCAAGTAAAAGAATTGCTGCGGTTTCACAAGCACACGTTGATATGTAAAATGGTCAAAGAAAGCACGAGTGCCCGTGGCATTTATTTCAAGGTATCTCTTCCCAACGATTGGCGAAAGATTGAGAAGAATATTATACCAGAACAGTAAGCATGAATTACTGAAATACATAATAAACACAAATTAATAATTAAACTAAACAAATACATAAATAAGGAGACTTTTCAATGAAATCCAGAAAATTTAATAAAGAAAAATACACAGAACAGAAGGCAATGAAGAAAAAGAATCGTCCACAGCGCAGTTATAAAAGCCTTGGGACAACCATTGAGATTCCGATCAATCACAGAAAACATAAAATTTTAGCTACTGCCCGACATAATGATGAAAACGGCAAAGAGGATGAAACATTTACAGTGACACTTTCAATTGCCAAAGAGACAGGAGATTTCCCAATCTGGCATCAGTTTGAAGATGATTTACAAATCACGGCAAAGAGATATTCTCTTAGAACTGCTCTGATGGCTAAGGTAGTTGAGCTTGAAACAGCTGGCGATCTTGATATACATATTGAATCTGCTGATACTATCTACAAGCTTCTTGAATGTGCAGGCGATTACCTAAGCGGTAAATCAAATACAGTGGAGGTGCAGTAGAATGATAGTTTTATCTACGATTCTGATTGGTGGTGCCGTACTGTTTTGCGCAGGAATGTGTCGTTCTGCTGCTACCAGAGAAATGATTACGGAAGATATTTATTGCCAGATCAAAGCAGAAAGTTTACATAAAAACGCTTTCAGGAAACCAAGAACTGAAATGGAACAGATGACAGACATGATTTTTAAAGAAAGCGAGGATGATGAGTAGAATGGCATTAGATAAACAAATTCATGTACATTCTGTGGATACAGGGCATTTTTACACAGAAAAAGAAAAGGCTTTACATAAGCAAAATATGTACATTCGACAGGAACGTGCAGCAATACATAATCAATTAAAGGATTTAGAAAAACAAGCAAAAAGGCAAGGGTTTTCTGATCAGCAGATTAAAAATATCGAAGCAATTCATATGCGTAGACAAGATATTATTGACACCATATATGATAAAAACTTTAAAGAGCTAAGACAGTCTGATGATATACTTGATCAGATCCAATATTGGTCAACGCTTCAAAGTTATAAAACTTTCCCTGCGAAAGATGTCAAAGAAAAACTACTGCTAAGGCTCAAGCGGGCGGTTGATACAAATGTAAATCTTGCAAAGCATGAGCATGAAGATCGAGTAAAAATTCGATGTTTTTATGAAAAAGATTTGAATGATACAAATACTGTATCTCTGTTTGAGTCATTCTTAAGCAGGACAATTCAAGCAGAAACCGATATGTTATGCGAAGATTTAGTTATTGTCCAAGTATATTACTTCGATATTTTCAAAGATCTTTGTTTTCATGGTATGAACTACTGCGATAAAGATGGCGTAATTACAAAATATAGATACTTCACCTCTTCTGCTGGTCAGATTCGTACAAAAAAAGCTGTATTCATCAAGGAAGAAACATGGCAGAAATATGAGAAAACATTAATGTGTGGACTCACAATCGACAAAATTAATGATGAAAAACATCAAGGGAACAATGTTAACAAACACTTAGCCTACCTTGCATTGACTAATTCAGCGACTGATTTATGGGCAGATTTTGACATTGACAAATCAATCGTTGTAGATGATATGGAGACTATGGTTTCAGGACTTTTTGATTCTATTGATGATAAGACGTATGAAATTAAGAGGGTTTCTTCTTCTGTTCCAATTCCTCACATGGACGGATGCGGAATCGCAGACCCAAGTGTATTAAATGCAAATGCAATGGTGCGTATTCCTTGGATCAAAGGACTTCTTGGAAAATTTGCATTTATTGAGCTGATCAAAGAAAAAGGTTGGTCGCCAATTATTACAGATATTTACGGTAAAGAACATAATGTTATTGAAGAAGATATTAAAATCATTTTCACAAAGAGTCAGTTTAAAATGTGGAAATATTATGATTCATGGGAAGAATATAAACAATATTATCACGAATTTGGATGTACCGCAGGCTTGTGTAATGTTGAGGAAGAATACATAAAAAATGCTTCTATAAATTATCAGATGTTGCAAACGCTCACTGATATTACAGATACAGAAATTGAAACATTGAGTAAAAGATCAGTTAAAAAAATCTCTACACTTTGTGATTCTGTACAACATATGCAGAGAACTTTGGGAATCAATCCATATAATACTCACATGACGCCCTTTCAGGAAGCCGTAAAAATCTATCCAAATTTATTGAATGATACATATGCGAAAGACACTATCAGAGAAATTAAAAATAGTATGCTGAAAAAATATCGCAGTGGAAAACTAGATGTTTACGGAAAATATACTTTCTTAATTCCAGATTTATATGCAGTTTGTGAATACTACTTTGGACATATCGAAAATCCTAAAGGATTGCTTGATGATCATGAAGTGTACTGCAAGATGTTTCCTAAAAATGATAAGCTTGATTGTCTGAGAAGTCCTCATTTATATAAGGAACATGCAGTTAGATTTAATATTGCTTACGATGCTTATGGAGAAAGAAAGGCTGAAATTTCAAAATGGTTTACAACAAATGCATTATATACAAGCGTGCATGATTTAATCTCACGAATTTTACAGTTTGACAACGATGGAGACAAGGCATTGGTGGTCGCAGATAAAAAATTCGTTGATATTGCAGAAAGAAATATGAATAATGTTGTACCTTTGTATTATGAAATGAAAAAAGCACAATCTGTTTTGATTACTCCAGAAAATATCTATAATGGATTGATTCATGCTTTTACTGGCAGTAATATCGGACCTTATAGCAATAATATTTCAAAGATTTGGAACAGTGATATTTTTGTTAATGGGTCTGAGGAAGATAAACAAGAAGCCATTGACACTGTAAAACTTTTGTGTATGGAAAACAATTTTGTCATTGATTATGCAAAAACTTTATATAAACCTGTTCGTCCTGAAAAGGTTGCTAAACAAATTGCAAAATTTACACAGAAGAAACTGCCACACTTTTTTGTATATGCAAAAGATAAAATGGAATATCAGGTAGAAGAACGAAACCAAAGTTTTGTTAATAAGTTGTATGACATTGTGCCGAATGTACAGATTAATACACGGAAGCTTAAGATTGATGAAATTGAATACGATAAAATGATGTTTGATGTTAATACAAAAGTAGATAAAAAGGTCATAGAAATATATGATCGACTGAACAAACAGTACAGATATAAATTCAATATTGTTGATGAACGAGTGGCAAACGATTCATTTGTAAAACAGACGGTTTTAAAAGAATTCTCTAAGACTGGATATTCTGAAATTGAAATCACAGATATGTTGGTTAAACATCTGTATTCTAAGAATAAACGATACAAACAGTTGTTATGGTTTGTGTACGGAGAATACATTGTTGAAAATTTAAAGCATCATGTTGTGATCAAGCCAACAAAAAAAGTGCAATGCGTTGATTGCGGAGAATTGTTTGAAGTATATGTGCGTAATGCCAAAAAGGTACGATGTGATTCTTGTCAGAAAGTTTTTAAGAGAAACTATCAGAGAGAATTAATGCAGAAAAGAAAGCAAAATGGAATAATTTAGCTTTTGATATTGGTCTAAAATGTTCCGAAAAAATCGGTACAAAAATTTTTAAAAAAATGAAATGTACCGATTTTTTCGGAACATGAAATGTGTGTATATGGAGAAGCATTATAATATGCTTACAAAAAGGAGTTAGGAATGACAATAAACAAATTAGATTTGTATAAAGAAATTGCAAAAAACAAAAATATTCGTATTGATATTGTCAAAAAAGTGTTTGGTGAAGCAGAAAATATTATTTTTCAAAATTTATCAGATACACAAAATCAACCTTGCAAAATCACTATTATGAATGGATTGAATATACAATCTTCAATCAGAGACAAATGTCAGCGCACTATGCCAAATGGTGAAATTGTTAGTGAAGGCAAGATTATTAAAATTACATCTCATATCTCCAAAAGATATAAAGATAAGATTAATCAGAACAGATAAACTCTCAAAATACCAATTTGCACTTTGTGTAAATGCTCACGCTGTTTGCAGCTAAAGAAATTTCACACCGTGAGTTCCGAGGTCTATGTCATCAAAAACAAAAATCAGAGATGGTATCCGAGACTTGCAACTGTTCTATTAATATAGTAGACCTCCAGAGGAAACTGAAAAGCAACCAAAGGAGAAAACATGAAAAAGAAAATTTCAATTATCACATTAGTTATGGCAATGCTACTGGCAGTTGGAGGATTTACTACTTCTACTGCTGTCTCTGCGAAAAATAAAAAAGTCAAATGTTTGGGAACATACAAGATTACTGCATACTGCGGTTGTCGGTCATGTTCTGGTAAGTGGGGAAATCGAACTGCTTCAGGTCGCAGAGCAAAACAAGGCAGAACTATTTCTGTTGATAGGAGAAAAATTAAGTTAGGTACTAAGGTAAGAATCAATGGTAAGACTTTTATAGCGGAAGATGTTGGTGGGGGCGTAAGAGGAAATCATATCGACATGTACTTCTCTTCTCACTCAAAGGTTAAGAAATTCGGCAAAAAGTACCGTAAAGTATATGTGGTAAAGTAACAAAAAGCTAATTTTATCACACGTAAGAAATATCGCCTATAGGGCATCAATGAAGATATTTTGGTGAGCATGGGACGCCATGCAAAACACAGAGGTATAAAGCTCGTATGTTTGGAGCTTGCGTATAGACATTTACCATAGAATTTACAGGAGCAATATGACTTTGATTTCAAATGTGTTGGACGCCTTTTAGTGTATACGCAAATTATTCGTCGGTAACTCTCATACACACATCAAGTAGTGTACACCGACTAATGGATATTTTCTCGGATAAATACCGAGCCTCCATTTATTATTCTGGCAGGTGGCGAAATGTCATCTGTACATTATATTAAAGGAGAAAATAATTATGAATACAACAGCAATTACAACATTCAATAACGAAGAATTTGGTAATGTGAGAACTCTTACAATTGATGGAGATCCTTGGTTTGTTGGCAAGGATATTGCAGAATGTCTTGGATATTCTAAGGCACGAAATGCTATTTCTTCCCATGTTGATAACGAAGATAAAAAGGACGCCCCAATTCAGGGCACCCTTGGCGGAACACAGACGATGAAGGTTGTTAACGAATCTGGCGTTTACTCTCTTATTTTTGGAAGTAAACTGGAATCCGCTAAAAAGTTCAAGAAATGGGTTACATCTGAAGTTTTACCGTCTCTTCGCAAGACTGGTACATATACAGTAGTGGCGACTCAACCGAATACAACTTCTTCTATTATTGTTCAGCCAACAAGTGATATAGAGTTGCCAAAAGCAACAAATACTTGGTATCTAAAAAATAGAAAGCGTCTAAGAGAATTGTGTAATCTTATGAATATTGAGCGTAGAACTTTATATCATCTGATTCTGACAGAGATTGGAAATACGATTGACATTGAGCAATCAAAATCAATTTACACAAGAGATCACGGATTCCCACCAGAATTCATCATGGATGTTGTTGGTTATTTCACTAAAATGCAAGAAATTGCTGATGAATATCTTGACAGATTATTAGAAAAATATGAGTCTTTGAATTCAGATAATGATGAAGAAGATGAAAGTGTATAGTAATTTACCATATTATAAAACATTGCACCTTGCGTGCCCAACAAGAAATGAAGTGATCCGACTAAGATCGGTGGATTTAGGCTATTAGCTGATAAAAGAAAACACAAATCGTTGAAAGAGTGGTACCGAAGTACAAGGTGGATCTCGTGTAGAAACTTGCGATACTCTAATCCAAGGTGTTTTGATCGCACAAAGAATGTGTGTCTTTTTATAGAGTGGTCTACAAAATTACACAATTAAGTGTATGGCATATTCTGGAAATGTTATATTTCGCTTATTGTATGGATAAGTATGTCAAAAGTGAGGAGGAATCACTCACTAAAATTTGTGTTAGTTTTGTTGAAATTAATACAGATACAGAATGTACGGGTGGCAGAGCTGGTTTAATGCGCAGGATTGCTAATCCTGTATACATACGAACATGTGTATCCTGGGGTCGTAGCCCAGTCCGTACGCTAAATCGCACCATCGTCTAAATGGTTTTAGGACGCATCCCTTTCACGGATGCAATACGAGTTCGACTCTCGTTGGTGTGATGTTTGTCCTACAATGTTCTTCGGACTTGTGGGCTAATATCCCTGTTTATACTGCTAAGGAGACAGGCAAAACTGTAAATTTTGCGGCTTCGGTCACGAGTGGGTTCGATTCCCTCAACAGGGATGATTAGATCTGAAATGCATACGATGCGCAGATCAAAGAATATGCGAACGCCCTGATGGCTAGTGGGTATCAGAAACGTATACCTCTACTGATATTCTGAGGAAGTTCATCACTTCTATTCGCCTTTCGATAGTACCTTAAGCTCATACGATGATTAAGGTCGTTTTTAAAGGTATTCCTACACACAATATCTTTAATATTTAACATTATACTGCGTCGCTAGTGTGTACGAATGAGACATGGTAAATGTATTGACATGTAGCTCAATGGAACAGAGCACAACGCTACGGACGTTGGTGTTGCAGGTTCGACTCCTGTCATGTCAACTTCAATGGCTAGTAGTTCAAATGGTAGAGCACACGGCTGTTAACCGTGCGGTTGCAAGTTCGAGTCTTGCCTAGCCAGTTTTCCTACATACCTCAGAGGCTAGAGGGTCATCACAGCAAGGATAACATTAGATGAAAGTCGTTGGTTCGAATCCAACTGTAGGAATTGCATTTATATAAAAAATGCCCAAAGGGATATGGTGTAACGGTATCACAAGACACTTTGACTGTCTCGATCCTAGTCCGACTCTAGGTATCCCTGTCGCAGAATGGAGAAGCTTGGTCTATCTCGTCAGGTTCATGCCCTGAAGATCGGTGGTTCAAATCCACCTTCTGCTATTTTCTAGGTTTCATTTTGGTTATTGACATAACTATCTCCTATCAGGTAAGGACATTTATGTCCTTACCATTATTGCACAGTGGAAAAGTTGGTTAATTCGCTCGCTCCATTTGGTTCGTGAGGCGTAGGTTCGAAGCCTACCTGTGCAATCAAAGAGCTGTTTGATTGGCAGTTCTTTTTCAACAAAGATTTTTTCTCATTGTTAGCATATAGTGGATGGATATTAATTCATCCACTACTCCTTTCTGCTTCTATAGCTTAACGGAAAAGCAAAGTCCTTCTAAGACTTAGAGTGTAGGTTCGAATCCTACTAGAAGCTTTCAACTCCAGTAAATATGTACGACGACTGCTATATGCAGCGTCAAGCATCACTGGAAATATTTTATGAAATGGAGGGATCTTCTATAATTAAGATCACCAAAAATGAAGCTTTCTATCTCCGCTCAAAAGGATTCAAAGACAAATCTGATATTCATCAGACGTATTCTGGACATCCTACTTACTATGCAAGTGAGAAAAGAAGCATAATGAAAGCTCTAAAGAAGTATAGAGAAAGATAGGTGTTCTCTATGAAGAAAAAACAAAACAATATCAGAGTATCATTTGTAGATGAACCTGCTGCCATGGATGTTACTGGTTCTATGGTTTATGTAAAAACAGATACTCACAACATTTTGATTGATGCTGGTTTACATCAGTCAAATAGTAAATATGATGATTTTCTTGTAAACAAGAGAAGATTCAAAGAATTTAAACCAAAAGATATTGACTATATCTTTATTTCCCATCTCCATGCGGATCACGCATTTTTAAGCCCAAGATTGTATAAAGAAGGATGTTCTGCAAAAATGATTGTCGCACAAGATAATTCTCGAATTATGCATCGAATGGCTGAAGATTCTGCTTATATCATTGAAAGAGATATAGAATTAATTAACAATCAACATGGGAAGAATTATGATCCATTGTATACTATTGAAGATGTAGAATGCACAATGAATTACGTTTCTGAATATCCTGTGATGGAAAAGATTGTTGTTGATGACACTTTGTCATTTATGCTTATTCCAAACGGGCATTTGCTTGGTAGTGTGCAGATTTTATTGTATCTCAAACAGAACAATATTGAAAAGACATTACTGTTTACAGGAGATATTGGAAATTCCAAAGTACATAATTATTATGTCAATAAGTTTACTCCTGTTGATCATGCAGATTTAGTCATCGGAGAGTCAACTTATGGCGATCGCCCAGATTTAAAAACTGGGCAAAAAGAAAGAAATAATGATATCGAAAAATTATTTTCTATTATCACACAACAGGTATGCGAAATGCATGGACAAGTCATTATCCCAACCTTCGCAAATCACAGACTTCAATTTCTCACAACAATGATTTATCAGGTCATGAAAGACTATGATTTTCCTTATAAAGTGTACATTGATACACCGTTAGGGATTGATATTTTCAATGAATATCGAAAAATTTTATCGGGTGACGAACTAGAATTGTTTGATAAGGTCTTAAATTGGGATAACTTAGTGTTTGTACGTGACCCAGAATCTAGTAAAGCATTGGTACATAGTAATGAGCCATGTGTAATATTATCTACATCTGGGATGTGTAATAATGGTAGAATTAGACACCATTTGAAAAAGGCAGTTCCAAATCCTAACGCTACTGTTCTATTTGTAGGATTCAGTACGCCAGGAAGTTTAGCTGCATTACTTAAAGACAAAAATGTTAAATCGATCTCTATAGATAATAAACAATATACTTGTAGATGTGCAAGTTTCTCACTCAAATCTCTTAGTGGACATGCTCCATTCTGTCAACTTCTTGATTATTACTCTTCTATTAACACAAATCGAATTGTATTACATCATGGATCAGAAAAAGCAAAGTTAACATTAAAAGAGAAATTAACTTCTGAACTTGAAAAGAAATGCAAAAGTACACGAGTTATTGTTGCAAATTCAAGTTTGAAAATTTCATTATAGAAAGGACTGTTGAATATAGAATTCGAACTTCCAATTAAAGATTTACTAAAACAATTTGGCGGTGGACTGCCAGATGTAGTAGATTATCAGTATTATGTAAATTTACAGCAGCGCAAAATTATTGTGAATGAAGCCATTTGCGATACTATCCTTGAAAGCGCTGTTTTGCCACTTATTGAGATGGATAATGATGGCTCTGGAGAACCTATTACAATTATTCTTGATTCACCTGGTGGCGATGTATATAGAGGATTTAATCTTGTTGATGTTATTGAAAAGATTAAAACTCCACTTACGATTCACATTATGAGTATGGCAGCCAGTATGGGGCTACATATTGCTATGGCAGGACATAATAATCCAAATGTAAAAACCGTATGTCATCCATTTAGCGTAGGTTTACTTCATAGTGGATCAGAATCTGTTAGCGGAACAGCTCATGCTGTAAGAGATTTATTTAATTTTTCACAGAAATACGAAGAGAAAATTAAACAGTATGTACTTTCACATTCTAATATTGATGAAGAAATGTACGAAAAAGTATATCGTCAGGAATTATGGCTTGATGCAGATGAAATGCTTCGCCTTGGAATTGTAGACGAAATCATTTAATTTTTTATTCATAAAAATGCTTAAACTGCCTCTATTTACACTATACCACATTTTTAATCAAGTGTGTAGAGGTATTTCACAAATAATTAAAAAAATTCACATTAGTTTAAAGGAGGATAAATATGGCTAAAGCTTTATCTTATAAAAAATCTACTACTGTCACAGTTAAGGCGGCAGGTTATGTAGATATCGAAAAAGGAGTTATTGAAACAGAAGAAGGAAATGTATCTTTCAAAGATTTATTAAAAGACTTTGATGGAAAATATGGTGAATTTCAGATGAAAGAAAAGACTGACGAAGATCTGGAATTAAACGTACCTTCTGATGAAGAATAGATTGGAGTGAAGATTTATCAGTATTAATTTTGAACAAGAATTAGCAAAAATCGGATTAACTCCAGAAACATATGAGGCTGTCTGTGCAGATATTGATTCAAAACTTGACGGTGTAGTTGATATCGACTGGCAGGAAATTAAAGAAAAATATCATGTACAATGTGCAAGCGATACAATTCGTAAGTCCTCTTCTACTCCATTTGGTGGTAGATTTAGAGATGCTTATTTTCGCAGTAAGCAGAAATCTGGTAATGATGAAAAGTCTGAAGATCAGTTATTATATGAAAGAATTCGTAAGGAACGACAGAAATTACAGACAGTTAATTTAGAGAGAAATCGTATTTCTCGCCAAGAAAGTCGTTTTGAGTTGTTCAATGAATATGTGGCTGAAGCAATTCAGATGCTACCAAACCCAGACTTCAAACCTCTGAGAGTTGAAGATAAATCTAAAGGATATGTGCTTTCTATCGCAGATATTCATTATAATGCAGTATTTAAGAGTGTTAACAACGAATACTCTCCAGAAATTTGCATTGAAAGATTTCAAAAATTATTATCTCAGACCATTGCACTGATACATAGGCTTGGTATTTCTAAACTCAAAGTCGTCACATTAGGTGATGATATTCAAGGCATCTTACGTCTTACTGACGTCAAATTAAACGACTCTGCCGTTGTCAAGGCAGTTGTTGATATCTCAAAAATCATTTCACATTTCTTAAATGAATTATCCAAATATGTTGAAATTGAATATTATTGCGTAGGTCGAAGTAATCACAGCCAAACACGACCTATAGGAACAAGAGCTTCTGAATTATGTGCGGAAGACTTTGAGTATATTATTGGTAATTACATCAATGAATGTTTGGCAAACAATGATCGTGTTGAAGTACATCTTGATCTGGAATCTGATTGTATTCATATTCCTATCGCTGGCTTTAATATGGTTGCAATGCATGGGCATACCTTAAGAGGAACTGATAGTGCTATTCAAAATATGGAGTCTATCTATAACGAAGATATTGACTTCTTATTGGTTGGTCATTACCACGGAATGCTTGAGAAATCTCTCAGCGAAGGTATTACATGCGATAAAGAAATTTTAGTATGTCCAAGCTTTGTAGGTAGTGATCCTTATGCAGACAGTATTTTTAAAGGGTCAAAGAGTGCTTGCAAGTTATTTGAGTTCACAGAACGTGAAGGACATACAGCATCATTCAAGATACAGTTAAATTAGCAATTCGGCAGTCATTTTTTTAGGATCAATCTCTCAAAACAGGTCGGAGAGACTGCCTATTATGAGCAGAGGATGTTACTTCTTCTGCTCCATTTCTATAAATATTTACGGGTACTCAAAAGTGGGTAGCCGTAGAAATTAGTTAAAAATAAAACATTAATCAAAAAAGGAGAATTAAACTATGACAACATCAAAAGATTTAATTAAAAGTATTGTAACAAAGAAAACAGCAACAGAAGGACGCAAAGTAACTCAGATCGAGGCAAAAGAAGAATTAGATAGAGTTGTTGAATGCATCGTTGAAGCTATTGTGTCTGGAGACGGTGTTCGCTTAATGGGTCTTGGAACATTTACTGTTGAAGATAAACCAGCTCATGTTGCAAGAAATCCAAGAACAGGTGAAACAATCAATGTTCCTGCTAAGAAAGCTCCAAAATTCAAAATCTCTGCTTCATTAAAAGATGCAGTAAACAAATAAGATTGGAGTGATTATTATTTCTTATAAAGATAAATATAACAAGTATGAGGACTTGAATATTACAGATTTCGAAGACCAAATTGAGCTTTTATTTACAGTTAACGATCAGTTGGTTGATGGAGATAGTTGTGTAGATATCATTGCAAACGCTGAGACAATTCGTTATATGTTATCCATTGCAATGTCAGAACTTGACTATGCTCCACATAAAATTAATATGGAAAAAGACGATGCCACATATTGTCTTGAAATGTTTGATGATGGAAGTTTGAGAGTTTTCTTATATGATAAATATAATGATTCTTTACAGGGAACTTCCATTTACTTATATCAAGAAGAGGTTACTCAGGATATTGTAGATTTTGTGTTGAATTTCTACTCTGATTCTGATATCTGGCTTTTTGGATATGAAGATGAAGATGATATTCAGATCAGCAAGGAAGATGTATCTGACTTGGATATCGTTGCTAAAATTATGGAAGATAAACATTTTGAAGTTTTGCCAACTATGTTGCCTTTCGAATATCTGTTAAAGGATCTTTGGAGATTTTAATATTATGAATTATATGCAGTAGGTGAATGATATCATCTACTGCTCTTCTATTATATAAGGAAAGGAGGGACTTATGGCAAGAGAATTAACGCCAGAAGAATTGGTAAAAGCCCCAATGTACATCAATAGAGACGTGCAATTTGAGATGCCAAGGCGATCTACTAGAGTAGATAAAAAATATAAATGCACATGCTGTGGTAAGAGTTGGGATAATCAGAGAAACCATTTCGCTAAATCTCCTTCTCCTTTATACCAGAGTAATGATGGGTATATCAATATCTGTAATGATTGTATGGACTTATATCTACAGAAGTTGATTAATTACTACAATGGAAATGAAGTCCACGCAATTAAGCATGTGTGTCAGCAATTTGATGTAGTGTTTCATGTTGACGCATACAAAAATGCAAAGGTTGAAAATCAACCAATTACATTTTCACAATATCTTTCAAAGCGTAATCTTCATCAGACAACAAAGGTTGGTAATACATATCTTGATGGAATGAAGACGAAATTTTATGAAGATGGATATGATCATGTTATGAGTGCAGAACAAGCTGTAAATGATGATAACATATCTATTTCTGGTTCAGCTACTAAGAGATGGGGTGCTGGATTTACACAAGCAGATTATAAAAATCTTGACGAGCATTATAATATGCTGAAAGACAACAATCCAAACATTGATCAGAATCAAGAAATCTTCGTAAAATCGTTATGTAATTTATACATGCTACAAATACGTGCTCTACAGGCAGGTGATTCAAAAAAATATATTGATCTTAGTAGTCAGTATTCTAAAACATTCAACGATGCAGGTCTAAAAACAGTCGAAGAAAAAGATGAAAGTCAGAACACCACTCTTGGAGTAACATTGGCTACTATATCAAAATATACGCCCGAAGAATTTTACAAAGATAAACCATTATATGAAGACTATGATGACTTGGCAGACTATGTGGACAGATTTATGTTACGTCCATTAAGAAATTTACAATATGGATCTTCTGATAGAGATAAGGAATATTTTATTCCTGATGATGAGGATTTAGACGATGAATAAACAAGTAAGTAAAAAGACTGCTGCCAGACGTCTTAGTAAAATGATTGAACAGTTTCCTGCCGATGAATATCAAAAGGAATTGTATAAAAAATTCCCATCTACGCATTATTTAAGTAATCCAACAAATGTTATGCATACACTAGCATGGTGTACGTTTTTTAGGAAAAATTTACACAGATTTGTGCAAGATTACTTAGAAATTCCAATATATCCATATCAACAGTTATCACTATATTATATGGGTGTTTCTAACTCAATTTGTATTGTTGCAGCACGTAATGATGCAAAATCATTCTTAATTGCCTTATATGCATGTTGTAGAGCAATTCTTTATCCAGGATCAAAAGTTGTTATTGGTTCTGCTACTCGTGGACAGAGTAAATTGATTATTACTGAAAAAATTCAAGGTGAATTAATGGAGAAATCCGCTGTTTTAAGAGCAGAAATTGAATACGTTAAGACCAATGGACAAGACGTTGTTGTTAAATTCCGTAGTGGATCTACAATTAAAGTGTTCACAGCGAATGATAACGCCCGTGGTATTCGTTCAAATGTTGCTATTAGAGAAGAGTTTAGACAGATTAAGAAAAACATTGAAGATAATGTCATTTCTCCATTTCAGATGGTACGTCAGCCAGGTTATATACAGCTTCCACAATATAAAGATGATCCAGTTTTAGCGAAAATCTTGCAAGAAGATCCTGTTGATATCTATATTAGCTCATCTTGGCAAGACCCTACACATTGGATGTGGACAATTGTAGACATGAACTATGAATTAATGCTGAAACACGGAAAAGGTATGCTATTAGCATTCGACGAAAGCATATGCCTAAAACATGGATTCAAAACAAGACAACAGTTGATCAAAGAAAAGAAAAAGCAAGATCCTACCAGTTGGAAGGTAGAGTTCTTAAACCTTAGAATCAAAGAATCTGATTCTGCATATTTTACATATTCTATGCTGATGAATCGGCAAATTTCAAAACAAGTCTTTTATCCAAGAAATAATTTGGATGTTCAAATCAATAAGAAAAACCGCTATGCAATCCCTAAACGTGACAATGAGGTAAGAGTTATCGCAGGCGATATTGCATTCGTAGCAGGTTCTCAGAACGACAATTCAGTTTATTCTTGTATTCGTGCTATCCCAGAAACAATGACGTATGGCGATAAGCAAATGGAACAAGGATATCGTAGACAATTCCCTTATATAGAATCTAACCAGATAGGTGATACAACGAAACAGGCAATTAGAATACGTCAGTTATATGAAGATTTTAACGCTGATTATATAGTAATTGATGTGCGTAACGGAGGTTTGCAAATTCTGTATTCTTTACAAAAAGTTCTATACGATGAAGATCGCAGTGTTGAATACGCCCCATTAAAATGTATGAACAACGATGAATACGGTAGATTGTGTCAAGATCCAGACGCAAAACCATGCATCTATGCTATCAATGGTACACAAAACCTGAACAGTGATATTGCTATGAACTTCAGAAAGAATCTGGTCGAAGGAAAGATTGATTTTCTTGTTAATTTTGAAACCGCAAAAGAGGAAATTCTTTCTAAGAACAAAGAGTACAGACAGGCTATTGAAGTCGATGATGTATTTGACTTTGAGCGACCATTCTTAGAGACTCAGGCACTTGTTAGTGAATGTGCAGAATTACAATATGAAAAACTAACCACAGGTGGTATCCGAATTAAGGAACGTGGAAATAACCGAAAAGATAGATATTCTTCATGTAGTTACGGATCATATTTTATAGACCAGTTGGAATTAGATATGGCAACTACAGATGAAGAATACGGATACGCAACATTTGTAAACTAATGGAAGGAGGGAAAATGGAAGAAAATGTAAAGCAAGACACTACATATGAATACAACAGTTATCAATATACAACAACAGATATATTTAACGCTATCTTTCAATGTGGTGTTTATGATTATTTTAATAAAGAAGAAATACGCAGTGTTTTAAGAAATCCAATTGAAAACCACGAAACCGCCATTAGATTGTCAAATTTTGTGTATACAAAAAACGGAGTTGTTACAAATTCTGTTGACTATATGGTTGCATTGCCATGTCTTGATAGTATATTAATCAATAAATCGAAAGCAAAAAAGAAAAACAACAACAAGGCAAAAAATAATAAACGTTTAATGCGTTCTACCCTTGAGACAATCGACGACAAACATTTCATTAGAGATGCATTGCATACCGAGATGTTAGATGGAATTGCGTTTTATTACTTCGAAACCAAAGTAAGACCATCCGATATTGATCATACAAAATACATGAATGATTTTGATGTTGAGCGTATTATGGAGATAAATGACATCGGTGTCAATGTCTCTATTATTTCTTTGCCTTGGCAGTATTGTAAAATTGTTGGTAAGAAAAATGGGCGATTTGTTGTTGGTTTTGACTTAAGATATTTTGATGATTTCACAGACGATACACGGGAAAGAAAACTTAAAAAGTATCCAGAAGAAATCAGGAAAGGGTATTACGATCGCAAGAAAAGTAATGGCGTAAACGGCAATTGGTTAATATTAAATTCGGATAAAACAATGTGTAGAAAAATCAAATGCAAAGACTCAGAACCTTGGGGAAGATCATTGGTTATTGCTGCTCTTGAGGATGTACTATATAAAGATTATTTTACAGACACAAAACGAAATGTTTTGGATGACATGAACAATAAAGTTGTCTATCAGACATTCCCAGAAGGGAAAGAAAAAGGACTTTGTGCTTTAACCAAAAAGCAACAAGAAGCCCAACATAATGATGTTAAAACCGCTGTAGTTAACAAAAACAACAAAGGTGGATTAAGTTTCATTAGCGTTGCCGCAGGAACAAAGATTAATTCTTTAGATGTTTCTACAGATATTTTTAATGATAAAAATGAATCAAATCTTAGCAATCAAATCTCTTTGGATTTAGGTATTTGCGCTTCTTTACTTGGTGCAATGGAATCAGGTAATTTTGGAGCTGGAGCGAATAACCTCGAAATGATCACCGCCCAAGTATATACATGGGTGTATGAATGGCAAAAAGAATTAAATTATGTTATTAACAAAAATGTCATTAAAGATCAAAACAATCCAGTGGAAGTTTACTACTTCCCTACTTCTTTTGTAAACCGCAAAGCATTCTTTGATATGTGTAAAATATTATATTCAGAGGCAAGCGGTTCCTTATCTTATCTTGTCGCTAGTGCAGGAATAAATCCAGAAGCATATTTTAATGTGTTAGATGAAGAAATTGAAGATGGTATATATCAAAAATATTTACCTCATATGACAGCCTATACAAATTCTTCAAATAATACAAATGATCAAGGCGGTCGTCCAACTACGGACAACCCTACAGAAAATACAATTCGAAGTAGAAATAATAATGGGAACAATATCCCAAGTCCAAGTGACTCTAAATAAATATCAATAATGAAAGGTCGATTTTATTTAATCGGCTTTTTTGTTATACAAAACTTTTTAAAGGAGGATACAACATGGCAATCGTAGAGTTATCTGAAAAGAAATACAAAAATGGGCGTAGACCATTTAAAGCCGTATTGTACGAATTACAGCCTCCTGAATCAGTAGAAAATGGTATCGGAACAAAATACAACAAAAATGGAATTACCTTTTTAGAGGAATATTGTGCGCCACAGCTCGGCAGTATCACAGATATGAGTGTTCGTGTTGAATTTTTAGATGAAAACAGAACAATAATCTGCGGTCACGGAGAAACTGGTGTCAATGAAGATGGCTTAATAACATTTAGAAATGCAAGTGTTGTTGGACATTTTACAAGAGGCTATATTGACGACATTGATTACGAAGGTGAAACAAAGAGATGCGTATGTGGTGAAGGATATCTTGATGAAATGTGTTATCCAGAATTCGTTGCAAATCTTGAAGAAGACCTTAACAATGGCGTTGCCGTAGAAGGTAGCGTAGAAATTTTCAAAGCAAAAGGTAATACAGGAATTGTTTATATGAATGGATGGAGAGAAACAGGGAGAATTCCTGTGGAATTCATTCACTCTGGTTGGGATATGGTAATGAACCCAGCTGATACTTCTTCTATTGTATTGGAATTAAATGAAAATCAAAACAAGGAGGACAAACAGAAAATGGACGGAACAATTGATATGAAAGAAATCACTTCTGCTATCAAAGAAACAATTTCTGAAATCAATTCTAAAGAATCTGCATTAGAAGAGAAAATTTCTGAGCAGAATTCCGTGATTGAGCAGAAAGATTCTGTTATCGCAGAAAAGGATGCAAAGATTTCCGAACTTAATGCAAGTGTTGAGCAGTTACAGAAAGCTCTTGATGATACAAAGAAAGAGCAAGAAACAGCATGGGAAGAAATCGAAATTCTTAGAAAAGAAATTGCAAAAGCTAAAGTTGCAGAAAAATTAGGTGAAGTTGACGAAGCTTTAAGCGAGTTCAATGAAAATGAAAAAGCAGTCGCAAAAGAAGATATCGACAAATTAAAATCTGATATTAACTCTTGCGAAAATATTGACGAATTAAATGAAATTGCTTCTGAAGTTAACTCTATCAAATCTAAGATTTGCATGAATATTGTAGCACAGCAGAAAGCAGCTGAGAAGCAGGCATCTGCCGCAGAGCCTACAGCAGAAACAAATTCAGAAAAAGTTGAAGATATCTTTTCTGAGGTATGTGAATCTATCGAAGTTGTTGATGATGACGAAGATGTAAGTATTTTTTAATAAGGAGGATAGATAAAAATGATTAAATTCCGCAATATCTCTGAAATCGAGAAATTATACCCATATGTAAAAGCTGTTGCAGGAACAGATGTTTATAATGGCGATTTTGGAACAGTAACAGAAGGTACATTTGCTTTAGCCGCTAACGCTAAACAGGTAGTAATGAATATTGAAGTTGGTGACGACGAAGGTTTAGACAGATACTTTATCGCAAAAGGATCAGATTTAAGAGTTTTAGATCTTGATAAATTAGACGGAAAAGAACTTGAAATTTATGGAAAACAGATTCCTACTGGGGTGGCTAAAGGTGATAAGTTAAAATCTACAGCGACAGGCGATCTTGTTAAGGGAGCTACTGCTGCACCATATGTAGAAGTAACTGAAATCATTGGAAATCACAAAGGTATTGTTGTAAGAGTTGCTGCTTCTGCTCCAGCTACACAGTCAGTATCAAAATAGTTAATTTAAAAAGGAGGATAGTATAAATGTATACATTTGAATTAAACAACGAACGTAAGGATGCAAACTTTGCAAGCGGTCGTGTGTCTACAAAATCTCCTGTAGTAGAAATTTTCTCTGCAATGAGAGATGGAAAAGACTTAGCACGTTTCGGGAAAAAAGCAGATCAGGCTGCTAACTATATTAAAGAGTTAAATAGCAAAGCTTCCGCTGGTGATTTATCAGCGGTTTCTGAATTAAATGAAATCAGACGTTTCTCAATGGAACCTCAGATTCTTCAGGAAGCTAAATTATTAAGCATCTATGGAAATTACAAAGCAATCGGATATAACGATTCTTGTGAAGTTGAAATCCCAGAATTTGTTGGAAACCCAGCAAGCAAACAGGCTTTAGGTCAGGATGTTAACTTCCCAGTAATCAGAAAGAAAAGAACACCTATCGCTACAGTAGCTATTTCTGCTGGTTATGCAGTAGATTATAGAAAGGCTGCCATCGGTGACATGAGTGATGAAAATGAATTAAAAAATCAGATTGCCATTCAGATCAGAAACAAAGCTGCTGCTTATGTTGTAGAAACAATCTACAAAGCAATCAAACATGCAGATGGAGTTAAATACTTCTTCGAAGGAGACGGGTTAACAAAAACTGGTGTTGATGGAGTTATCACACCTGTAAGACGTTTCGGAAAACCAACTATCACTGGTGATTATGCTTTAGTTTCCCAGCTTAATGCTTTTGCAGGATATCAGGGAACAACACCTGCTGTTACAGGTATCTCTGAAGCCGTTATGAAAGAAATCCACGATACAGGATTAATGGGAATGTACAATGGTGCAGTTGTTTCTGAATTACCAAATCCATATGATACTTCTCTGATGAATGCAGCTGGAACAGACTTCCAGACAGTATTACCACAGGGACTCGGATATGTAATTCCTGCTGGTGGACAGTCTCCAATCTATACAGTAACAAGAGGTGGATTAACATCTATTTCTGGAACAGACGTATCAACAGGTCAGTTAATCACAAGATATGACCTTGAAGTTGGTGCTTTAGTTGCTCCAGGAAGAGAATATATGATTGGTTTACTTGGAGACAAGAAACTGTCAACAGAACTTGGTACTTACTAGAATTCGTAAATAGTTGAAGAAATGTAGACCTTATGGGTCTTTTTTATTTGCAAAGATATATGGTAATTCTGTATATCTTTGCAATTAATTAGTTAAATAGAGGACATAGATCATGAACGATATTTACTTTTGCTATTCCAAAAAACTACACTATTTTTTAATGGGGTTAGGCGAAAGTTATATTTCTTCTAATATCAACAAAAATACTGGTGTGCGTTATTGGACATTCCAAAAGTCGAAAGATTTAGATGAAAAGATTGAATTGTATAATTCTGTAAAATACAAATTCAAGTAAACGATAATTAGTTGTGAAAGGATAAATAATTGAAAGAGATGGAAAATACAGAAGTTGCAAAAGAGTTAAGCATGGAAACAAAAATTACAGTACGCAGCCTTGCCAATTGGACAACAGGATTTCAGAGAATTGAATCCACAGGAGATGTAACAATCACACCAAATGGTACTACTCGTTTATCTCGTGGAGAAGTAATCTCACAGGTGCAGAACGGGAATATGCTTTTTACTGGAATTGATGGTGTTGGCTCTCATGCAACATTATATATTGAAGACGCTGATACTCGTGAAGAGTTAGACTTTGACAATAAAAAAGAAAAGAAAGTTCAGAAAATTTTAACGCCTGAATTAGTAGCAAAATTATTTGCATATAAAGGGATGTCAAAAACATTTAAGGACAAAGTTTCTGAGTATATTGTCACAAGTGCTGAAAAATCAGCTGTCATGATGATGATTAAAAAAGGTAATTATAACGATTACGAAAAAATTCGATTCATTGAAAACTATACAGGACACAAAATGAAATAGGATGTAGGTGATTATAATGACAACCGCAGATGATGTAATTCAAAGTTTTGAATCTACGTTTGCAGATAAAACGCCCCTGCCAGACTCTTTAGTTTTTCAATGGCTAAAAAAGGCAATTGCGAGATATTCTATTGAAATTGATGATCTTACATTTGATGTAGAAACAAAAGAATTTTCAGAAAATCTTGATCAATATGTCATAGATACAATGGCAGAATATATGCATCAATATTATCAGGAGCGTTACTACTCTCTTGTGAATAAACGAGTGAGTATCGTAACAAAAGAATTAAGTATTGATGGAAATAATGGGTCAAAAACTTCAGCAAAGAATGAGCTTGATGCTATTAAATATAATGCTGAAAAAATGACAAACAATCAGAAACCTACCGCTTATACATAGGAGGTGCGATAAATGCAAGATTGGTATTTAATAACACCTAATACACGACCTAACTTAACAGGCGGTTATGAAAATGATGCATATAACGATTATAAAGATGATGAATTTGCAGAAATCCTCGATACAAACATTGCTTCTACGGTTGAATTATGTAACTCTGATTTATCAGAAAGAACGACTATCCGATGTGTGGTTCAAGATAATGATTCTGATACCGCATTAAAAACTATGCAGAGAACTGTACTATTCCCATGTAACACTTCCAAAGCAGGAATGTATGTATATTTTGAGAATAATTACTGGATCATAGACGGAAGACCTGGGCAATGTGGTGTGTTTGAAAAAACGACAATGAAGTTGTGTCAGTCTACTGTAAAATGGCAAGATGCTGACGGGAATATCCATGAAAGATGGGCTTATTATCAATCCGCATCTAAATATGATGTTGGTAAAACAGGTAACAATATTATATTTGTTGGATCAAATAACTACACGGTAATTGTACCGCAAGACAATGATGCTCTTGGACTTGATGGAAAAAGAGTTTTTCTTGATATTCGTGAAATTCCAAATGACGTATTTACATTCACTCGTGATGACAATGTTTTATATCATTTTGGTACAGAACATGGTGGCGTATTGTCTTTTATCGTTGATAAAGATGAATTTAACCCAGCGAAAGACAGAAAAGATTTGCGATTATGTGATTACTTTGAACCTAAAAAAGATCCTGAACCAACGCAGCCAGAGAAACCAGATGTTCCAACTGTAGAGAAAACATGTAGTGCTACCATCAAGTATAGATACAAGAAAGTTTTTGTAGGCAAAAAATCTACATTTACTGCTTCTTTTAAAGACTTGGATGGGAACGTAATTACGAAAGATCCTCAGTGGAATATTGAATGTGAATCAAAAGACTCTATTAATATAGAAGAAACTGGTTCAAATATTGGAATTTCTGTATCAAATTCTGCATTAGTTGGTCAAAAAATTATCTTGAAATTATCTGCAAAAGATGGAACTTCTTCTACCGCTTCTATTGAAATAACTATAGAAAGTCTTACATAGGTAAAATTTAATGACGAAAACAGAAAAAATGATGGAAAATCCTCTGGTTTCGCTTGGATTGATTAAAGAAGCCGTAGGAAATATTTTAATGACAAATGATGATGTCAACACTCTTGCCATGCCATATCTTGATGATGAGGATTATTCTTTCGAGGATAATTGGTTCGGATGCAAAATTGGCAAAAATATACATGGGCAAGTGAAAGACAATCGTTTATTAGGACATTGCAAAGATGTCCCATATATGGATGAAACCATTACAGATACACGATCTATTATCTTAATGGAAACATATCCTAGTACATCAACATCTATTATTGATTACACATTGGTTATCAATGTCATATGTCATAGAGATGTTATCAAACTAGATGATGATGAAAAGTCAGAATGGCGTGAAAAAGGATACGCTGGCAATCGTTTAGATATGATTTGTCAAGCAATCAATCTTGCCTTAACTGACGAATCAATAAAAGACTCATTTGGTATCGGGGCTATGAGATTAGATACTCGTACAAGCCAATTACAGTCTTTTAAACCGAACACTAACTTTTATGGCAGGACAATGGTGTATCGGATTGATGATATAAATATGGAGTTGCTTTGTAAGTGAGTGACGTAAAACTTACTTATTCACAGCTACTGTCAAGCGAACCAATACCTGTTGGAATTGGGCATATTCAGCCACCTAAAATCAGTGATCGTAGGAGAATTGGTGAAGGATTATGGATGCAATATGCTAGTTATATGACATTGACAGTAGATAGCTACTACTCTGCTCTCCTGCCAGATAAATATGATGCTTTTTTAGCATTACCTTATGAAGAACGAACAGATGTTAAATTATTTGATTTAGTATCAGAAAACACAGATGTTATACGGATTTATGTGAGAGCATTTTGTTTTTATTTTGTCGAAGATGTTGTGTATAGATTAAGAGAAAAAAGATTTGAAATCTTAAAAACACATGAGGACGACGAAACTGGAGAAATCGAATCACAGGTTGTCGGGGTTATTGATCGAGAAATCTTTGATGATGTATTACATATTCTGATGCAAATTTCAAATATCAACAATGAACGCACAGTGTCCGAAGAATTATCAAAACAAAAAGATCCTGTTGTTATCCAAATGCAACGTAGACGTGATAAGGCAAAAGCTAAACGTACTCGTGGAAAAAACTTAGATAAACAAGATCCTAAATATGATATTGGAAATATTATCTCTGTCGTATGTGCATATCACCCAAGTATTAATTTTACTAACGTAGGGCAATTAACGATTCCTCAATTATATGATAACTTTCAAAGAATTTTAATTGATAGAAATTATCAAATCATGGCTCTTAATGCCAGCGTCTGGGGAACTGAAGGTAGTGACTTTAAAGAAGATTCATATTTGAAAAATCTCAAAGAGGAAAAATAAGACCTATCTTTATGGGTCTTTTTTTAATACTAAAATTTAAAAATTCTAATGAAAGGATGTGACAAAATGGCAGCTAGTAAGAAATATGCAAGCCGTGACTGCGGTGTATTTGAGTTAACTAACTTAGCTACAATCAAAAAGGCTTTAAGAGTTGATTATGCAAATACAGTAACATTAAATATTACAGCAGATTCTGTAAAAGCTAAAAAGAGAGGTAGAGATGCTGTAACATTTGCTAACCCAATGGAAGGAACACTTGAATCAGAAATCCAGGTATATCCATTTGAGTTATTCTCTATCTTTGGTAACGGTACAATTACAGAAGGTGGAGATCGTGCAGAAATGAAGACGATCACTGCTACAGAAGCAGGAAAACTTACATTATCAGATCAGCCAAAAGACGGAACATTATTCGTTTACGGAAAAGGTGACGTTGGTGGAACACAGATTGAAGGAAGCGTAGCAGAAAAAGTATTTACAGCTACAACAGATAGCGAAATTGCTGTTGGTAAGAAATACGATGTATCTTATATCGTAAACGACTCTACACTTCAGTTAGTTAAGATTAACGATAATCAGGAATTAGCTGATTTCAGAGTTGACGCAGAAATCAACCAGAAATCAGAGCAGGGAGTTGTAACACCATTACATATCACTTGTTACAAAGCTACTCCTCAGAGAAATATCGAATTAGCTTTCGCAGCTGAGGGAGATCCTATTACACTGAAGATCACATTTGACCTGATGACAGATGCAGATGATGAATTTGTAGATATCTATCAGATCAAGTCTTTAGCTTAATTTAAGGACATTATTTATCACTACTGGTTAGTTTATACTAATCAGTAGTGTATTAACTTGGAATATTGAACATGAAAAAATATTGCAGTAATCATATTATAGTTTTACATTTTAGTTAGAAGATAGGGAAGAGAACAAAACTTTAATATGGTTCACAACTTGGATTATATGATTTTTTGTTTTCTTCCCTATTTTTTACGATTTTAAAAGAAAGGGTGTATTTATTGAATTCAGAAATTACAACGCCTGAACAGTTGCAGGAAGCCTATAAAGACACAAAACTCATTCCTGTTACAAGTTTGGCACAGGTTAAGTTCTATGTGGAACATGGCGTACAACCACTTCTGGTCTATCCATCTGAACGTGCAGATATTATGGCGTTCTGGTATCCAAAAAAAGATACATACAGACTATATGTTGATTATAGAAAATATATTAACGATAAATATCAGGTAGGTGAATAGGTTGGCAAAGAATGTTGGTAAGAGATTTGAAGAAAATTGGAAAGCCAGTATTCCTTCAGACGTATTCTACTATCGTTTAAAAGATCAGGCGCAATCTTTTGGTGGTTGTAGTAATTTAAGATTTTCAAGTAAGAATCCTTGCGATTGTTTCTTATTTTCTTCTCCTTATATGTACGCATTGGAATTGAAAAGTGTTGGTACTTCTTCTATTTCTTTTGAACGTACCAAAGAAGAAAAAGGCGTGATTCATTATCATCAGATTAAAGGTTTAAGAGAATTTGTTAGTTACAGAAATATGATCGCAGGGTTTTTATTTAATTTTAGAAAGAAAGATAACATAGAAACTACATATTTTCAACACATCAATGATTTTGACAGAATGATTGCTTCTATAGATAAAAAATCATTCAACGAAAAGGATTTAAAAAAATTCAATCCAATCATTGTTAATAGTCGAAAATTAAAAGTCAATTACAGATATCACGTATCTGAATTGCTTGAGAAGTTAAATAGAGAAATGGAGAGATAATTTTATGGGTAAAATCGCTTTTGAAACAAGACATTATGAAGATGGGTCTTTAAATAGATTTGAGGCAAATGATTTCGTTGAGGCGGTTGTCGCTTCTGCTTTCCCAGTAACTCAGGATGAAAACGGAATATCTAGTATGGACTATGATCCACTGAGTAAACTTATGGGAATCAAGATGAATATTATCAAATTTTATGGAAACGTGGATTTAGAAAACATTGGCATTGAGGAATTATACGCACTTGCATCGGATATTGATGTTGACGAATTTGTTGATGAAAATGTTATTAACAAAGTACAGTTTAAAGATATGTTAACTGCAATTGATGAAAAATGTGACTACATCAAACAGCAGTTAATTGCAAGTGCAATTGATATTAAACTTGACAGCAAAGATGTGAATTTCAAGGTCGAAGGTGTTGACGATTTAGTAGAATCTGTCGTAGCTTTAGCACCTGCTCTTGAATATATTAATGAAGTGTTTGCCAAAGCTGATCCAGAAGTAACTCAGAAGATGATGCAGTATTTTGCAGAGCATGGTTTTGACTTTACTGCCGAAGACATTACAAAAGCCGTCGTTGAATCTGATGATTTCCAGAAAAATAGAATTGATGCACTTGAAGCAATTAAACAGGGTGCCGCTGATGCAGTCAATAATAATGTAGTTTCTATTGACAGAAAGTAAGGTGATCTCATGGGAAACATGGGTGCAATGGCTGGGTTATGGAGGCAAATCCAGAATGAAATGCGTGATGCCGTAAGCGAAGCTGAGAGTAAAACGTTCTTAACAGCCAATCAAGAGCTTACTGCTTCTTATGCTGGTGGGGAACCAAAGGAATATAAGAGAACAAATCAGATGAAAAACTCCACAAGAACAACTGGCGTTGTTGGTGGCGGAGATTCTGTTAGTGCCACTGTGTATCTTGATCAGGGATACAATTATAATACTGGAACTTATTCTACTCCTCACGTCTTTTCAGAAGCAGAATCTGGGGGATCTGGTATTGTATTAACTTCTGGATTCTGGCAACGTACAGAGCAAAAAGCTCAACAATATGCTGAACAGGCATTTGCAAAAAGATTTAAACAATAATTTCTTTTCACATCAAATTTGATGTAAATTCCACAAAAATAAAACCAAGATTTTATATGCTTATCAACCACAATATATATGATTCATTTTTACGAATACCACTATATATTGTGGTTGTATTTATTTTACACATAGGAGGTTTTACCGTTGGCTAGATTTACGGTATATAACAAGATTACATCTCCAGAAAAACTAGCATTGGTCAATAAAGATAACAAAGATTTAGGCAATGAGTGGTTAGATTACCTTGCTTCTGTTGATCGTGCGCAGAGTACGATCAAAGGTTATCGCAATGACTTAGATATTTTCTGGTGTTGGAATCTGGAACATAATAAAAATAAGGACTTTGCTAAATTAACCAAACGTGACATTGCTAAATTTCAAAATCATGCAATTAACGTATGGGGGTGGAGTCCTAAACGAACAAGACGTGTTAAATCATGTCTTTCTTCTTTATCTGATTATATCGAAAATATGTTAGATGAGGAAGAAGAATTTGAAGGATTCAGAAAAATTGTAAATAAGATTGAGAATCCTGCAAATGAGGCAGTGCGTGAGAAAACGATTCTGCCAGATGAAAAAGTTGATGACTTATTAAAAACTCTTGTCGAACAAGAGAAATATGAAAAAGCGTGTGCTATCGCTATTGCTGCTTATTCTGGAATGAGAAAATCTGAAATCATTCAGATGAAGATGTCTTATTTTACTGAAGATGCTCTTGAATTTGATGGTGCTTTATATAAAACGCCAAAGATTCGCACCAAGGGTCGTGGTAAATTAGGTAAGCAGTTAAACAAATTTATCCTTGTTGATGTTAAAAAATACATTGATTTATGGGATAAACAACGTAAAGAACTTGGCGTTGACATTGATGATATCTTTGTAACGAAAGATAAAAATGGTTGGCATCGTAGATCCAATCTTGACAAATGGACAGCTGAATTTTCAAAGATGTTGGACGTAGACTTCTACTACCATTGTATGAGACATTATACTTGTACTGCTTTCGCAAAGAAGAATATTCCGATTGATGTTATCAAAGAATTCTTTGGATGGTCTTCTACGGAATTGGTTGGTATTTACAACGATTCATCCGCAGAAGATGACTTCGGAAAATACTTTACAAAAGACGGTATTAAAGAAGGAAAACAAGGTTCTTTGTCTGATTTATAGTATTGGAAAAATATACCTGTATACATACAATATATTACTATGATATACTCAAACTCGCAATGATCAATTACACAACAAAATCTATGACGTAACACCACTTATATAGTAGGAGATGATGTTATGATGATAGAGAATAGAAAAAATTACTATACACTTATTTGTGCTGAATGGAGTATGTATGGCGGAGGAATAGTTATACATTCAGAGGTAAATGTTGGTTCAGTTATCGAAGCACATGAATATGTTTTATCACATCTTTATGACTTCCCTACTGGTACATGGGTACTTAAGCCATGTTTGACAGCAATTAGTTAAACAACAAGTAACAAGTAATTGATCATTGCTCTCACGGGCGGTTGGTATAATGGAATTATACTGGTCTCCAAAACCAGAGATCGGGGTTCGATTCCCTGACCGTCTGTTAATTATATACTGGAACTGAAAGAGTCTATTTTTGTATAGGCTCTTTTTTATTATGCACAAAATCATGAAAGAGGTGAGTGAATGGATTTTCAAGCCGTCATTAAAGCAATATTGAATAAGGGCGATGTTGAGTCTCAATTGAATAATCTTGTAAAAGATAGGGATGTGCATATTAACCCTACTGTTGGTACGAACGGATCAACAAATACAACACTTAATAATCAAATTAAAAGACAGGCAAACGCTCAGGCAAAATCATATGTACAGTATAGTAAATCTGCAATTCAAAAGCAGATGAAACATGCTTCTGGGACATTTTATACTAGCGGAGAAACATCTGTTGATAAAGGTCTTGTTAAACGTGCAAAAGACCAAGCTAAAGAAATGTCTAATGTTGCAAAGCAGATCGCAAACGAAGAAAATGTTTCAACACCAACTGCTTATCAATATGCAGACAAAGCATTAAAAGAGCAAGAGAAAGCAAAAAATAAAGCATTAAAAGAGCAAGAGAAAGTTGATAAAAAATATCAAGCAGAACAGAAAAAACTAAATGAGAAAGCTGCTAAGATTGAATCTGACATTCAAGCAAATAGATTTGCTTCTAAATCTGGAAGATATCAAAAACAATTTTCTGGGTATGTCGATAATAATAGCAAAGAATACAATGCTGTTTTGAGCAACATTCTTGACTATGAAAAGCAACGTAAAGAAGTCAATAAAATGTATGGGAACTTTAAAAAGGACCCAACTATAAAAAATCGTGACCTTTTGATTGATGCTCATTCAAAACTTGAGCAGTATGATAAAAATGCTACAAATAGTCTATCTTTATTAAATTCTTCTCCTAACAAAGTATTGAAGAGTGATATAGAGAAACAAGCTAAAAAACAAGCCAAACAAGAGGAGCAATATAGTGATTGGTTTAATCAAGCTCTTTTCAAAGAGCAAGAGAAAAAAGATTCTTATGTGCAAAATGTTTCTAGGAATCTTGGAAATAAATCATATGATGCTAATTTAGCAGCACAACAAAAGAAACTTAGTGGGTATTATAGTGGCAGTGAAGAATACAAAAATGCGAATAAGTCTTTTGAAGAATATAAAAAGAATGTAAAAGGTTTGCAGGAATTACATACTCAATACCAAGCAAATCCTTCAACTGCTAATCAGGATGCGATCATTAAGCAGAATGAGAAAGTAATCCAATCATATAAAAAATTAAACAATGAGATGAAAATTCTCGACGCAACTCAGAGCAAGGCACTTAATCCTGGTGAAGGTAGTATTCAAGCAAATAAGATTAGAACTTATATGACGAATAATACTAAAGCCGCTAAGGAATATGGAGTTGTATTAGAGAATCTTGTGAAACAATCTGAGAACGCCACAACTAAAGGGGAAGCACAAAGTATTAACCAACAGTTTAAGCAAATGCAGGCTGAAATTTCTGCGAAAGGACTTACTGGAAATTCAATGTTTTCAGAAGTTAAGCGTGGATTTAGTCAGATTTCTCAGTTTGTAGGAACATATGGTATCTTGCAATCTGGTATGAACAAAGCACAGGAAATGGTGCAAAATACATATGATGTAGATAGCGCCATGACTCAGCTTCAGATGGCTACTGGTGTATCCAATGATAAAGCCAAAGATTTGATGAAAACATATTCAGATATGGGGCATCAATTAAAGGCTACTGGTACGGATGTTGCTGCTTCTTCTACTGAGTGGATGAAACAGGGGCAAAGTGTTGAAAAGTCTAATAAACTTGCTGAAAGTTCTATTAAACTGAGCAAGGTTGGTGATTTAACATCTGAAGATGCTACAAAATATTTAACTTCTGCGAGAAAAGGTTATGGTATTACGAGTGCCGAAGATACCTTGAAAATCGTAGATAAAATGTCTTCTGTAGATATGGCTTCCGCTACTGATGTTGGAGGTTTAGCAGAAGGTATGTCCGAAGTTGCGACGAATGCGAACTTAGCGGGTAAAGTAGATGCCCGACCATATGGCGACATATGGGCTATTTTTACAAATAGTAGTTATTACCCAAATCGGTTAAAACCTGAATGGGCTATCGTAGCCTAAAAGACAAGACCGAGATAACTTAATAATAAATATTGAACACGGCAATGTCGTGTTATTTTTATACTTATTTCTAAGTATCGTAACGACTGTTCGGGTAGCTGTCTCTCTGAGACAAATATACAGTCTGAACTATATAGAAATATATAGAAAAATGGTCAGTAGTAACCAGACTACTTAAAGAAGAACCATTTTCGCCACATTGTACCTTTGATGTGGTCTGTAGCGTAGAGCAAACGTGAAAGTAACAGCTTGGTCAGCATGGACAAATTGCTCGGTTATTTAGCAACTATCGGTGAAACAACTCAGGAAGGTATGAGTTCAGTCGGAACTGGTTTGAACGCCATTTTCTCCCGTATGGGAAATATCAAACTAGCACGACTTAAAGATTATCAAAATAATGGCGAAGACCTAGACATTTGGGGCGCAGTGGCATAATACATAAACCACTGTGGCAATTCTTTCTTATGATCATATGAATTTTCATATGTGCTTAAAAGCCGAGGGAACGGTCAATAAGGAGGAAGGATATATTTATATCCACCTTGAACGACTGAGCGAAAGAAGGTCATTTCGATGACTATGCGACAGTCTGAACACACTTCTATATTTCCCATAATTCCTTAAGAAGTGGAGTTGCGGTCAAGTGTAAAGACACTTTTGGAAGTACCGCAACCGCTTCTATGTAATGAGTTCCTTCTTATTATATAGAAGTCATATTGTCTCATTCTACAGGACAAAGTAACAGCATGGAGTGATGTAGAAACAGTCTTAAAAGGTGAAGGAATTAACCTAAGAGACAAACAAGATAAATTCAGAAATTTCGGTGATGTGCTTGATGAAGTCGCTGGCAAATGGACTAGCTACAGTGACGTATCTCAAAGAGCAATTGCAAAAGCGATGGCTGGTAAACAAAGATTGGTGCCTGAACATACGGTGACGTATGAACGACGCTTTCAAAATATATCGTTAAGAATGATGCCATATCGGAAGAGAGCTGGGGACAGAGAATTCCGAGGAAAGACTGATATTTTGGTGAGATGTGCATAAGCACGTCTTTTTATTTTACACAAAAGGAGATGATTATATTAAAGTTGGGAGAAATCCATTTACTGATGAAGAAGAAAAATATTTAATTGAGAACTATGCTACAGCTACATGGGAAGAAATACTCAAACATATACCAAATAAACGAAAAGATTCGATTGCACACAAAGCTATGAAACTTGGTTTGGTGCGTCGAAAAACGTGGTCAGAAAAAGATGTAGATTTATTGAAAGAGGCTTATCCGTCTGATTTGTCTATTGAAGAAATTTCACAACTAATATTTCATGGTAAATATACCGTTGGTGCTATTCGAACAAAAGCACATAAATTACGATTAGAAAAGTCGGCAAGATGGACAGATAAAGAAATGGAATTACTATTTAAATATTATCCTATCTTGCAACCAGGAGAAATGGAAAAAATGCTACCAAGACATCCAAAAGGAAGTATTATTTGTAAAGCAAACGAAAATGGACTTGTTTCGTTTCGGTATTGGGGACAAAACGAAATTGATTATTTATTAGAACATTATTCTACTCAGTCAGATGAGGAAATTGCACAATATTTACATAGAACTTCTGAGGCTGTTCGTGGGCAAAGAGATCGTATGAAATTATACCATCCAATTGAAAGATGTGTTTATGAAGACATTCCAAAATTTTTAAGACATAAAATTAGACCATGGCGTAGAAAATCAATCGAACATTGTAATAATCAATGCATTATAACTGGTAACAAAATTTATGACGTACATCACTTGTATGGATTTAATTTGATACTATCTGAGACATTAAAGAATATTGATTTCCCTTTAAAAGAAAACTTTACCGATTATAGTAAAGAAGAATTACAATATTTAACTGATGAATTTTTAAAAATGCATAATTCATATCCGCTTGGAATTTGTATTGATCGAAATTTACATAAACAATTTCATAGTATGTATGGACATGGAAACAATACACCAGAACAATTTAAAGAATTTTTAAACAAACAAAATATCAGAATCCGTAACGACTATGTGCTGGCACAGTGATGTGTCAGCCTACGCATCATATCTTATATCCATAAGATAAAGATAGAGTCTGCTCTGCATTTATAATCCTAAGCTAGTCCCTTAGACGAAGATGCAGAATCAAGAAGAAATTCTTGGTCGCCACATATTGGATTGTGTGGTATTATGCAAAAAAACGCATATAAAGTAACAAAAAAACCAATCATATGGAGCAATTTCTAGTCCTAATGGGCAACTATAAGAAAGCTCAAGAATACGAGAAAGTATCCGAAAATTCTGCTGGATCTACAGACAAAAAGTACAAAGTTTATGAGAATAGTTTGGAAGGACGAGCAGAAGATCTTAAAAACTCATTCCAATCTATCTCAACAACATTTGCTGATAAAAACCTTCTTGGTGGAGGAATTACTTTACTATCAAATGTTCTTAATGTAGTTAATAAATTAGTAAGTAGTTTTGGATTATTGCAAACTGCTGCCGCTGGCTTTGCTGGCATTAAACTTTTTAAAAACCTAGGTTGACCCTATCTCAAAATCATTAGGGTGACAGTGAGCCTACTATATATAAGGAAGAAACAGAAATGGTGTTTTGGACAAATATATAGGATACGGGGTTTTAAAATACACGTATCAGGAGTAATTGCTGGAACGAAAAAGGATATCAAAACTGAAACGGAATTGGCAACAATAGACGGAATAGTTTAAGAATTTGATATTCATATCGTATTATACGATTGTATCTAATCAGCCGCACACATTCTTACCGTATAGGAAGATATCGGTAAACTACCGCATAAGAAACGTGCTTCGGGATAAGGCACAGTAGCTAAGATGTTTCAATAAGAATGGATGTTCAGAGACTACCGATCCTGACAGATAATGACGACCTTATAATCATTGTCTGGTAATGTATAGCCCAAAAGTGTAAACTAATGTCGATGTTTTACCTGCTATCATCGTTTGCGTACAGAGATATTGTATCTCTAAGCAGGGAACTTAAAATTCAAATTTTATGTAAAAAACGACCATCAAAAAGTCCTTATTTTATAAGGGTTTTTGAAGATTGGCATTTTGGCAAGTTGTATTTTATTTTATACAAGGTTGCTAAAATCAAGTTTATTTCTATACTAACCAATGTAAGGAACTTATTTTGGTAATGAGAACGACTCATGACCGTTCTTTATTATATCGAGCAGTGGACAGGCAGAGTAATTAACTGCCGAGCGGAACTTCATTTTCTCCTCAACTTTCATACGCATCCACTGCTCTACTCTATTTAAACTGTTAATGTGAGAAAGTTGAGAGAACTGGAGAAAAAATATTATGATCAACACTAAAGATAATTTAGAAATTATGGAATTCGTAAACGATAACAATGGAATGTCTGTCAGAACAATTTTAAACCCAGACGGTAGTGTGTCAATGAATGCTGAAGATACAGCTGTTGGATTTGGATGGACTAGAATAAAATATGGAAAAGAGTATGTAAAATGGGATAGATTAAATTCTTACATTAAGGATATTGGATTTTCCCCACTTGTGGGGAAAGATGATTTTATCCCAGAAACACTATTTTATCTTTTGGGAATGAAAGCATCTAATGATAAAGCAAAAGAATTTCAAATGTGGCTTGCCAAAGATGTTATTCCATCCATCAGAAAACATGGGGCGTTCATTGCTGATTCTCCAAATGTAGATATCGATTATGTAAAGAATGAGATTAAATTTAGTACAAAATGTACCATTAAGACTTTTAGAAACGCAGATGTTTCGGAAATCAAATCATTGTATTCTGAATTCAAAAGTTATGTTGATGAGGAATTCAAATATGAATCTGCTAAAAGAATATCTCGTTATAAGTCAGTCGAGAAAGGATTACAACAGTTACATGATCGTTTAGCATCCGAAGATATTTCTAATGTTGGAGATTGTTATAATATTAGAAAATTAAAAGAACAGGTTATTCTAGATCGTACTACTCTTGAAAAAAGAGTGAGCGGTGGACAGAAAGCATATATGACAAAACGAATTGACGATCTTGAAAAGCAAATTGGTTGAATATCGAATGCATTTTTGATATGATAAATATACATAAATTGAATATATAATCAAGAAGTTATTTGAGGTGGTAAAATTCGTTGCAACCACGCACCCTATGGGTTAAAAGAGATGTAGGAGAGGCGACGCCTACCAAATAACTTCTTTTTTATTGCAGAAAAATAACCGCCTGACCTGGTAAGTAAGCGGTTATTATTAAACGTATAAATTATCAGGCGAACCGTTATCAGTAACACCTTTTTCTATTATCAGAATATCATTGGAATCTTGAAATGTCAATAATAAAAAAACAGTCTATCAGAAACCACTTACGGCAACTAATAGACTGCAAATCCTTTGGAAATGCAATGACGAACTTGGAAGATAACTCGTTGCATTTCTTGTAAACTTAACCATATAGCTTGACGACAAATAAGTTATATGGAATATTTCCATATTAATACAGAGATATTATTTTGTCAATAATTAGTCGTGGAAAGCTGATTTGTTGCGTAAATAGAATTAATAAATACTATTCTATTGATTTCCTACTATTTTTCTACTATAATGTATATAGAAACTAATAATTTATAGGCATCAAAAGATAGAAAAAGGAGGGATTAATATGAAAGAAGGTTATAAAAAACTAGATAGGAATATATTACAAAATAAAAAACGTCGTATTATATCTAGTAATGAAGCACTGAAAGATATTGTTCCTATCAAATGGTCTGACGATGTAATTAACGGAAGAAAAAAAGTAACAATAGGTAGGTAAATATTATAATGTGCTGTGTTGGAGATATTATTTTAGTAGACAAGTATAAACATAATGGTAAGCAAATAAACAAACATTCTTTTGTTGTTGTAGACGACGATGGCGGAGAAATTCAAGGATATTCTTATGATTTGATTTGTAACGTATTATCGTCCTTTAAAAACGAAGACCATAAAAAGCATAAGTTATCATATCCTGGTAATTTCCCAATATCACATGATGATACTGAAACAAATCCGCATAATGACAAAGATGGATATGTTAAAGCCGAACAGCTATATTATTTTGATAAGAATAAAATTTCATATAAAGTAATTGGACAAATGAATCAAGATGTATTCAATGAATTTATGGAATTTTTCAATTTGCTCGATGTTGATATTTTGGAAATTATAGATAATCTTGAGTAATTACATATAAGTAAAAAGAGAGTGTTGTTTGCACTCTCTTTTGCTATGTACAAAATTATTTAGGTGTCGCTCCACTTGTTAGTGCTTCTATTGCTATTTTACTCGCAACATTGGCAATAATCGAAAATGATGTACTTGTAAGATGCTCTCTAACAAATTTCTTGGCTTTCTTCCAGACTGTATCATCTTTAATATTATCCAAAAATTCGTGACCTTTAAACGATAATGAATCAACTTCAAATCGTATGAAATTTAATGTTTCTGGTGTCATTCTAGCAATGACCATATCTTCAAAATATAATTGAGCAACTACATATCTTATTTCGTCTTCTGTATATCGTGACGATAATTCTTCATCGTGTGTAATTTCATAGAAAACACGAGAATGAATAGATCGATCACCACGACTATTATCCTCGTAAATACAATTATCTTCGATGTAAACCATTACATCTCTTATACAATCATGATTTAATTTCATAAATTTATACTCCTTTCAGAAAGTAGGTGATTAAATGAAAACTATAACAATTCGTCAAAAGACTAAAGCCGAAGGATTTGATACACAGTGCAGTGCAATGCATGAACTTCCTTATATTATTGAAGTCGACGGCAAACCTTTAGAAAATGTTCGTAGATTTGAACTTATTCTTGACAACGATTCAGCCGATGGATGTATTGATCTTGACAGAATTGCCGAATACACTGTAACTCATTATGGCATGACATTCGATGATCTAGCAGATGGCGCTGAAGATCCTGGTCGAGAAAATAAATCATCTGGAAATTAGAGAGGACATTCGATCCTCTCTTCTCTTCTACCATTTATACCCACAGTTGTTGCATTTGTACATGTTTTATCAATACACTAAGGATTACATACAGAACAAGGACTTAATCCTCTCTGCTCTGCTTCTGACTTAGATATTGTAATATCACTTTTCTTTAAATATTTACATCCTGCTGCATGATACTTGCTTCCATAATCAGTAATATGTACAATCACATCGGCAGACGTTGATGAGTCGTCGTCTGATGATGAGTTGGATGAACTGCTAGATGATGAACTTGAAGATTTTGCCTTGGCAGATACCGCTTTAGGTTTGGCGGTTTTCTTCTTATACTTCTCTTTGAGGGAGTCGTATTTGTCTTGAAGATCGTCATAGTCTTCTTGAAGAGAATCATACTCATCACTTTTGTCATTATACAGTGACACATTCGCATCATTTTCAGATGATAAATCTTTATACTTTGTTTTCAAATCTTGGTATTTAGTATACAACTCGTTATATTGTGTTGTTAATCTGTCTTTACTATTTGATAGTCCAACATTTCCACACAAACTAGCTGCAAAGCAAATCGCCAAGATCCATATCAATACTTTGTTACTTCCATTGTTTTTCATATTTATACTCCTTTTTCTATAATATTAACATTATAAACTATATCGCATAAAATGACAATCATACTCATGGAATATTCTTCCATTTTGTAGAAATGTGTTGTATAATGGGTTATAACTATTAATTCACATATACAAAGGAGAGTATAATTATGGCAGAAAATAAAGGGAACAAGAAACAGCAAGAAGCAAAGATTTTTGAATTTAATAGTAAAGTAATTACAGGAACTTCCAACACTTCTATTAAATATATTCAAAAAGGAAATAAAGTTAAACAACAGAATAAAAATAACAATCAAGGGAAGTGATAAAAATTAAAGAATTAACAGAAATTATAAATAATATTCCAAATTTACTACAATATTATGTACCTGGTGTCATATTTATTTACATAGTTAAGACTGGATTTTCGAAGAAATTATCAACATGGGCTTTGAATGTATCTGGGTGCGTAATTAGCTATGTTTTTTTATGTATTTCAACACTAATTCGAGTAAAATTAAGTTTGCTACAGAGTATTAACCAAATATATGCAAATTCAATTTTGTCGATTTGTTTAGCACTCGTGCTAGGATTTGTGGTTTTATATTTGATTACAAAACAATCATTTACGGAGTTTATGGAACAATATTTTAATATGACATTAAATGACGACATCTTTTATGACGTAATTGACTTTAAAGGTGGGAGTAAATGTAAGATTACATTAAAAGAAAAAGACTTTTACATTATTGGAGATATGGATTATCTGGGAGACAGAATTAACAATGATCAACAGATTGTTTTGAGAGCATATTCTCAATACAAGATTGGAAACGATGAGGATGCATTTATTTCATATGATGGAAATCCTTATGCCAAAATTGTTATTCGATATAGTGATGTTGACATGATTGAAATATTCAATAGTGAGCCAGACGAAAATAATTTAAGCAATCTTGCGGATAATATAAATTCTTCTGATGAAATTTCTTCTACTTCAATTGATAAGATCACATCTTAATAAGAGAGGATCGAATGTCCTCTCTTTCTTACCACTGATATTTACATTTGTTGCATTGATATGTATTTCTTGCACTACGGGTGGCAGTGCGAACAAGCTGTGTATCCACGTTGTTCTGCTTCAGATTTAGAGATTGATATCGAACTCTTTTTAAGATATCTACAACCAGCCGCATGATACTTTTGTCCATAATCTGTTATGTAAACTGTATAACTTGCGGATGAAGAATTATCGGAGTCTGAAGAAGACGAATTATTTGATGATGAACTGGTATTGTTTGAGCTAGATGATTTCTTTGATGTAGATTTTTTCGGTTTTGCTACCTTTTTATATTTTGCTTTTAACTTATCGTATTTGTCAATTAGTGTCGTATATTTATACCATAGATCATTATATTCTCCACTAGAACGACTCAAATCTTCTTGTATTTTATCATTCTCTTTGGAAAGATCATAATAACGTGAATAAATATCATCATAAGAACCTTTTACATCTTCGTATTTTGACCTTATTTTTTTATGTTCTTCGCTAGTTTTGATATTAGTTCCAACACTAAATGATAAACAAATTGATAGAACAGCAATCAAGGCATGTCCTTTGTTTAAATTCATTTGCGTACTCCTACCATTTATATTTGCATTTATTACATTGGTATGTTTTACCAATGTTTGAACTCAATATTCCTAGCATCATACTACCAATCACTCGTGAAGTTGCACTAATTCTTTTAATGTTGGTGCTTTGGCAATTAGGGCAATGTAATTGTTGAGATTTTCTTAATTCAATTCTTTGCTGAATTTCTTTTTCTTCTTTCTTCTTTTTATCATATTTTTTATAAAATTCAATCGGAATTGTACTAGGAATTGTATGATATTTTTTGCAATATTGTTTTATAGACCATCTATCTTTTTTCTTTGACGCCTTACACTCATTTTTAATTTTATGTTTGATAATATTGTCATAATCAAACCAAGTATCATCTTGTTCGTACTGTTGTAAAACAGTTTGCAGTTCGTTTTTTAAATTAATTTTGACCCCATAAACATTACAGAAACCATCAGTAGATTCTTCTGTTTTTTGCACAATCTTATTACCGCATAAAGGGCAAACTTGTCTGCTTAAATCTTCTGTTGTATATTTACATTTTTTACATTTATAAATCATGGCAGCAAATCCTTTCTTACATATTTTTAATTATATAACAATTATATATAAGAACGCAACTTATATTATAAATATCGCACACTTTTGTCATTTAAAAATTTAGGCGATGAACTTAAAAATATAAAAGAACTTAAGGATTTGTTTGCCAATGGTGAAACTTTAAAATCTGTTAAGAAGAATAGTCCAGAGCAATACAAAAAGCTACTTAGTTACGCTAATGGAAAGAATTTGGACGATTATTTAGAAACATTAAATGAATTTGGCTTATCAAATAAAGATAAAAAGAAGCTTGTACAACAAGCGAGAAAGAGTGGCAATTTAGATGTAAGTAAAAAAGATATTAAAAAAGCATTTAAACAAGGAGATCTCGCCAAAGTTTCTTCAGAGGCTCAAACTACCAAAGAAGTTCTTTCAGATCTTGGACAGGTCAACCTTGATAATGTAAATTCAAGTGCATCTAAACTTGGAGAAACATTTAGAACTGGTGTAACAAACGGTGTTGAAAAAGCAAAATCTGGCATTAAATCATTAGGATCAAGCATAAAATCCGTATTATCTGGTCTTGGTGCAACACTTAAATCCTATCTTCCTCTTCTAGCTGCGCTTGCTGCATTTGAAGGAATTAAAGCAATTCACTCCAATATACAGAGCCAGCGTAAAGATGAATTAAATGCAGGTCAGAAAAATCTTGATAAATACAATAAGAAAATTGATAAAAATAATAACAAGGTTAAGCAGGCTAAGAAATTACAGGAAGAATTCAATACTTTATCTTCTGGCGTTGACTCTAATACGAATGAAAATATCGGATTGTCAACAAGCCAATATGAAAGATATTTAGCAATCAAAAAAGAATTAGTGAATCTAAATGGCGATCTTGTTACTGGATATAATTCAGAGGGCGAAGCCTTAATCAATAACAATACTGCTATTCAAGATACGATTGACAAATATCAAAAATTAGCAGATCAAAGCAAGAAAGATATTGCCAGTAAAAAGAATGTAAGTATCCAGAATGATTCTATGGCATTAAAGGCACAGAAATCATTATACGGAAGTACATTCGCTGATGAAAGTCTTGGCACAAACTTAAAACGTTCTTTACCATATACTTTTAGATCTGCAAAAAATCTTGCTAAAGACGGATTAACCGTAAACGAAGCGTCTGTTAGACAATCTCTGTATTCTAATGCAGATTTTCAGAAACAGGCTGCTAAAATTCTTGGCAAAGATAAGATTGACGTAAGTAAATTAACGTCTAAACAAATTCAAGAGCTTGCTAATAATTCAGACACTTTTAATTCTGAAGGATTTATCGGAAAGAATGACACAAAGAATCTCAAGAAATTATTGGAAGCCTCAAAGACAAATTACGATCAATTACAGAAATACTCTGATAGCTTTAGGAAAAACACTTTATCTAATATCTCTCAGGCAGTTGATGGTTATGATAAATTGGATCAAACAACAAAAACATTTGCGTCTAATTTTATTTCAAATATGGATATTGATCCATCTAAAATGTTAGACACAAATTATCTTGATAAACAAGAAAAGACTGTTGAAAATCTTACTAAAAAGCTTACTCAGAATAAAGACGTACAAGACCAAATCAAAGACTTCCAAAAAACACAAGCCAATGGGAAAATGAATGCCAATAAATGGCAACAAAATGTAAATGATCAGTTTACTGCATTACAGAAATCTACTGGTATTGATAAAGACACATTGGCATTAACTCTCGGTATCAAACTTGATGACAAAGATAACGTCTTATCATCTACTGGTAAAGATATTGCCAAAATGCAGGAAACATTAAATGACACATTCAAGAATCAAGATATCTCCAAGTTTACAAATTCTTTGAACTTAAATGACTTGTCAAATGCATTTGATATTGTTACGGATAAGACAAATATATTTACTGGTTCTGTAGATCAGTTAAAAGAACGTCTGAAAATGTTAAATAGTTCTGCCGCTTCTGCTTCTTATACTGTAGAAGGATATAAAGCAGCACTTAATACAGATGATGATGATTCTGCTTATAATACTCTTGTTTCTGGAATGAAGCAAACTAAAGAAGAGTATGATCAAGGTAAAGTTGGTACGGATCAGTTCAAAACATTTGCAGGAATGATGTCACCAACTGGCAAAACGGATGCAAAGAACTTTAAAGAGAATTATGATAATCTGAAGAAATATTTCACAGAAGATAATTCTGGTGTATACACTTTCTTTGATGATCTGAAAACAAAAACAAATGACTCTGGTAAAGCTCTGGCTGACTTTGATAAGAAAACTCAGAAATGGAAAATCAATATTGATTCTACTGCTTCTGCTGCCAAGAAATTTGGTATGGGCGTGGAACCATTTGAAGCTTTACTTAATAATCTGAAAACATATGGATTTGATGTCAATTTCAGCTCTCTTACAAAACAGTATGAAGAAGCTCAAAACAAACTTGATGGTTGGGCTGAAACATGGCAGAAAAATGGTGGAACCGCAGGGGACAAAGAAGGACAGCGTATTGAGGCTTGGCGACAACAAATTGATCAAGCAAAAGAAGCTGGTAAGGAAATTCCTGATACGTGGACAAAGGTTATTGATTTTGAGGTCAATATTTCTTCCCTGCAATCACAAATTAAAGAAGCCAAAGATGAATATAAAGCTGCACAGTTAAATGGAGATACAGAAGCTCAACAGAAATCTATCGACAAACAGTTGACAGCATCTGCAAATATTCAAGCTAAATTGACAGGTGGCGAAGATGTTGGTAAATCTGGATTAACTAAAGGTATTAAAATACCTGTTGAAATCGAGACAAAAGCCAATGGCATTCAAAATGAAATTCAAAATCTTGTACAACAATACCAATCTGCTTCTGGGCAAGACAAAATCAAACTAGGATTAAAAGTCGAAGCAAAGCGTGAAGAGTTGTTAAAAGAATTACAACCATATCTTGATCCTGAGACACTGAAAATTCTTGGTGATAATTCTGACGCTAAAAAGAAAGCGAAAGAAACTAAATCTGAGGCAGATAAAGTTCCAAAAGAAAAGAAGACTACATATACAGCCGATGCTTCTGGCGCTAAAAAAGGTGCAGAGGAAGCACAAAAAGCAGTGAATGGTGTCGAAGATGAGCATGTAACGCAAATTAAGACACAATATGGTATTGGTAAAAACGGTAAAGTTTCTCAAAAATCTACAAGCAATATGGTCAAGAATAATTACCTTGGTAATGCGATTGATCAAACAGGACGAGGAGCATATACCGCCCCTAAACAAACAAGTGCTTCAAGTGGTAAAGCTAGCAAACAAAGCAAGTCTGACACCACTTCAAGTAAATCAGATACTACTACTGTTAAAGTAAATGTTAAAGGTAATGCTAAAAAGACCATTGACTCTATCAAGAAATCTTTATCTAGCATGAAATCCAAAAGCATTTCTATTAAGGTTAAGGGAAATGCAAAGAAAACCATTTCTTCTATCTCTAAATCTCTCAAGAAATTAAAATCTAAGAGTATTTCTATTAAAGCAAAAGGTAATGCGTCTTCTGTTATTAAAAAGATTGCTAGTGCTTTAAAGAAACTGAAAAATAAGAAAATTACTGTCAAAGTAAAAGACAGTGCTTCATCTAAAATTAGTAGCATTAAAGGAAAACTAAATGCATTAGGTAAGATGCATCCAACTCCAAAAGTTACTATCAATACAAGTGGATTACCAGCCGTTGAAGCTGCAAAATCAGCAATCAATGGTTTACATGATAAATCTGTTAATGTATCTGTAAATTATAGCCAGAGTGGTAAACCATCTAAAGGTGGTGGTGTTGCCCACGGTACTGCTGCTTTTGCTCATGGTACTATACCAAGAATCACAAATAGCAGACGTGCATTAGCGAGTGGAACATTAGGTGCTAAGTTCTCTGGATTATCTTTAACAGGGGAGGTTGCGCCAGAATTAGTCGTCCGTGGCAACAAATGGTTCACTACGGGAGATAACGGTGCTGAGTTCATTGATATACGTAGGGGAGACATAGTTTTTAATCATCAGCAGACAGCAGATTTACTTTCAAAAGGATCTACAAACAGTCGTGCTTCTATCAAAGGTGGTATGTCAGCTTTTGCTCATGGCACTGCTTTTGCTTCTGGACATCGTGTTACTGGTAGTGGTGCGTTCCAAGGTGGCGCTTCTTCTGGATATAAAAAACATTCATCTGGTTCTTCTTCTACTAAAAAGCATACAGAATCCACTAAAAAGAATACGGAAGCAACGAAAAAGAATACGGATTCTAAGAAGAAAGACAGCAAAGCTACAGATAAGAGTACAAAGAAAAAGTCAAAATTTGCCACATTGCTTGACAATATGGGTAAACAATTTGACTTCATTGCAATCGCTATTGATCGAGCTGCAACTGCTACAGAAAATTTTGCTAATATGATCAATGATTACGTGAAGCCAGAAGTTAAGCAAAGTGCGCTTTGGAATCAATATAAATCAACTGGCAAAGAAATTTCTGTAAATCAGCAAGCAGCAAGCAAATATAAATCTGAGGCAAGTTCTTTTGCAAGTAAGGCAATTAAGACAGTTCCTAAGACAAAGAACAGTTCTAAGAAAAAGAATCAGAAACGATTACGAACATACTTTGAACGTGTGCGTAACGGTAGTATGAATATCAATACTATCAAGAATGATAACATGCGTTCTGCTGTGGAGTCCTATCAGAATTTATATGAGAAGTATCTTCAAGCTAATTCTGCTGCCCAACAGTTAAAGAATACTCAACGTGATTTATTTAATCAATGGTTGAATATGCCTACTGAAAAGGCACAGAAAGCAATTGAAAACCTACAAAACTCCTATGATACATTATCTAATCGTTCTTCTGCTGCATCTACGGGAGAGTCTGGTGTTGCACAATTAGTTCAAACTTCAAACGATCAGTTATCCGAAGCACAATCTAATGTTTCTTCTGCAAAATCTACTCAGAGTCGTGCCTCTTCTGCTAACAAAACAGCACAAAAGAAGGTTTCAAAAGCGACAAAGGGTCAGAAATCTAAGGCGAAGTCTGCTACAAAAGCAGTTAGTAAGTCTGGATTATCTAAGAAAAAGAAAGCATCTCTTAACAAGAGTATTAAAGCAGGTAAGACAATCTCTACTAAGGGACTCAAAGGGTCTGCGAAGAAAAAAGCTACTGCTTATAATAAAGCGGTTAAGAGTACAAAGTCTGCAAAATCTTTTGCTGCTAAGACAAGTGCAAATCTATCAAATGCTAACAGTGCATTATATGATGCACAGGTATATCTGAAAAATGTGCAAGATTCTCAAGCAATCGCCAGTAATTATGCAGGTCAGCCTGCTTACGCATACCAGAATGATGTGTTGAACAGACAGGTCAATAATAAGAAAGAACAGTATGAAAATAGTCAGACTGCTGTAAGAGAAGCTAGTAAGAACCAAGCTAAATATCAGAAAGAACGTGAAAATGCACAAGCTAATAAGAATAAAGCTGATAGTACAGTTAAGACCAAGGGTAATAGTATTCTGAAGACCAAACGGGCTAAGAAATTATCTAATTCCCAGAAAAACGCAATTAAGTCTGGAAAAGAAGTTTCTTTAAAAGGAATCAAAGATAAGACTTTATTAAAACAGCTTAAAGCATATAATGAACAGGTTAAGAAAGCAAGAGACGCTTCTAATAAATTAGCGCAGGCTAAACAAAATGAGGCGGATGCTACAAATGCTTTGGCAACTGCAAATAAAAATGCGAATGATGCTGCTGCGGATTGGGCTGCTGAACAGACAAATGCCGCTGTGCAATCTCAAGCTAATATTAAAGCATATTATGATGCGAAAGCTAATATGGAAGCTACAAATAGTAGCAATGCTTCTTCTGCTGCCAAGTTGAAACAAGCAAAAGGTCAAGACCTTGATAGTTTTGACTACCAGAATCAGATTGATGCCAATGAGAGACAAGCACAGATCATTGATGAAGAAGCTGCAAAAATGCAAGAGAATCTGAATAACAAATTGAACGATGGTTCTATTAAATATGGTTCTCAAGAATGGATGCAGATGCAAAATGAAATCAATGCTTGTAAAGGTAGCGCAGATGATTTAAGAACTTCTAACGAAGAACTTAAAAATAGTATGCGTGACGATATTTATTATCGTGGCTTTGAACGTGCTATTAAAGCGGCTCAGAATTTACAAAATTCACTTACAACGATATCTTCTTTGATCGATGAAGATGCAATGTTTGATGATGACGGAAATCTGACTGATTATGGTACTGCTGCCATTGCAACAAATATTGCTAATGTTCGTTCTGAGAAAGATGAATTAAAAGATTTACTTGCCGAACGTGCTAAAATGGCTGAGCATCGTGATGAATATTCTGATACCGAATGGGCTGACGCAATCCAGAAAAGTGATCAAGACATTGCCGATGCAGTTAAATCTATTAAGTCTGCCGAAGATAGTGTAACAACTATTCTAAAGAATAACGCAAAGCAGAAATTGGATAGCATTAATAAGACTATAGATGCTTATAAGACGGCTATAAGTACACAAAAATCATACTATGAATATGACAAGCAACTGAAATCATCCAATAAGGAAATTCAAATCCTTCGGTCACAGATAAAAGCACTTAATGGGGTGGCTGATGCAGCATCGAAGAGTAAAAAAGCACGTCTTGAAGCAGAACTCCAAGAAAAGCAAGATGCACTTGATGATACAGTAAAAGATCATATTTACAATCTTCAGATTGACGGACTTGATAAGTTAAGCACACAGCTGAATGACGATTATGAGAAATACTGCAAAGAGTTATCTTCTTCTGTTGATAAGATTGAAGAAACATTTACTTCATTATCTGGAACAATCACAAAAGAAGGTCAAAATATTGATAGTACGATTACTACTATCTTAGGACATTATGGCGTTAAGCCAAGTGATCTTGGACTGACAGATAGCAAGGTCACAGGATATGCACAAGGTGGATTAGTTAAATCTGTGCATAAGAACGGAGATGATGGTCTCGCTTCTCTTGCAGTAGGCGAGGAAGTTGCTACTGTCGATGTTGTTAATCTGGCAAACAAAGTAAGACAAGATAAGGTATTAAATGCCTTAGCAAATGGACATACACTGAACGGAATGACTATGGATGGAATTGGAACAACGGAAATTGCAATTAACTTTGGTGAAGCTATCGGAAATCTTAATATTCCTAATGGAGTATCTGATGAAGAATTACAAAGAATCATTAAAGAATCATATAAGTATACTTCTCAGCAAGTTGCTCGTGATGTTGCAAAAACACTTGGTCGCAAACGTCCAGTTTAAACATTATATAATAAGGAAGAAACAGGTTAAGCGGTGCGTAGAAATACGCACTCTTGCCTGTTATTTTTATGCAAAAAATTTATACAGAAAGGAGAATACGTATATGTTGTCATTTGAATATAATGGACAATCTACAAAAACAATCTTAGATACACCTCTAATGGTCGTGCAGTTTGATGTGACAAATGACATCACAGGATTTTCACGAGAGATTGTTAAAGGTGAAAAAACAATGTTACGTCAGGAGACAAATCATTATGGTGCAATGTATTCTGATGAGAGCACATATGAATTTTACCTCGTAAAAGAAAATGGACATGGATTTACAAATTCAGAGCAGAGAAAGATCAATAAGTGGCTGACTTCTCCTACTCTTGTAAAACCATTGACGGGAATTGCAGATGATAAAGAGACCGTTATTTACAAGGGAATCTTCCAGAATATCGGATGGAAAATGATCACATGCAAACTTGGACAACTTGATGCGGTTCAATGTAGTTTCGTTTGTGACACCCCATTTATATGGAAACACTATGAGATTTCTGGCGAAGTCGCAACAAGTAATAAATTCTCAACAAACATTTTTGTAGATAGTGACGATACGGAGTATGAGATTTATCCAAAGGTAACGATCACTTCTCAGACAAGTCAAACAGTAACAATCGAAGTTCGTGATGAAAATTCTATGTCGGTACTGTGCAGACCTACTTTACCAGTATGTATTGATTGTAAACATTGTATGGTAACAGACGGAACTGTGACAGGATTGACTAATTTTGAAGATATTGGCTGGGCTGATGTTGGAAATATTTCGTGGCTCAAACTGCATGATGGATATAATGTTATAAACATTACAGGTGCATGTACTTATAAAATAGAGTTCGATGTGCCACAGAAACGGATCGGTGATCTGTTATGATTAAACACAATGCAAAAATTTATTTATGTCGTCCTGACAGAACTGTTATCTGCGCTTTAAATGGAGTACAGATTAAGAGTGTTGAATACGAACAGCAATTAAAAGATTTTAACCATCTTACATTTAATGTAGACAGATATATAGATATTGATGGCGAATACGTTGAATCTTCTGGCTATGAGAAACTAAAAGATCATATGACGATTTATCTTGAAGGACTTGACTATTTTCAGCTTCAAGAACCTTCTCTGCAAAATGATAATGGTAGATATGAATACAAGGCATGTGAAGCGTATTCTGATGAGAAAACCTTTGAAGATAAAGATATGAAAGGATTGTCTTTCAACAAAGGTACAACAGACTCTATGGAAATGTTGGCTACAAATAACGTAGACGATATGGGTTATGCGAAAGAATACATCACATTTTGCAACGACAGAAACCATGAATTGTCATTGATGCATCTGGTGTTAGAAAAAGCTCCAGGAGTACCAGGATGGAGTGTTGGTTATATTGATCCTACAATAAAGAATGAAAAATATTCGTTTGAGGCAGATAATACCAATGCTTACGCATTCCTTAACACGACTGTAGCTAATGTTGTAAAATGCGTATTTTATTTCGATACAATCAATAGAACGGTAAGTGCGTATGCCAAAGAAAACATAGGAAAAGACACGAATATTTTCATTGGATGGCGTAATGCACTTAATATGCTCAAAATGACTCCGCAAGCAGATACAATGTATAATGCTCTGACAATTCAAGGTGATGAAGAGTTAGATATTACGAGAGTCAATTATGGTCGAAGTTATATCTATAATCTTGACTACTATTTGACTACAAACTACTTTCCTCAAGAAACTATTGATAAGATCAAAATATGGCAAAAGTGGCAAATTGATAACCACGCTAAATATATTGAGAACGGAAAGAAGTCTGCGGAATATCAAGCAAAGATAGATGAAATTTACTATCGTGTGCCAAATGATGGTATTCAGATTGCTCAATATAAAACAATGGATCAAGAAACTCTTGAAAAAACATTGAAAATGTATGAACAGATGATGACAACTATTCAGGTTAGTGTTGATACAAGAGATGACCATGAGAAAGATTCAAGCGGAAATTATACCAAATGGGATAAACCAGATGATATTCAAAACCGTGTCTACAAACCTTGGACTACTTCTTCTGGCGAGGTTGATCATGAAAAATATCTTGCTCTGCTAAAAGAAAGCAACAAAGGGTATTATACATATCAAGAATTACGTGATTATATTATTCCAAATATCAAGGTCGCAATTCAAAACTTGCATTTAGCCGATGATAAGAAGATTGATTACAATGATGAATTTGAATCAAATTGGGATTTATATGGAATCAAAGAACTTGAAGGCAAACGTGACGAATACAAAAAACAGATTTTAGATATTCTTGCTGCATATCAAAAAGAATGGAAAGACCTTACTGATGAAGAGATTGGTAAAGCTGGTGTAAAAGATGAGAAAACTTACAATGTATTCCATAAGAATTTTATTAAGTACAAAAATTGGCTTGGCGATGAAAATACAGAAGGTTCACTTTTACATAAATTAAAAGAGTTAAATGCACAGGTCGATGAACTTGAAACTCAGAAGAAACCATATGACGATGTAATGACAGATATGAATACTCATTCTGAACTCAATGATCCGCAATTTGGATTGACAGATAAAGAATATACTGCTGTCATGAATATTATTCGCATGGGAGATTATACAAACAATAATATCTTTACTACTTCTCTTGATGACGCAATCACATCTTACGAGCATTGCGAAGAATTATATCAAGATGGATTAAAACGTATCTCTGAAACTTCTCAACCACAATATCAGATTGAAACTTCTCTCGATAACATTCTTTCATTAAATGAATATGCAGACGTAAATTTAGATAATAAACAAGGTTGGCATAATCAGTTTACGGTTGGTAACTTTATTCGAGTTGGCTTGCGTGATGATTATGCAGTTAAGTTAAGATTATTGACAGTTGCATATAATCCTTGCACAAAAAGTTCGGAAATTAGTGTGACGTATACTAACATGATCACTAGCCTGACAGGTAGAGACGACTTTTCTTATCTATTTGACGATACTGCTGCTTCTCAGAAAAATAGTATTTCTGTCGGAACAGGTGACTCTAAAGATTCTGTTGAGTATATGACTAATATGCTTCAGAGAATGACAAATAGTTCTTTGTTTGGAAATGCAGTGAACAATAGCGTACAAAATGTATTAAGCGATCAAGGAACAATTAATAAACTGTTTGGAGATTATCTGAATTATAAAGTAATTAATGTCGGGAACATTACTGGCGACAAAGCTGAGTTTAATGAGTTGTTTAGCAAATATATTAACTCAGAATATATTGCTGCTAATTCAGCTGATATTAAAAAGTTAAATACAGACGTTGCCAATATTAACTCTGCAATCATCGGTACTTCTTCTACAGAAACAGGTATCGTATTCAACCTTTCCTCAGCAAATGCTAAGTTTGATTCTGCATGGATCATTAATGGTATCGCAGGGAAAATGACGATCGGTGACTTAGCCGCAGGCGATATTACAATCTCTGACACAATGCGAATCTTATCTGAGAACGGCAATTTTATAATGAACGGGTCTGCCATGCAATTCTTAAACACTGAAGGCAATGTTGGAATTCAAATTGGTTATGATACAAACAAAAATCCTAGCATTATTATCAAAGACGATAAAGGCGCAACGATCATGACAAGTCAAGGAATCACTAAGGATGCGATTGCTGATGGATTGATTGTGAATAATATGCTTGGAGATAAATCTATATCTAAGGATAAGCTAAACTTCCCTATTGTTGAGGCGAACGCACAAGGCGGAGTTGATATCACACAGATTTATGATGGCAAAGGCGGTTTGTGGGGAGCTGAGTATACGAAAACTATGACATCTGTTAATAATAATTTAGACCAACTAACGCAAGATATTGCGAATCTTAACACTGCAATCGACTCTGTATCTCTTACAGGGCAACAAGTCTTTACAGAAACCGATACAGGTATTTCTCCTACATCTATTATTCTAACTGCAACGGTAAATAATGGTGCAGAAATCAGCAAATGGTATGTTGATGGAATCGAAAACACTTCTTACATTTCTTCAGATAAATCACAAATTACAATCCCAAGTTCTTATATGGCAAACAGAAAAACAGTGGTTGTCAAAGTGGAATGTACTGATACATCTAAATATGATGTTATGACTTTATATAAAGTTACAGATGGAGCTTCTGCTTACACTGTTGTCGCAAATAGTAGCAACGGAACTACTTTTGAGTACAACAATAGTGTTTATACAGAAACGATTTGTACTTGTAAAGTTCTGAAAGGAAGTAAGGAAGTTACTGCAAAAAGCTACGTTTGGTACAAACAATCAAGCGGATCAACAGAATGGAAACAAATTGGAACTGGTGCAAGGTTAACAGTTTCATTAAAAGACAAACAAAATCAAAAAATTAAATGCTCAGTAGAAATCTGAGTTAGATAGAGAAAACAAAATACATAACAACTAATTTTGGAGGTGAAAACTATAAATGGTATTAGAAAGTAATACATTAGATGTCTTATTTGTAAAAGATGGACAACAAGGAGAAGACGGTAAGGTTCTCTACACTTGGATTAAATATGCCAAAGATGCAAATGGTACAGGAATGACCGATGATCCTAATGGGGCGATTTATATTGGTATTTCTTACAATAATGAAAGCTCTATAGAATCAAATGATCCTACACAATATGCATGGACTAAAATACAAGGTGCGGATGGTAAAAAAGGTGAAGATGCCTATACTATCTTTTTAGAGAATGAAAATATTTCTTTTGCTACAGATGAGAATAGAAACCCACTTTCTGAACAGGCGTACACCTCTGGAATTACTATTATGAAAGGGGCAAAACCTGTTACAGATTTTGCAATTGGGGATATAGCAAAAACACAAGGAATCGCAGTGGCTAAAACAAATACAGCTATTGCGATTTCTGTTGTTAATGGGAATCCTTTACCAAATGATAGCGGAGAAATTGAGATTCCTATTACTGTTGGCGGTACTGTTTTTAAAAAGATTCTTACTTGGACTTGTGCAAAGAAAGGCGATCAAGGTGAACAAGGAGAACGTGGACTTCAAGGTATTCAGGGACCTCAAGGAATCCAAGGTGTCGCAGGTAAAGATGGTACAAATGGTAAAACTACATATTTCCATATTAAGTATTCATCTGTTGCAAATCCTACTTCTAGTTCTCAGTTAACTGAAACGCCTAGCACATACATTGGTACTTATGTTGACTTTACAGAAACAGATTCTACAGATCCTAAGAAATACACTTGGAGTCAGTTTGTAGGTAGCCAAGGACCTAAAGGAGAACAAGGTATTGCAGGTGTTGGGGTTGACGGTAAAACAAGTTACTTACATATTGCTTATGCCAATAGTGCAGACGGAAAAACAGGGTTCTCAACAAGTGACAGTACAAATAAATCATATATTGGACAGTACACTGATTTTACACCAAATGACAGTACAGATTATACAAAATATTCTTGGAGTTTAATTCGTGGAAAAGACGGTACCGATGGTGTATCACCTACGGTGTCTGTTACTAAAAATGGTAAAACAACAACCATTACGATTACAGATAAGAATGGTACACATACTCAAACAGTAAAAGACGGAACAGATGGTACTCCTGGACAAACAGGTAAGGACGGTAAAACAACATATTTTCATGTAAAGTATTCTAATGATGGTGGTCAGACATTTACTTCAAATAGCGGAGAGGATGTTGGAGCATATATTGGAACTTGTACTGATTATAATCAAGCAGATCCTACAACTGTTGGTGTATATACTTGGGCAAGAATCAAGGGTGAAAAAGGTGACCAAGGGGTGCGAGGAGAGAAAGGTAAAGATGGTACTTCTGTTACAATCACAAATAAAAGTATCACATATCAATTATCTACAAGTGGTACTACTATCCCAACAGGTACTTGGCAGACAAGTCCTCAGACAATTCCAGAAGGTCAATATCAATGGACAAAAACATCTGTGACTTATAGTGATGGAAACAAAACAGAATCTTACTCTATTTCTTATCATGGTAAAAATGGTAGTGATGGTACTTCTGTGAAAACAACTAGCACTTCTGTTAAATATCAAGTTGGAGATAGCGGAACAACAAAACCTACTGGAACATGGCAAAGTAATGTACCAACTGTTGCCCAAGGGAAATATTTGTGGACACAGACGGTTGTTAATTATTCAGATGGAAATTCAACTGAATCATACAGCGTATCTTATAGAGGGATTGATGGTAGCAATGGATCAAACGGTATGAACGCTGCTACTGTTTATTTATATCAGAGAGCAACTTCTACTCCTAGTAAACCTAGTAATACATTAACTTACACATTCTCTACAACAAAGATTACTGGTACTTTAAGTAATGGTTGGTCTACAGCAATTCCTACGGGTACTGATGCAGTATATGTTACTGTTGCTTCTGTTTCTAGTAAAAACGATACAACTACTATTGCTGCCTCTGCTTGGTCTGCACCTGTAGTATTGGCACAGAATGGTAAGACTGGTAGTGATGGTAAGGCAGGGTTAAATGTTGCAACAATTTATTTATATCAAAGAAACATAAGTAAACCAAGCAAACCTTCTGCAAGTGTAACTTATACATTTAGTACAGGCGTGGCAAGTGGACTTAATAATGGGTGGAGTCAGAAGATCCCAGATGGCACTAACCCATTATATGTTACTTTAGCGACTGCATCTTCTAATACCGCAACAGATACCATTTTAAGTTCTGAGTGGAGTGATGTTGTTGTAATGGCACAGAATGGTGAAGACGGGCAAGATGGGGCTGGATTCCATTGGAATTTGTTAAAATATTCTGGTGATTTGTCAAAACAAGTTCTTGGTGGTGCAGGAACCTACACTGCTACAGTAGAATCAATTGAAGACAAGACAACTCCTAGCGGACAAGCAGAAAAAATCACTTATACTGTTCAAGGTACTGGTGGTAAATTTATTCAAACAGGTAAATATATTAAAGAGGGTGACATCAAACAAGGTAAAACTTACACTGTTTCTGTATGGTGCAAATGTAGCTCAATTAAAAGCACTGGTGTTATTAATGCTGAGTTCTTAGATAATAAAACATATGTAAACCCTACATTATCTACTGAATGGCAACAGTATGTAGTTACAGGTGTGGCAAATAAAGATGTTACTTCTACTTCTTCAGCTTCTGCTATTTCTTTTTACTATAACGATAATATGTCAGTTGGAGATATTTTCTATATTTCTTCTCCTAAAGTTGAAGAAGGTGACAAACCTTCTCCATGGTGCACAACATATGAAGAAACTCTCGCCAAAAACCTCTCTATCACACCTTCATCTCAATACTTCAAGTCTACAGATGGCGGTAAAACATTTGCACCAAACACAATTACAATCAAACCTACTATTCAAGGAGAAATCAGCTTTGGTAAATGGCAGTATTCTATTGATGGTGGAGTTAGCTTCGCTGATGTTGTGAGTGGACAGAAAGGCTTGGCGGTCAGTAATAATGTGTTGACTGTTAGCAAAGATAGCAGTTTATACAGTGATGCTGTTACTATGGTTACTTTCAGAGCGGTTGCTAACGATAGTAGTTTTTATGATACTTGTAGTATTGCTAAGATTTATGATGTGAGCGATATTGGTGATGGTAGGAATTTAATCCAAAAATCGCAATTAAATCCGATCGATGGAGCCGAATTAAGTTTGGATGATTATACAAAAAATGGCACGGTTATTTTTACAAACAAGTCTAAAAATTCTGGATTTAGTTTTGACAGTTATAATAATTATCAACCAAACTCTAAATATGTATTATCTTATTATTTTACAAAAACAAGTGGCACCATAAATAGTTTTGGTGGATTTCACAATGGTAAACGTGTTGTTTATACTTCTTTTTTTGTTGATGATAAAGTCTATGATACGGCAAGTTACGCTGGAGGGAGTTCTCAAATTGGAACAATTCTAAATGACGGAAAACGTCATAGAATTGTTGTATGCTATACTACTCCCGATACAATCGCCACCGACACAAGTGTTAACTACACTTTTATCCAACCAGGTCGAGGAAATACAAATCCAAACTTTGGGGTAAAAATTGAAGAATTAAAACTTGAAAAAGGTTCTTCCCCTACTGGTTGGTCACCAGCTCCAGAGGACGTTCAAACAGCGATTTTATCTACCAAATCAGAGATCTCTGATGTGAGTTTAAAGGTGGATAAAAATAAGCAAGCCATTGAACAAAGAGTGGAAAAGACTACTTATCAGCAAGATTTAACATTAGTCAAGGGAGATATTAACAAAGCAAATGAAGGACTGAACAAATGGAGATATGAGATTTATCCTAAGAGTTTGTTTGCAAGTGAATATCAAGGCAAGAGTACAATGAATGTATTCGCTAAGAATACAAATCTTACACCTAGTCAGAGTGTGTTGATTAATGATACGGATTTAAGTATTGCTTGGAACTATGCAGAAAACTATATTGGCTACGCCCTTACTTTTACAAAATTCTCTGCTGCTAAAAGTGTTGCGATCACATTTGCACATGATGATGGAGCACATATTTATCTGAATGGTAAATTAATCGGTGGCAGTGATGCGTACAATAAAAATGGCGAATCTTTGACATTAGGCTTCGTAAAAGGATGGAATTGCATTGAGGTTGTTGTAAATGAAGGTGCTTCTACAGAAGGATTTAAATTAGGTACAACTATTTCTGCTATCTCAGAATGCCAATTAATGAACTGTTATTACGGTACTCCTGTTGCAAGGCAATCTCACATTACAAATCAGTTGGTGGAAAACACAACTAACATCGAAGGGGTTACAACAACAATGCAGAAAGTCATGACCACTGTTGGTGGATCAGACAGAATTGATGAGTTTGTGAACAACTATAACAAAACCATTGAGAGTGAAAAACAGTTTAAGAAAACTATTGGCGAGACCTATACAACTAAAGATGATTTTAATGGACTTGAAATTGGTGGAAGAAATTTATTGCTGTATTCTCAAACTATTAGAGCACATAAAGATTATTATGGCGTTGGTTGGTTAACAGACGAAGTCGAAACATTTAACGGATGCCCTGTATGGTCGGTTAAAAATCAGTGGGGAAGGTTGACATGGTTGTTCAAATCACATGTTATTGATAGAGGATTGGTTAAAGTTGGAGATACACTGACATACTCTCTATACGCCAAAACAAATAACGCATCTGGAAAAAGCATTAATTGTTCGTACCGATTCAAAGGGAATACAAATGCTTATTGGTTCAATGGTTCGGCTTTTAATGTTGGTACAAATTGGACAAGATATTCTGTCACATTTACAATTACAAAAGATATGTTGGCAACTGATACATATATGACCGAAATTGGATTCGAAGAAACAGCTTCTATGTCTGGAGATGACAAGGTCTACTATGCATGTCCTAAACTTGAGCGTGGAACAAAAGCAACCGATTACACTCCAGCTCTTGAAGACAATGAAATTAATGGTCAGAACTTAGTAAGTAATTTGTCTAGTAATTGGGAGCAAGGATCAGTAAGCTATGTTGCAAATTCGACATATGCTTCAATTAAAACAGTTCTAGCTACACGTCTTCGCACAGAAGATGTATTTTCTGTGTCTGGGAATGTCACTATTTCTGCTGGTACTTCCACCAATTCATCTAAAGAAGAATTGAATTTCTATTATGTGCTGTTTGATGTAAACAAAAAAGCGATTGGTGTTCCAGCTAGTGGTAGTGAGTGGCAATCACTAACAAGCCCCAAAATAATCAACTGTGGTGACGCAAAATACATGGCAATCATTCTTCGTTGGGGTTCTGGCTCTACAGTCATTACTCCTTCCAACATTTCACAAATCTGTCTAAAGATTGAGCGTGGTACTTCTGCCACACCTTTCACATTAGCACCAGAAGATGTAAATGGAAAGATCGTAAATGTAGAAACTATTGCTAATCAGACCGCTAATAAATTTGAATGGATTGTTAAAAGCGGAGATAGTTCTAGTAATTTTACTTTAACTGATCGTGTTGCTGATCTTGTTGCTGAGAGGATTAACTTCAAGGGGTTGGTTACGTTTAGTGGTTTAAATACGGATGCCAAAAACGAGATCGGAAAAGTAGCGCAGAGTAAAGTTGATGGATTAGAGGTTGGTGGTAGGAATTTACTGAAACATTCTTCTATGATTGGCGAAAAACTTGTATGTGATAATTATGTTGGATGTAATAACTGTGATACGAAAGAATATACAAACGAGGGATTCCATATCATAACGCCAACTGAAGGCAATGCAAATAACGGAATTGCATTTAGTTTTGATAATTTTACAATACTAGGAATTAATGGTGGAGATACAATAACTTTTAGCTGTGATATAAAAGGAACGAGTGATTCTCACGCTCCGTTTATAAGTATTCATATTTCAGATAATAATTGGTATGGATCGGATGTCATACAAAAGAATACTAGTGTAAGTATTTCTTCTAGTTGGCAAAGAGTGTCAGTAACAATAACTACCCCAACAGGACTGTCTAAGAACCACATGTGGTTAGCGATTCACGGTAATTATCAATCTGATTTATATGTAAGAAACTTTAAACTTGAAAAAGGCAATAAACCCACAGACTGGACACCAGCTCCTGAAGATGTATCTCAGGATGCAACCAATAAAGCAAGTCAAGCTTTAACAGATGCTAAAAACTATTCTTCTAATGCTGTCAACTGGGTTACTAGCAATGGTTCATCAACAACAAATCTTAATTCAATGGTCAAAAAATGGACAGACGGGGCAGTAAGCGATACAACGCAGATCAATGGTGGATGGATTAAAGCGAATACTATTACTGCTAGTAAGATTGCTATTGGAGATTTTACGAATTATTGTCAATTAGACAAAGACTCCGCATCTTCTTATGGGTTTACAACTACAGATGATACAAAAGGTGTTTGGTTTACTGCTAGCCCAATAGATAGAGATAAGAATATTTCCCAATGGTTTACATGTGAAGGCAGTCAAAAATTATATGTAGAATATGATTTATCCACTACTGTGAAAGGCAAAGTTAACGCTTCCGATACTGACACTTCCTATTTAACGTCTGGAATTATGATATTTGCAGCTAACGGCACCAAGGAAATTATTTCATATACGAGATCAAAAGGCGTAATAGCTACATCAGACGGAACAGTTACACATATTAGTTTAGTTGAAACATTGCCAGCTGACGCAAGATTTTTTAAGGTTGTCTTACAAACTAATGGGCAAAGAAATACATTTTCTGGCACATTAAAGATTCGTAACCCTCAAGTTAGAAAAGCCACAACTGGGAAATTAATCGTAGATGGTTCTATCACAGCCGATAAAATCGCAACAGATGCAATTAAATCTCGCAATTACATCTCTTCTGGTGGTACACAAGGGTCCTTTTTGAATCTGAGCGATGGTAGTTTTCAGAGTCCTAATTTAAGTTGGGATGCAAATGGTAATTTGATTGCCAAGAATGCGAACCTGAGTGGTGAGATTACTGCTACGAAAGGTACGATTGGTAAATATGAGATTACTGATCAATGGCTCACCACTGGAAGTGGCTCTACGTGTACTGGTATTGGCGGAAATCAGGCTTTTTGGGCTGGCGCTGAAGATAGCAATTCTGCTCCTTTTAGAGTTGGGTATGATGGTAAATTAACTTCGAGCAATGCCGATATTACGGGAACAATTACTGCTACGAAAGGTACGATTGGTAAATATGAGATTACTGATCAATGGC